CACCCAACACCTGCGCACTAAGCTGATGCCAGGAAGGAACAAACCAATGTCGAGCTTTTGGAGAAACGAGCCGTGACTTTTTATGTAAGTCATCGTCATGAATGAACCATACTATATGTGTACACCCATGTAATAAACGATAAGCATCGCCCGATTCAACTCGCCTAAACCGATGGTCCCATATGTGGTCTACATTTTTCTGCGGTGACCCGACAGATAAGAACCGCACATCCATGGCTAATTCGCGGCCTAAATCGGCTAGACGTATAGCAGCTAAAGTGATCTCAGATCGGCGATAGGGGGCGCAAATTCCAAGAGTGTACATAACAACAAATCAATCATCTTTGTCTTGGATGTTTTATGTAATGAAAAAATTGAGACTTCCAGATATTACCCCGGTCGCCCTCGATGTGGCCGTATCGCACACCTAACTTCCAACAGACATACGGGAAACTAATTTGATCCCGAAAACTATGCCTTTCAATTTCAGACCACCACGTGTCATTGAACTCCTGCATTGTAACATTATTATGCCTAACCAAACATCCTGTCTCAGCTAACCCATTATAAGTTGGATACCCTTCGCTTTGATAGCTACTAAGTTGTTTTCGTAAAATATGTGCTTGGTCTTTTCGGAACCTCAGACAAGCACGTTCTTCCTGGTAAACACACTGGCGGTCTCTATGCCTATAAGTAGCAATATTAAATCCGTCCGCTAAGTAAACATTCGCTATATCAACCAAAGGATTAATGCTTTTAAAAGCAAAATTACCGTCAACCCATAAGCTTTTCTGATGGGGAGGCAAAACTACGTGAGGTAAACACTTGTGATATCTCGCTGTACGCCTGGGACACAGCGAGTGGGACCACCTAATGTTCTGCACCTCCCATGTCATTCCGCCAGTAGACATTGAACACGGCTGCAACGTGTCTGAAAAAAGAATATAACGAACATCTTCTTCTTGTTGTAACGCTTCGCCACGTAATAATGTCCTATGCGCTGCGTCAAAGCCAGAAGTGATACAACTATACACAATCAGTTTAGACACCATAGCAACTTTTAGCTTTCTTTACGAAACCAGCGACCACCTCGATCTCTGTAACCATCACCTCTCGTAATAGCGCGATAGTGAAAAATAAAACTCGCTAAGCACACAGCTACTTTCCAACCCTTCTTATGCCATCGCCCCTGTAATTCATCCTCGTTTAAAGTCATCAAAGGGGTGGGATTGCGCCAACCACGACTACTGTGAGTATTTATAGGACGGTACACGTCTTGATCAGAAAAGCAACCTTCCCACCACGTCGAAACCTTCGCCATCTGAAAAAATCCGTTAATGAAGGACTCTGCCACGCAACCCATGTAAGCATGAGATAAATACGCTTGCACAGCCTCAATTCGAGACAAACTATCAGATACTTCATAACCAGAGAAGTGCCGCCAAACCTGCTGAACTTCCGTAGAAACACCAGGAGCGTTTGAGAGAGGACCAGCTAAATGGTACCCGTTGTCCAACGCATGAAGCAAAGACAAGTACCAGCCCTTAGGAAAAATAATATCGTTGTTACCGCAAACAGCATAGTCACAAGATAAGTCACGAGCTATGCGTAATCCCTGGTTCCAACTGCGTGTAAGTCCGCCCCACTCGTCAAAACGATGGATAATGCACTGCTGACCGGGGAACATGGGAATCTGTTCAAATTGACTGTTAAAAGAATCGTCCCAGTCAGCAGAAGCATCATCTACCACAATAGCTACACCGTTCGCTGTAGTGGCAAAAAAGGTGCGGAGAGCTCCTACGGTGTAGTCGTGTAACTCGCCCTCTTTATGCGTAGGACATACGAAAGCAATTTTCATTTATCTATTTTTACGTACAGGAGTCGTCAATGCCTTTTTAATCGACCACTTGGCGTCAACTATACGAGTCCGTAAAGTGCGGGCATTAATATTGTACTCCTCCGCCCAAACTACTATAGGCTGTTTGCGCCCATTAAATTCAACGATATGATTAACACGTGTATTCCTACACTGCTCTTTACGAGTAGCCCAACGACAATTATCTTTTGCGTAATTTCCGTCGTTATCTATTCTATCTAAAGTCATATGGGGTGGCCTCTCGCCCATATCGGCAAGAAAGTTTTTAAACTGACCCCAGGAATCACAAACCACGATTCCCCTCTCTCCGTAGTTTTTAAAGTCTTTATTGTTTTGGTTGTTACATCTTGATCGCATCTGAAACCAAGTAACATACGTCGCTGTTCTATCTTCGTTTGAGGAACCTCGTCCGCCATGAACGAAAGCACGTTCTCTTCGCTGTTCGTCGGCTAAACACCCACAAGATTGCGTCCCCTTTCTAAAACTGGCGGTGGCAACAACAACATCTTTTTTTCCGCAGGAACAGTTTGCGGCCCAATGATTGGAAAAACCGTTTGTATTATTTGAGTGGTAGCAACGGCCTAAATATTTGACAACTTTGAGCCTTCCAAATGTTTTACCAGTTAAGTTTTTAAATCGTTTTGAATTCTTAGGTTTTGGATAAGGTTTTATAGGTCTTCCAGTTTTTGTGAAATACATTTTGATCATCTAAAGCTCATTTTTCTTACATAGGTGGTGCACCACCGCCTTGGCCCATCAACATTGCGCCTCCTTGCATGCGGGCATCTCTGCGAATATCGTCCATGGTTTCGCGAACCAAAGCATGTAGCGTTGGATTAAATTGTTTGAGTTCTCGTAACTGAGAGTCCTTCTGCCCCTCAGGTAAACCAAGCAACTGCTGAGCAAGTGCCTGCGCAGCCGCCTGTAGATCGTTAGGTGTTACCGGTGTGTTTGGACCCATTGTCCCAATGTACTCAGAGACGGGCGTCATACCGGCCCCCATAGCTGACTGAGCGTCTGCGCCTGGGGGGTTTCCGCCGCCTTGAGCTGCTCCTGCCATAGAACCGGCTTGGCCCATAGCAGCACCCTGACCACCGCCTGGAGGTGGAGCACCACCCTGTTGACCCTTGGCAAGCTCGGCAGCAAAACCAGCCTGCTCCATCTCCTCCTGAGCACGAGCCTGGAGTTCCTGCTGTGTTTGAGCTTCCTCTGACAGTAACTTCTGCTCGGACTCCCAATCGTATCCAATTGCCTTGAGTCCTGTAGTACCAGAAACCTGCTGACCCATCATCAACTGAAGAGCAGCCATCTGTTTCTGCATATCGTCAGCAATAGTAACCTTAGTCAAGGAACCATCCACTTTCTCCCAACTCATCACTTCGGCTATGCCGTTGATGAGCCACTGGAGTAATGAATTAGTTTCGAATACTAGACTTCTCCATGTACTTTCAAACAACCGTAACGCCGTAGGAGCCGCCTGTGTCGTTAAGGTACCCTTGTACAGTTCGACAGGCGTACCGGTCTCATTCAATAATGTCTCCAGCCCTTGGTCCATCAAGTCACGAGGAGCCAAATTATTAGCGTCTCCGCCCAACATGTCGTATTGAACGGGGAAAGGAAGCACCTGCCATGAAGCAGGATCACGACGCCTCCTATTAATCATACTCTTCACCTGAGAGCGAAAATCACCGGCATTGTGAAACATCATGGGGTCTTGAGCGGGAAGACCGCCAGCGCTACCGCCACCTCTAGCAGCAGGTGTAATTAGACGAAAAGGTATTACGTAATCTAAAGCTATCGCCTCATTAAAACGACGCAAAACCTGTACGTAATAGATCTGTCGAAAGTTAATAAGACTACGAGGTAATCCCCACCCGCGATTTTTAATGCCCGCTAAGGTAGGTTCTTTCATGTGAAAAATAGACTCCTCGTTAAAACGGAAAACCTGATTCTTCCGTATGGCTAGAAGAACCTGCTCGCTAACTCTCTCTAAATGATAAAGATGCCCTTTCTTAACTTGTAGCTTGTAGTCCTCAGGTATACGCCACAAGTATGAAATTTCATCTGTATAAGGATCATGCAACAATTCAATTTCATGAGGATTCCACCGCTTCAACTTAATGTTGTGCTCTTCGTCCTCCGGCTTATCCATCACCTCCCAAGCACCACGCCATCCCGTCTTAGGACACGTAGCTACAAATTCAAAGTTTGGACTCCACTTAAAATTAAAACGACTGTTATTATACACCTCCTTCAACGGGTACAAATCACCAGTCTTAGGACACATTAGAAACCGACGAAATGGAACAATAGTGCTACAGAACGCATTGCCATAGCACATGCGATCTCGCATCATGTTCTGGATAAATTCCATAACGCCAAGAGTATCATTTAAGTACGCTACCCACTTCTTCTTTTCGTCATCCGATACGTCGCCTGTAATATCAATATCGGTCAGAAAATAGGAAATGATCCGCTCCATCGCCATTCGATAGGTGCCAAACACACCCCAGATATATTCAGACCACCACAAAGCATTCTTCATGGTCGTCGGCATGTTCTGGCTGGCGACGTCTAGAAATGGATCAGGGAACTGTTGATCCCCCGAACCAGTTTTCCAATAAGGGGAATTGGTGAGCGGCATCTTCGTATCCTCCGTGACTTAAATAACTACTACCCCTCCGTAAGGAGCATATCTCGATGACGATCTAGCGTTTCTAGCGAATCCTCTGCATTAGCTATTGCCTCTACTTGTTTTCGCATCTCCTCTTGCAAGTCAGGGTGTTCCCCTATACCTGCCGGATTTTCAAAATACACCATCAAATTATGGAGGGCAGATGTTTGCTCTGACATGAAATGGTTTCTGAGCGCTTCATAAGCCATTTCTTTGCGTTTAATTGGATGAGCCATGAGTCTCCTTAGCAACAGCGTCAATAGCACTATTTAGAACTGAATCCTGCATACCGTCAGCTTCTTTTTCAGTAACAGGTTCCTTCTCTTCTGCTGGTGAAGATGATTGTGGCTCTAAATCGGTAAAGGGTAGGGTCTGCTGTTTTTCCGTAGCCGCCTTTTCAGTTACCTCACAACCGCCACCGCCGCAACACTCACCCGGCGTTGAACTGCTGATAACCCCATGTTTTTCCATCGTCATCGGATTTCCTCCATGCTATCGTCATCTTGTGTGTGCTTGAACAACACCACGATGTCTAACACCCCACAGTTAAAATGAATACCCACGCTAGAACAATGATAAATCTTATTTTCTCGGGGCACTGTCATTTTAATCTTTACGTCCCCCAGGGCGGGAGGCATAAACTGATATCCGTCCTCATAACGGGTGTCATAAATTAAAGCTAAACAAGTCCCCCCATCCTGAATTTCATGGTACCTGGCAGCCATTGTACCCATATTTGGCATCTCAAAGTATACTTCCTTCTTAGGCTTAACAGGTAACGGGCCGTTAACGAATGACATCTCTAACGTCTCAAACCCCGAAATAACTTTATCACGTACCTCCTCGTCATGTACCTCTTCCTTCACCTGAGATATCGTCTGCACCGGAGCGAACGTTTCAATAGGTCCCGACACTACTGGAGAAGCTGGTTGCGTAGAAGAATGCATGTTGGCTAAAACCCCAGCCATTTGAGATAAAACCTCAGTTTGATTAGCCAATTGCTGCGACAAATCACTGGTAGTGTCAACAGCAGGAGGCTGTTTATCTGCTGATACAAGTGAGTGAGGTGGTATTGTAATTCTATCTGTAGCCATTTCTACCTTTCCCTTTGATTCAGACTTAGAAGATTTCGGAGAAATAGATGCCATTCTCTCCTCCTCCTCGAATTTTTCAATATCCGCAGCCGCCTCTACGATAGCACGAAAGGCAGAATCCGCGTCACCTGTGCCTACTGCATTCACCTTAGCATTAAATCTTTCTTGATGCTTAGCGAACTTCGCATAATCTACTGTCTTGTTGCCGTCCTCCATATCAGGATCCACAATTACCAGCCCAGGCACATGAGCGTCAAACCCCAAAGATTTACCTTCCTTTGTTGACGAAGGTATTGTAGTACCATAGGGAGTGAGCCCAGAATGATACGCAGTTGGGTCTGGCGTATGAACTTCTACCGCGCCTTTAGCTATATCAGCCTTAGCCACAATCATATCCTCTGATAGATAAAAAAAAGACCGCTTATATGCCTGACGGCTCTACCACCTCTCCGTCATCATCATCCGACGGATCAAACTCATCGTCTCGCGGTGCTTCGTGAACATAATAACTCGGCACGGCACTTTTTGTCAGGCTAGGATCTCCCAACCACCCGTCTTCTTGCACACTTAGCTTACTAACACGAGAACGATCTATAGTGGAGATATCTTCAGCCGCAGCAAACGGTAACTTAAATGCTTCGGTACGTGAAGTGAGAATGTACCTTGAACCATCAACATCGGGTTGCGTCATCGAAACTGGGACACCATAAAATATCCAGACAGAAACCTCGTTCTTCTCTAGTTTTCCCACATGACGAAGCATTACCTCAAAATCGCCAAACACCCTCACCCTGGGGAAATCACCTTCGGGCATCTCACAAACACACCAAGATGGGGACGTATCAACATCAACCGTCTCCTGTGTGTCAGGCCGCGCAATCCGCTCTGACAACGCCAACGGTATACTCGTTAAGCCTGCTGCGTAATCTTGTTGTGCCTCGTCAAGCGATACGGAATCCGTCGCTCTCGGCTGAAGAGACATTGCTACGTTTTTTGGAAACATCGACGTTAGCGTGTTCCATTTTACCTGATCTGACTGAGTCACGATTTTCTCCTGCTGAAACATATGTAACAATCGCGGTGGCTTCACGTCCAGTTTGAGTTAGTGGGCCTGGACATACAATTAAATTTTGAGTTTCTGCCACCCACTTGTTGATAACCTCTTCCAGCTTTTCCGTAGTCGGAGCTTGAAATGCTTTAACTTGTACAACTGCCGTGGGCACAAGGGAATTTCGAACGCTAACTATGGGGTGTTCCACCTAAACATCCTCCATAGAAGAAAACACATCTTGTATATTTTTACGTCCCAACAAAGTTTTTTTTGCCAGCTGGGTCACGCTTTCTTCAGGTTTAAACGAAAATACATGCGGCTGTTCTATCGCAGGTTGATCCGCCCGGAACGCCACCGTTGTATAGTTAGACATTACACCAAAGGCCTGTATCTGGTGTGTCGGAGAATTAGTTAGCAAGATACGTGACTTATCCATTGCAAGTGGGTCGTAAATCACTAATTCCTGAAGGCCGTACTTCATCATCAAATCTCGTTTAACGTCAACCTTAGCTACGCTTAAAAACTCTGCTTTTAATTTAAGCCAGTCCACTTGCGGAACTGCCCACAATACGTGATTCCAAACAGAACTACCGTCCACTTCAAAACCCGCAAAAATTGGTTTGTCAAAAATCTTACGGTGATATGTTAATCCAGTTTCCTGCTGAATAGACGATAGAACTTCATTGTCCAAACCTCCCCACAAAACGGGAGCCGCCACCGTATACCACACCCACTGCGGGAAATTTGAAAGAGCCTTTGGATTACCCTGGAATTTAATATCCGCTACGTTCACAACGTGCGGAGAAAATTCCGTAAACTTACTTTGTATCGGTCGAGTGTTGGATCCGTCCACGACTAGCAATTCCTTTATCCCCAGATGCGAAACATCGACCCCAACATAAACGATAACTGACCGTCCCGTTCAGCTTCATGAAATAGTTTCCAGCCCTTCACTAGCTTGTCAAAAGACTTTTTATCCTCGCCAGAAAACTGCTCCCCTAATCGAGCAACCGATTTGGACATTGCAGCAGGAGAACTAGCCTCGGAGAACAATACGGGCTGCAAGTCAAAGCCTCGCTGTTTATCAGGAGAAAGCCATAAATCAGGAGGAAAATAAACACCTGCTCTAGCACAACCGATACCAACTTTAGTAAAAAAATCTTTCAGCGAAAACCCTACAAATATAGGGTCTCCCAAAGCCTCGGAATTCTTAGTTAAAAAATTAGCGACCGCACCACATACAGGTAACTTACTGCTCCCCTTCCCCCGACTAACTGCACGGTACGTTACAGCACGCTCTAATGACGGGACAATTAAATGCACATCCTGTAGCTCATCTACATCCTCCGTCAACGTATAACCAACTGCAATCGCCCTTTTATATTTGTGCTCCACTTTTCCCTCACGGTGTAATAATATCGCTAGGATTGAAAATATCTACTTCGCTTTTCGCTACTTTATGTAGGACATGTCTGCCTACAGTAATATCGTAATCGCCGTCGTCCCGCGTCTTAACATCCACCGCACGAAGACGTGTAAACATACGTAATTTTTCCCACGTAGGAGTATTTAGATCTATTCCCTTCATCGTCTCCTGCGGCATACATCCAATCATCGCAGCCCCCATTATAGTCGCCCACTTACGCAAACGCTTTTGCGCCTCGGCACCGCGAGATGCTTCATGTTGAAACGTGTTACCGACATTAGTCGCAGATAAATCAGATACGATAAACAAATCCAAAGGCGCAGATAACTTCTCTAAGTAGCTTGTCGCAAAAAGCTTGTTCCAACTGTTATTGCTCTTGGCACAATTCTCCCACGCTTTTCCGCCTATTTCCAGTAACCTGTGATCTCCTTGCTTACTAGGTGACTTTGCCAGATGTAGTACTTGGTTGAAATCCAACACATTCGTCAAGGAATTAGCAATAATCTTGCCCGACAAGTAAGCTAACGCTGGTCCCCACCCCACTAATACCAAACTACGCTCACGATCTAAAAACTCCTCCTCTGCGGGACGCAAGTCTAAACCCAATACAACATCTTTAGCCCGACGCTCCGCCTCAGAAGCCTCATAATCTTCTTTTAAAGCACGTGCTTCTTCCGCAGTATGCGCAGCCGACACAGTCTCCATCCAAGGAATGACCGTATCTCGAAAACCAGAGAGTAAATCGCCCTCCTCAAACGGATGCGCAGCTTGAGTAGCGGCTGAACTGATAAATATTTCTTTTAAGGGAGACCGATCCTCATCTGAGATATCCGTATACGGCATTTTTTCAGAATCTAATCTCGCGTCTAAATCGTGAATTGCCATCGCATACAATTGGCGAGAAGCTACCATCGCCCCCACTAGCTGCCGCAACCCCTGGTCAGAAACTACAAGCCCCTGCGCACGGTCAGACAACGCAGTAAACCTATCCTCTAGCTCAGCCGCTTCCTTAGACTTTTCTGCAACTGCTTCTTTTGCTTGATCTACAGGATCATCAGAGGACGCCTTTTTACCGACCGTATCCCCCTTTAAATAGTTATGATCATGTTCCATTATCGTTCCCTCGCTGCTCTGTACGTCTCGACAATAAGTAAAGCTTCCGCACGATTATGATCCTTTTTACGGTTTAACGACGCATTAGGAAACAGCTTCTGAGCTCGCAACCTTGCGGCTTCCTTGTCCTGCTTTATCAACCCTTGTGCTTTTTTCCATTTAACAGGTCGAATAGTATCATGAACTATGCCGTGGCTGTACAAAAATAAAGGCCACATGCCAAAATTCTTACCGACCGTAAATCCCGTCAAGGCCGTATCTCGGGGAATAGGTTGCTGATGCTCAATGACAACAAAAAGCTTGTGCCACAGAGGTTTGCAAGCAAGAAATATGTCCCATAAAGACCCTAAATCCGTTTGAGTACGATAACTAAGGTTGCCGCTAGCTGTCTTACGAGACATAGCTATACGCACAGTAGGAATATCCACTGATATCGACTTCCGAGAATTTGTGGGATGTAAAAATGCGATGGCTCCAGTAGCGCCAGGGTCAATCCCCACATACAAGGTTAAAAACTCCTTATCTTCTTTAGGCAAACTTTGTAAAAACTCCTGTAACTGGGCATAACCATCCTTTTCTTTCATACCACTCTTTGTCCCCGCTTTCTTCCACGTAAAAACTGTGTCTTTGACTCAACGGCATCCCCCTCCGATTTAGAGTTGTGCTGTTCAGCCAGTTGTTCTGATTTTGGCTTTGTAAATTCCGGACTGGGAGGCAGAGCTGTAACTACCGAAGCAGGAACTGTTTCTCGGGATTTATCTTCTAAAGGCTGCCTTGGCACCTCTACAAACTCAGGAAAATTATCGTCGCTCTGCTCAAAAGTCTGCATCTCCTGAGCCTCCAATGGTTTGCCAAGGTTACACCTCGTAACCTCCTTACGGTAAGCCTCCATTAACAGGTAAGAACAATAAGCATCGTACACTGCTTGATGATATCGATGATCGTCCTGGAGCTGATTCGTAACTTCATATTGCTCCAGACACAGTTTTAATTTCCACCTAATACCTCTTGCCCGAACATTCAAAACGCGATTGAAATAATCCTTCATCGAATCAGTTCGTTTAGGAAAACATTTCCAACGATGCGCGGAATGAGACGGATCTAATGAGTCTAACAGTGCTGTAGCTTTAAATATTGCTCCAGTATCCCACAATTGGTTGTCTCCTATCACAAAAGCATGATCAAGATATCTGTTGAATGTCCCTCGTAACATACGCTCCTCAGCTACTCTTCCGTTGTGAGCAACATATGGCAAATCTCTTGTATTCCAAGCCTTGAAAAACTTCTTATAAAAACGAAGCGCTTTAGCCGGGGCAACGCCCTCCTCCTTCATAACATCCCATGTTATACGCCAATCACGCCCCATTATCGACTTGATGTGGTTTAATTTGTAACGTAATAGTTCTTCGTCAACACCAGGATGTACAGACCAATCTAGCACTATATTCAACTGATCAACTACACGACGATCCTCCACCATCACGTGACCGATTTCCATTACAAAATCAGTACGCTCATCCCCTCCAGTATATTCAGTGTCTAAACAGAGGTAAGTGTCAGGAAAAGTATGTCCGTAACGAGCCGTAAAATGCGGCTCCCATTCGTTTACTACCATAATGGCCCGTTCCTTCGAGCATAAAGCTATTCAATAGTTTCAAAATTATTTTCCTCTTAAAGTTTGAACAGCCACCTTGATGTTTTTCCAAAAGCCATCCAAACGTCTTTTCCAACGGGGCGTGCGCATGATCATAATGCACTCATCGCCTTTCGCTACAAGCTCAGCTACTGTGTGAGCTGGCCCCGTAGAGTCTATAGTGGCTTCACGGCACCCTTTGAAATGGATGCCCGCCATGACTGTGCCAATTAGAGCCAACACAGCCATCTGAGCTAGTGGTTTACATTCAAACCAACCAGACTTCGTAAGGGCACTAATCATAGTAGTCTCCTTACTTTCTACAGAGAGCCCTACGTACTTGACGTAAGAACCACAAGCGTCACCCAGCTCATCCATGGTGACGCCTTGCTCTTTTAGGTGATTATCCAATTCCGGCCACGAACCGTCTTCAATACGGCTAGCGACTAACTCCATCACCTGTTGAAAATTATGAGCTACATCGCGGGAAGCGTTGTATAAACGAGGATCCCCCTCAGACATCCGTGCCTGTAACATTGTCAGATGCTCCTTTCCAAAAACTCATCGGAAACTTCAAACTGTGAAGTCAACAAATGTACCAACTGCGAAAACCCCGGATACTCAAACAACGACTTGTATTCCTTAGCTATATCCATGAACTCATCGTAGTACGCGGGAATTGTAAACGACTTCATGATTTTACCCGGCCCTCGATTCGGAGAAAAATGAACCCCGAGTATGGGACGCCACCTACAGCTCTCGCTAACTAGACCGTGCGAATGCGCACACAAATCGTACAAGTAAGTTTCGTTGCCAGAGCCTCCATACATATACTTTTGCGTCGAGTATAGCTCCTGCTGCCGCTGCACTAACTTTGGCGTGTAATACCGCTCAGTCTCTACGAAGTGCACCCCACTCATCCGCGTCGAATTCTTCCGTATAGCGTTATTATATGGGAGAGATTTATCTGGCCAATTAGACAGATAATTCGGCAAAATGTCTTCCAGTAACATTATGTCAACGTCAATGATATAAGTGTACCTTCCTCGCACTTCAGGTACTTCAAAATACCGATACACACTAGGGTGATGGTGATTCTTCTCGTTCTGAAACTTCCGTATCAAAAACGAAGTGCCAACAACCTCCCTAATTGCAGCTAATTCCTCGCTGTATATTGCCTCGAATCGTGCAGGATCACGAACGATTATCTCAACGAAACTATGAGGATTGCTACGTAAGGCAAAAAACGTGAAAGGCACCAACATGTCTTCGTAAAATCTACCTACACCACTAGCTAAAAAACCTAAATCGTACATCTATCGCGTCCTCGTTTTCATACGCCTTTTAGCTGTGCAGTTTACACAGTACATACTTATAACATCCTGCGGATCAAAGTAAGCCTCTTTTTCACAAGATACGCACGTTTCAAGAACATATGTTTTTGTATGACAAGCCATAGGGCAATTATCGCGTCCAAAATAGCAGTTGTAACATTTAACCGTGTTTGGAAAGTTTTTGGGACAAGCAAAGGGCTCCTCCAGCCTTGCCCTACGCTTAATTAACTCTCGATTATAACTGCTAATACTCGAAGTAAACCGAATCTCGCGAAAATCCGGGCCGTCCTCTGACAGTGCTGGTTCTAATAACGCTAAAAAACGAAGGCCGCACAATTGCTTAGCGTTCTCAAACGGATACTTGGGCTCCTGCCGTACTCCCCTCCGGCGAGAGAACATAAAGCCATGCCCTTGATCATCCCGATGTTGAGCTAAGTAAAACACCTTTTTTGTTGACCAATCTTGGTGCATCCGAAGGGGACAAGCACTGCCAGATAAAACTTGTACGGTAACTCCGTATACCAACGTCTTTAAAGCTCGATGAATTTGTGCGTCAAGAACTTGTACCGGAACCCACTCCTTGTTCCTTTGCTCATTCCATGGATGTACCACGTCACCAGCACACAAAGATTTAACATTGGCCGACAACCTCCAAAAAGTATGAAAAAGATCTTTTGAGGTTGGGGACGATCCTACGTACTCAAAAAGCGACTGTGCAACTGCCTCTGTTCGGCAAGCTATAGGTAGCTCCTCGCAAACGTCGGTGACAAATACTCCAAAAGTCGCTCCCTCTAGAGTCACACCCGCATAACGAGAAACAAGAGCCTTCATCAATTGATCACGACGACGAAGAACACCCGAAATGTCATAACGTTCATTATTCGAAATCGTCGATATTGTTTCCATGATTACCCTCCGGGTAAGAAGCCTCAGGAATGTCCTCCTCTACTTCCTGTGGAGTCTGCGTTAAGTGTCCTCTAAAGTGCTTGGCTACGGCCTCAATCTCTCGCAAAAACTTTATCGTCTTCTCGCCGTGATGCTGCGAAAAAATTGACTTAACCGTCTGTGAATCATCCGCAGATAGCTCCGATAAGTCAGTAGATACATCAACGGATTTCTCGCCGTATGCAGCTGCACGATAAGTCACAATAGGTATTGAATCGTCCGCAAATGACCTCCAAGCGATTAAAGAACTCGTTAAACTCGCGACGTTGTAATCAAGTGCGTCCATGTAATCTTCAATTGCATTACTCATCTTCGACCTCCTGTAGCTCTATACATAAATCATCCACAATAATAGGAGTGCCTTCTCCTACACCAAGGCACTGACAATTGTGGGCAAAAAACTCGACTGCGTCTTCATAGGACATACCTTGCGATTCATAGCACCCAATAATCTTTGACATAGAATAAGCTACAAGGGGACCTACACCCGCGTGCTGCTCCGCCACACCTAAGATAGCTGCATCTAGCCCGTCAAAAACAATAGCCTCAGTCTCCGCTACGTTATGAAAATACTCGTCGATTGCTCGACGTTTAGGGTGTATTTCACCTATTGTTTCGATCATTTTTTATCCTTTACCATTACAAAACCGAGATAAACTCGATAACCCCCTTCAACCTCATGGCATTTGTCACCAAAAATTAACACCACACTGTCTGGTTTATCCCCCCACGAATGAAGCGCACGTAAACCACACTGTATCCCTGCCCCCCACACAGACGTATCCATCTTCTCGACAGTTCTATATGCAAAGACTGGAACACGCACCTTATCCCCGCTTCTAGAGATAGACCACTCAATGTCTTCCGTAGCTATTGAAGACGTGGCTACGTGATACTCTTTAGCCGGGTCAAATTCCAACATAAACACAGGTTGTTGCTTACGTTCAATATGCTGATCTACATTTATATATTTATCAATGAACTTCATCGAATCGATAAACCTTTAAATCAAAATCGTGGTTATTGTGAGATTCTTTCCCAGTGCCGTGGAGCATCCAAGGATACACCTCGTCTGACGCTTTTTGGCCCAGGCCTCTACGACCTGCACGCCCACCTACATTAACATGCACAACACAATCTCTGTCTACCCCCTTGTAGCAACATTTAGCGTGGCATTGAGCTATCGACTTCATATCACAAATAGAAGCTCCTTGCTGCCTGCATAACTCCCCTAATATGGAATCCCCGCCATTATGGTACACCTCCGTAAACGGATAATCCCACTTCTCTAAAAAAGAAGACTGCGTTGCCCACCAAGCCCCAGTTGCAAACTTGAACTTATGTGCTTTTTCAATAGATTGACCGCTGTACCACGGTTGTTCTTTGATACCCACATGCTGATTTCCTCTCGAACGGATGTGATGAATCAAGCCCACAAGCGTATGTTCCTCCAAACAACGATTAACATGCCCCCACCAACCCTGAGACGACTCCCCTAAATCGAAGTACGAATCATCATCCAACCACATGACAAACTTGGACTCCTTTAAAACAGAAGGCTCTTCCTGAAACATCCGTCGCATCAACGGGTACTTTCCAACATTAGCGTTATCCGTAGGGTGGTAAACGAAGACAGGACAATAACGACCGACATGCCCAGCCCAATCCATTACGCGCTGAAATGAAATATCAGACACTTCGTTTAAACCAATGCGAACGTCAGTCACGCGTGCTTCAGACTGCTGCTCACCCAAAATAACCGCTTTCAAGGAATCTAAAGTACGACCTATAAGCTCAGGATGATCTCCATACGTCATTGTGCATATACTGAACATTAAACACCCTGTAAAATGCCCAAAGCAGGCAGACAATCAGCCCGACGGTTGTGCATAACGGTCCAACTGCCATACCTACTTTGAGACAAATTAGTCCCAATAAGCCCCCGCCAAGGAACTTACCAGGACCCCCGCAACAATATTACTTCTTAGACTTACGAGGACGTAACTGTTTCTTCGCCGTCTTCTTCTTCTTTTTAGGCGTAACAGCCTCCCGAATTTTTGCTGCCATCTGCGTACCCGTTACATACTCCTCTGCGGAGTCTTCCGCATCAATCGACTCAACGTGATCAATCGTATTCTCTATAACAGTCACTACGCGATCACGACCGTCTAACAAGATGTCAATATTACGTTGAATTGTTTTCTGAAGATGCTCAAGACCGCCAATAGTGCTATCAATCTTCTCAATAAACTTATCGTCAGCCTTGTCGGTTGAAACTTCTTCAAACTTGTCCAACACCGCAGGCTCACTAGCTATTAAAAAATTGTCCAGCTTTAGCGTCTGAGTATACGCCTTTTGAACAAATTGAAAAACCGTGCCTGGAATCACCGGTTTACGACCACCCGCACTACGCTTATTACTAGTGTCCGCAACCGATCCTTTGATCTCATTTGCCAAATCGTTAGACGACCAGCCGTTTTTGCGAGTTTGATTTAACAACGTAGTTCGCTTCCTAGAACTACTAACCCGACCTAAGTGCTTGAAATGCTCAAACTGCAAACACTTTCCGTTCACCAGAGGATCCTGCGTCTGATCAGAAATAAAACTCTGATCATAAACAATCTCGCCGGTCTCCTCGTCAGTCGTCTTACAAAATACTGCGGCAGTATTACGCCACTCGTATAGTTGATTGGTATTAGTAATACCCCAGTAAGCAGCAAGTTTAGTTACCTCAACAGCATCGTCAGCCACAGCTTCGTTATCTGTAAGCCGATCAATCTGACAACCAAGCTCAATACACAAAAGAACGCCTGCATTCGCAAACCGACTTAGCTTCTGATAACCATACTTAGCTACCTTCGCTGTTTCCTTGTGCATCGAACTTAGTAACTCCCCCCGACCGCTATCCTCAATTGTTACTACTGCTGCCATAACACACTCCTTAAATAGTACTATTTACGAGACCATGGGAGTCCACGCTATCCCGTCTCGAACGTGATCTAGAAACGCAGCGTAGGGCTGCACAAGTAAGGTAAAATCCTTACCCTTAAATAAATGGAAACTGCTGTTGTCTGCCGTAAACGCTTCCCAGTCTCCATTGTGAAGAATTAGCCCGTCTCGGAACCCTTTGCGAGGAAAAACTAAACCAAAAGGCCTAAGCCCACCGGTATCGCTCAGGCCTTCTGACCCTGCCACGTGCAAAGCATCTTCGTAAAAAGAGATGAAAGGCAAATTTCTAAAAGACTTAAACCACATGGGGTGGATAGCCCCTGAATTCCTGTGCAAGGGCTCCGTCCCCGCAAGAGCAGTCCCAAATAGTACGACAGGAAAATTTGGAAACCTGTCGTTGAATCCTTCAAAAGTTAGTTCACCTCCTCCTTGCTTACGAAGCTCATGCAAAACATTTTTATGTAACTTCAGTCGCCTCACTGTAGCCTCAACCCTAGTGGTTTCCCATTTTAAGGCACGCATATCCGTGTCGTCATAATGAGGTACGTCAAGCTTAGAAGTTAACGGAGAAAGTGGATGTTCAGAATCACTCATTGTTACCTCATTTTTGCTTGCTCGCCCCTGTAGATAGTTTCGTAGTTATCGCCCAGAGACATCGTGCGACGTACTTCTATACCAAGTCCCTTACGCAACAATGTCATTACTTCCTGAGATTCGTGAATCATTCCACCAACCTCTTGCCAAGGCAAAAACTCGCCCTTCTTCATTCCTAATAGCGGAACGCTAGCTAAACACTCAAGGTCAGCACTCGGGCTTTTAACATCCATCGACCAGCCCAGGTTCTTTAGCCTCCCCTTCTCTGGACCCTTGTGGATTGTCATGATCTCGTGCAGCATTGCAACAGTTGCCCAGTTCCAATCCCAAACGTGATATTGCTGAGGCTCACCTTTCTCGTCCATCTCTGTCCACCAAATAAACCGTGTTCTCACACGTCGATTAGTGGGCGCTAGAGAATTCTTCGCGCATGTCAACCTCACACCAACACCCTCAAACTGACTGTTAGCAATTCGTTTGCTCCACAGAGAAGTACGAATCTCATACGTCTCTAAAAAGCTAACTAACTCACCCCCAGGAGTATACTCAGTCGTCCTACCGAGATCGTCCGTCTTCTCCTTGAGATGATTAACTAGAATAAGGCTGAAAGGCCAGTAATCAAGCTCCGTTTTCCATCCCGACAGAAAGTCGCTGTTCTTAAGTGCTTCAATCGGGAACCCTCGTTCCCCGTGTCCTCGCTTCTTTATTTTCTCTTGTCGCTCTTCGCTACTAGCTGCTTTCAGGCTATCAACACCAAAAACGACAGGGATCACCTTACCAGGACCGGGCTCAGCTGCGGTTCCCAGCATGCCAGCCTTAAACTGCGAAACATAAAACTCTAGCCGCCTCTGCCAATCCTCAAGCGACTCACAACGATTGTAAATAACTGCGCGGTCATCGTCTCCATACCGCATCACATTTGCGCACAGCTGAGGGTTATATTTACTCTCAGTATCTAAATGAACGCTTCTCCCGCCAAACTCATAAAACCAACGAAATATCTCATACGCAAGCGTAGATTTACACGTACCCCATCTTCCAGAAAGCTGCGCTAGTGAACTCAACGGCCACACGTCATTACCAGTGAGATACTCGAACGCTAGACTACCCAATGGAATACCAACAACAACCTGCGCAAAGTCTTCAGTCGATCCAAACACTGAGTCTGCATTAAATGTCTGGCGAGCAGTCCGTGTCATACCATCCATCATGGCATCAAGTGACTTTGATCGATTATCTGCATTCCATTGCACACTTAAGTCTGCTCTCTTCTTCTTTGAAGTCTTCGGAGTCTTGCCAGGATAAGAATAACCTGACGGTTTAGCTATATTCGTGGTTTCTGCCGTCTCCTTCGGAAGAAGATGTTTGTCATCCTCCGGAGATGAACTCAAAAGAGCATCCATCTCCTTGTCAAAGTCAGGTTTACTATTTCGTTTTTTACCCATAATTCCCCTCAAAACAAAAAAAAGGTAGGGGGACCTAGAGCGTCCCCTCTACCTTAAAAAAAGAACCGTATTAACTACGACGCTTAAGCTTGCGTTTCGGACTAGTTCGCTTCGTACTCTTGGTTTTAGCTAAAGCACTATTTGCCTTACTCATACTCGTTTCCATGGCAGTTTCAATGTCAGAAGACTCTTCTTCTGGGTCGAACTCATCGGAAGACGTTTTATCTTCTTCAAAATCGCTACTAAACGCAGACGCCATGTCATCAAAATCTCCGTCAGTAGCCGCCGTGGCCCCTTCCGCTTCGATCTCACCACCCTCAAACTCATCGTCTGGAGTCGTATTTAGCGCCGGGGAAACGTCACCAACTTCAACAGGAGCAAGCACTTCAGGCTCCTCGGCAATGTCGGCAAAAGCTTTCTCTTCTTCAAAAGCTTCTTTTGGCATAACGAACTGGCTACGTGACTTAACAACTGCTTGCACCGAATCGTACTGGAGATACTCAGGATTCGACATCCAAGCAAACTCGATCAACTTAGGCACGTCCGCAAACGCACGCGCGGTTAAAGTTGCTTCCTCTTCAACAGAAGTTTCATGGAGAAGATAGGAATCGTCATCGTCTCCATCTTCCTTCCAACCGAACAAATTCTTCTCAAAAATTTGTCCCGCTTCGTCCGCTGTCATTGAAGCAGAATACTTAACACCGCTATCCGCAGTGTAACTCGGATTTACCTTAACCTGGTAACTAGCCACATCATCTTTTCCAGGTACAACACCATTCCACGTGGAATTCTTTGTGTTATCCGGCTGCCAGACCTTCGGGTTAAAAATAGTGAAAATATTTCCACCGCTGATAGCCCCAGTCTCAGCATTAAAAGTGCCGCAAGGATCACCGTAACGATACAAACCAGCAGGATTCTCGTCTGGATCACCAGACCAATCTTCTTTTTGCCGTTGGCACAGCTCAAGAATTTTGCTGCCGCAATCAGACGACATCCACAGAACGTAAAGCGGATCACCTTCTGCTAGACCAAAAGGCCCATTCCGGTCAACAACTTCAACTTGTTGATCACGGTTAGTATAAGTCAAGCGAGTTGTATTCATCGTCTCGCCTAACTCATAAATATGACAAACCGCAAAATAGCGATTTTTCATAGTCGCAATTGCAGATTCCCGAAAGTTACCAGAACTAGACATCCCGCCTTTCATAAGTCGGTTCCACTTGGAATCCCATGCGCCTCCAGAACCGAACTCACCAGCGTCATAAGCGTTCGTACAGTTATGGTAAAACGTCGCATACGGTAGATTCCAGAAAGCTACGTTTTCCTTCTCAACGTTATACGTATCTTTCTTATACCGCAACGAACGTGTAGACGGCGTTTGGCGACTAATAATAGCGCTAAACACCTCCGACTTACAATTAGGTATGTCATCGTTTGTGATGCCAACCCACGGCGCTACTGCACACGGCCCGTAAATTGACATTCCACCAAGCTGATCCTGACGAGGACCAACACGGCCTGGGTCTAAAGACTCGCTGGGATTCGTAGAGGTTAACGTATTCCAAATACGAATCGCAGCTTTGCCGCCTCGATAGCAGCGACCTAAACGCTCCAGACGAACGTTTGTAAGACTAGGATTAATCGTATGATCGCCGCGTGGCGTAGAAACTGACATCGCGCTTTCTTCGTCTGTCTTTAAAGCGCGATTCTCCGCTGTGTTAGTTTTTCGTGCCTTAATCTTACCACTAAATTTTTTAGCCATTTTTTTCTCCTCATTTTTTCAATTTTTTTCATTGCTAAGCTCATTTTCGATGCGTTCTACAGCAGATATGATTTTCCCGAAGACAGCGTCTTCATCTAAGAGGTGACCGTTACGCTCCAATTCGATCGTTACCCATTTTCGGTAACGTGTGGTTTGTCTAACCAGTGAGCGGTAATTCTTAGCGACCTTCTTTTGAAAATCATGATCAGATTCGTATACATCAGCATCACGAGTAGTGTAACATCGCTCTGCCTTCTTCGCAACCAGCTCAGCACTGTTTTTTATCGAAATGTCTAGGTGAATAATTAGGTCAGGCACAGGCTGACCAAAAACATCGTAATCTACCTTATCTAGATGAACTGCCAAATCCATGGCCTCCTCATCCGGTACCTTGGCGCAGCTATACGCAACATTTGAAGGGCACCAACGATCACAGAGAACGTAATCTCGCACAGCTAGATTTGCTTCCAACTCAGGTCGTGTTTCAAAACGATCCACTGCAAATAACGTGCTGCCGATCTTTATGTGAACATCACCGTACTGCCCGTTTAAATACTCGCCAATTAACTTTCCGTGTACTGTTTGTTGGTAACGCGGAAAAGAAAACTGAGCCACATCCTTGCCTTGGGAGGCTAGGTACGCAAAAAGACGTTTTGTCTGCGTACCCTTACCCGAACCGTCAACTCCTTCTATGACGATAAACATGTATAATCCTCGTTAAGTGTAGTTCATAACCATTCCGTTCTTTGTAGAAGTACCCGTAGGCAAACCTAGTTTCTGTGCTTTCTCTGTAGAAAGAGTCTCACCCCAATGCAACATCATGTCTGCCTCAATACCTAAATAGTAAGGCTCCTTGGTGGTAGCCGCTCCATCTAAATCAGTAGGGTAAATCGGAACGCATTCCCGCATGGCAAAAGGTAATATTTCCTCCGCCACAAACTTCACATTTTCATAAGGCACCTCCAACAAAACAGCGTCATGGATCTGCAACAAAACCTTAAACAAACCAGGGTCACCTGTATCTAAACGCGCCTGATATAGATAACCCATCGCACGAGAAACTACACTGGCGATCATTGACTGTATAGGGAAGTTCATAGCTTGTCTACCAAATTCGCCTTGCAACCCACGATCGTCTTCTGCCACCGGGGGAAACCGCCTATACCGGCCAAAACAGTTAACTAACCACCCCTCATAATTTACTTCGCTATTCTGGCGAGGTTTTCTGTTGGCCCTATCTTGGCACTCAGCAAAAAACGGCTTTAGCCCTGGGTACATGTAAAAAATCGTGTCGACAATGCGCTGCGCATCATCAATACTCACGCTAATGCCCTGCTCCTTAGCTGCCATGGCAATTGCTTTAGCCCCTCGACCATATGCAATACCGAATATCACGCTCTTAGCCACTATGCGAAGATGTGACTTATCAATAGCCGCCATAGCAGATTTAGTAGGCTCACACTCTAAACCAAACGATAACTTCGCAACATTCGAGTGAATGTCGTAAAACTCAGGGTGCGACTCGCCAAGCTGATTACGTTGTGCGTGATCTATCATACGACGATCATTAGACATAATCGCCATTCCAAATAATTCCGCCCCAATATAATCTGCCTCAACCAGCACACATCCCGGAGAAGCACACATAACACTCCTCAACTTGTTTTTATATCGATCGCCAAGTAATCGCTTGTAATCGTTATCCCGGCTCTTACTGATATTCTGCAAGTTAGGGCGTGCAGAAGCCCACCTACCTGTTTCCTTAGTTTGATAAATATGCGTTCGGACACGACCATCGTCGCACATATGACCAGCTAGTCCTTCTTTATAAACAAGCTCGTCATCCTCATCTCTAACGAACTCGTCATCCAACATCTCAGGAGGGCGAAGAACAGTCTTTACGACTTGGTCTAGAAAACGATAGTCCCTCAGCATATTAATGTAGTCAGCAGCCGTAAGAGAATCCTTTAAATCGTACTGCACGTCATACGCGTCTTGCGCTAGCAAAGCTAAAGCTTGTTTTCCCGTCGAAGGGGTATGCTCATCCTCCTTGCCTTTAACACGAATATCTGTCCAAGGCTTAGGTGGTTTCGACGTATCGAACAAAGGCTCTAAATTCAAACGCAACGCATCAGCGGGGCTCACTCGCACAGGCTGCCCGTCCTCCGTCTTCTTACCGTTTAACTTGACACCGTACAGAAACTCACGCACCTGAATCAACGACCTCGGATTGAACTCTGACCAGCTAATCAACTCTCGAAGTTTCTCTACCTTTTCCTCACGAGCAGCGAGGAAAGCTATTGTTAGCGATTCGACACGCTCCATATCTAGACGAACTCCACTCTGGTGTATCTCCAAGACTGCCGGAGCAGCTATCTGACTTTCCCAGAACGCCTCTCGACAATTATTACCCTCGTAATCACTGTCAAGAAGAACATCAAACTCGTAGAAGAGACGAAGCGTTACGTCCGCATCGTAAATACCGTATGGTAAAAGTACTTCGTCTGGGCACTCTCCGTACCCCTCCAAGTCCTTAGAAGATAACCCTTGCTCCTTGCAATAAGACGTTTTCCAGTCGCTCAAATCGGAGTCGTATCGAGGGCATGTAGTGTAACGAATTGCAAGAGACTCCAACTTATATTGAGCTGTCTCTTCAATAGCGTGCGCCATTAAACCTGTATCGGCTCCACCCTCATATTTCGTACGGTACCAAGCAGGTACCGCATCATCTGCCTTAAACCCAAGGGAAGCGTAGTGTTTGTACCGTAACGAATTCTTATCCTCGTCTGCGAGTTCTAAGTCATAAAGTGGTGCCGCAAACTCGTTACGAAGATCTAACCCGTAATGCACAAGCCACTCGAGATCCGCGTTAAAGAAATGACCCACTACTCGTTTCTTACGGAACTTATGCCCATAAAGCTCCCCCCCACAAAAGAACTCTGTAAGCAAATACATACAAGCTTTAATGTCTGGATCAAAAACAGATTTGCCTCCTGGGCCAGTCAAACAGACACCAACCGACTTCTTAGGTAACCACGAAAACTGAACCGTTCTCAAATAACTTCCCTCGTTACCAGGATGATTTCCATGCCACTCTGCATCCACCGCAATAACATTAGATTTACGGAACACAGGATCTTTTTCAATTTCAACGAGTGTATGAAAAAGATCACCAACACTGCTAATAGTTCGATGATCTAAATCCTCTTCTTCTCCTGCTGGGTTTACCCCTCGAATAAGCTGCCCAAAACGTCCCAGTCCACGCTCCAGCTGCCGACGTGAAGATGGATCACGAGATACCTGTGCTGGATGTACCACAGTCATAACTTTAGCTGTATGTGTGCGGTCTCCTTCAGGATCTTTCTGATCAAACGCCGTAGGAAACGAGAGATCTTCGACACGACCTTCCATGTGCGTCACAGAATATTTGGTTCCCAGAAGAGCTTTACTCGCATCCGTACCAAGACACAAAATATATTTAGGCCTAACAATACGTAACTCTTGATGCAACAGAGGAAGACAATCCTTAATCCACGAAGCTTTAATGCGTGTGGAGTAATCCGGAGGCATAAACTTAAGAACGTTAGTCACATACCAATTAGCCCAGCCACAAATTCGAAGCTCGGTTAAAATTTCACGCAACAATACACCAGTGTCACCCCACAAATTACGACCTTCACGAACCTCTTCTCGCCACGGCATCTTGCCAATGATCATCACATCCGCAGGATGTGGTCCATCTACAGCGTCCACTACATCTAGATTCTGACTCCAAATATGCCCTGGAACAAAAGAAGCTAGCTGTTCTCTATGTGGTCCCACAGAAACCTTGCACTGAAAATTCGGCTTGCGTAACGCTTCAACGTACAACCGATCTAATAGCTCGCTTGGTGTGAATTCAGTTACTTTTTTACCGCCGCGAGTCTTTTCAGCTATAGAAGTTTCATTGTCTCCTAATCCTTTTGCTAAGGAAACAAAACAACCACCAGGAGGAGGTACAGGCATCCCTGGCGCATTCAACGGATACATACTAGAATCTTCAACGGCCTTGCGAAGCTTATTGTACGTTTTCTGGTAACTCAACGCTGACTTAGACATAGCACCACCCGAAGGAGAAGCCCTATTGTCAATCGCCAGATTTCTACGAATTCTTGCCATCACTAGCCTTCCTTTCTTTTCCATGAAACTACACACTTCTGTTCTAACGCCTTTTCCACAATGTAGCTTCTTAAAGTATCCCGTTCCAATGAACCAGGATCTACACCGTCCGGAAGAGTTACCGCAGCAAAACCATTCTTGAACTTTCCTCTCATGTTACTAATTAACATTTGAATCGCCGCCTTCTCCATCTCCTCTGGATCGAAAAGAAGGATGCCCGCTTGATCCTTGAAAGCCGAAATAAACATACTCTGTTGTTTTCCCGTCATACTCGCACCAAACGTACAAACACCCATAGGGCCGATAGACCATACATCACTCACACCCTCAGTGATAACACCTGTGTGATAGTTAGACGCGTTGCCTAGGTTATAAAGTAATTGAGCCCTAGGTGTGCCCGGACATGTGTAATACTTAGGAGGTGTGCTGGGGTCCTTCCAGTCTAGCTCACCCACATATCTCGCCTGCCACCCACGCATCTTCTTATTCTGATAGATGGGAATAATTAGACGATTCTTACACAACCACCTGTCACTACTGTGGCAGAAATGTACGTTGTAGTACGTACCAATTCTATTCGGGTCAAAACCGCGAGAGTCTAAGTAAGATCTTGCTGTATGATCCTCAGGGAGTTTATCAACACGTATAACCTCCCCCGGCCAACTAGCAGTGAAATCTGACGCGACAACTTGTTTACCCTTTTTTACAACCGGCTCAAACGTAAAGTGCCCACGAACTAAATCATATAATTTTTCACGGTTTCGATAGTCTGAAAGACAATCTTCATTAAAGCAATGTGCTAGGTGAAGCTCTGGCCTGCCAAACTCGTCAGGTACACCGAACCTGTGGTTAATATACAACCTATATCGAGTATCGTTGCAGAACGGGCAACTAACAATGTAATACTCTCCTGAGTAACGGACATGAGCCTTGTGAGTGTTTGTCCTAACGTCGTAACCCACCTGTCGCTGCTGGCTCTCGCCCTTATTTTGTATCCTTACATAACTAAATATTTGTTTACAACTTAAGTACAACTGTTTATTCAGTACCTGGCTCACTTCCGTCATTGTCATGATAATGATCCCACTCTACTACTTCTTCATTGTGATTTAAATTTTCCTGCTCATTTTGATGCGCATTTGTAACAGGCGTCGCATACCCGACTGTTTGTGCAATATCACGATCAACCACTGTCATCCTAGACGGATCAATGTATAAATCGTCACGTGCAACAACAGTATTAAAATCGCCGTCAACCTCTATAACCCTCGCAGGTTTAGAGGCAGCACGTCGATGTTTAGTGCATGAAATCTGTCCTTGATTCTTTTCGTTCAAATTACCAATCACAAAAGCAAAATCTAAGTTCTCTGCGAATGACTTAGATTCCGCCGAATCCGTATGGTGTAATCTAGCTCCCGGCTTAAACGAAGCATTAGCCTGACCAGAAAGCTGATGCACCAACCACACAGGACACTTAAAGGGCTTAGCTAGAAGATTTGCTGCCATCAGAGGAGCCTCTGTAATTCGATGGCGAAGATCTGACGAATCGTCACCAGCAAAAGCTAAATGCCGCTTCACCATCGCGCCAACGTAATCAATGACTATGTTCTCTATATAATAATCATGGATACTATCCCGCGAACGATGACTAATTTCAGCTTTTAATCGAGAAGCAATCTCCTTCAAACCGCCACCTCCCGCTCCTCGAAAAGACTCGTCACTTCCCGTCATATCCAGTACCAATGAATGTTCATTCATAACAGATACAACTTCTGATACACGGTCACGTTCTGTCCTAAACATACCGTCTGATATCTGCTGAGCAAATCTCTGTCGCTCATATTGCAGCGGATTTAATACATCTCCCGAAAGACTCTGTATACCGGTAGAGTCCATCGCAGCTAAAGAAGCTCGCTGTATCTGCCCCATATACATAAGAAAACGGTGTTGTAACTCTGGTGAGTTTGGAGCCTCATACGACACCAAAACCGAAAGACCCACACGATATCCACCAGACCCCGCTGTCTCTAATCTAACAGCTTGTGCGTGCCTAGCCTCGTTACAACATACCATCGCAGCAAGCGTAGTTTTACAAGTCCCGTAAGGAGCTAATATTCCATATACTTCGCCAGGACAATGACCGCCCGCCAAAAAATCATCAAGAAACGATAACCCAGTAGACCGCAAAGCCAAACCAGCCACACGATCCCACTTAGGCGGATACGTTTGAGTAGAAGACTCCGTAAAACCCAACGACTGTATTGTTGTAAGTTTTTCCTCCCAGCCTTCTAGCATATCAGGAAGACTAACTGGCAATACTTCAGACGTTGCCTTCGCAGCCATCTCATGAAGAACAGACTCTTCAATCAACTGCCTTATCTTAGACGATGCCCACTTATGCATCGCTGCATCAATAGAATGCCCATCACAATCTTGGTTTAGGAAATCTTCTAAGTCTTCCAGCTCTTCCGTAGAAAAATGCTCCGGCATACTCTCCAGAAGAGACTCCACTTCAACCCACATCAATTCAGGTGTAGGGAGTTCATCGTACTTAGCATAAAAATTTAACAAAACACGATAAACAAGTTGATACGTCTCTAAAATCCCGAAGTGTGATACTTCGAGTTGTTCGCGAAATACCTCAAATAATTCTGGGCTGTTACACAACGCCTTAAGAACTTGTCGATACTCACGAACGGTCAACCGTGACCGTTGCACTGACATTGGTACCTCCATCGCCACTTTTAACACACCGATAACATGCCACGGTAGATCCTTTCCGCTTCTCCCGCAAATGTAGGGGGAAGAAACTCACCCCACTCTTCATCGTATGCACGAGAAAAGCAGGTGTATTGAATGACCGCTTCACGCTCGATTCTATTTGCCACTTGCGTAAATAACGATTCATTGTCGATTTTTGAGCGATTTGGCTCCCTCAACATCGACACAGCTAAACAATAACGATACAGCGACGTTAAAGGTGCCAACTTATCCGTCAACAAGTAATATACCGCTGATTGAAAGTCATACCCTAAAGCCTGCTGATAACGCAATAGATAGGAACGAGAAAATTTACATTGTCTCTCAAATTGCCCAGGTATTTCAGCTACAAGTAGCTCACTTTGCTCATGAAAAAATCTTAGCCACTTCTTACTGACCAGCTGATCCGGGTAAGGAGGAGACATAGCCGTCCCCGCAATACCTCGGAATATCACTCGTACGTACAAACAAGGATGTACATGGGCCGCACGTAACGTCGTGACAATATCAAGCCACGTGTGCTTTACACGCTGCTTTCTGTCCTCAATCGTAACCTCAGTTACTTTCCCATCGTAACGAGGGTGCGGTGAATAGGGGTGTTTAACTGACTTACCGAGTCTCGCCTCAAAGAGGCGGCGCTCGAGGGTGTAAGTAGTCTTTAACTGCTCACACAAGTCGCGCTCCTCTGCATTACCAGAACCTGCGCCCTCAATAGGCGTAGCTCTCTTTCCTGGTACAGGCTGTTTTCGATATTTAGTCATTGTTAACATTTCCGATAAATCCCCATTATTTGCTTAGTAAACTTTCTAGCGCACTTTTTTGAGGCAGCACTTGCTCCCAACTATTTTTCTTGTAAGTAGTTGCCCTTCGTTTTGCTCTCGCATGAAACGACGAGTTAAACTGGTCTAAATAGTCGTGAACTATACCATGCGTTTTTCCTTCACTTAACCGTGATACACGTCCGGGTATCTGCACGTCATTAATGGGACTCCCTCCGCCATCAGCACGAATTAAAACCTCCAGAAAATTAAAGGACACTCCTACGTTCCAAACAGTAGTAGCGATAACTTTCTTTAACTTACCCTTCTCGAACTGTTTCGTTAGCCAAATACGTCGCTTAAGACTTGTTAAAGGCTCGTCCGGAGAAATAAGCCCTGCTTTAGCATATTTTGCCCGATCCCACGGAGTTAAAGATCCTTCGCGATATACCAAAGTAAAATCAGGTAATAGAGATTTAAGCTGTATAGCGTGCTGCAAAGTTTCACACGTTATCAAAACTTGTGTATCTTCATCATACTTATTTGCGTCCTTAGCGATAACCGTGTTCCTTACGTCATTCCGCCAAATTCCGTACCTCTTACGTGTAACAAAATCATCCGCTTTTCCAGCCAACGGATCATAGTCCATTTTTACGTTAGACCAATGCACTTTAATAGGCATCACAAGCCCGTGAGACTGTGCTTCTGCATAATCAACCTTGTAAATAATCGGACCAAAAATCCCCTCTAGTCGTAAATCTTTGTTATCAATTCGCATGTCCTGGCTAGCCGACAAGCCATAGTTACGACTAGTGTCCCACGCCATTAATTTCTTAGCATACGAATCCGCTGCAAGTTCGTGGCACTCGTCTCCAAACATAATGTGAGTATTACTAGGCTCCTTCGCATGCTGCATACTAGCCGCTGTATAACACATCACCCGGTGGCCAGTTCGTCGCTTACCTCCACCAACAATACCGACGTCTCCTACCATTTGGCATAACTCAGGGTAAATACGTTCACGTAATACAGGAACTCGTTGAGTTACAATATCTATTTTTGCCTTCGGAAGTAACGCACAAACTAAGCCAATTAAAAAAGATTTTCCAAATCCAGGCGGACAATCAAATCGGCCACATCTATGCGATAAAACCTTCGTGATAAATTCCCGCTGGCCTGGTCGCAGCTCATAGTTACGTATGTTTTCCCAACAAGGGGTCATAACGTCTGCCGGAGGCCACGGAGCCAAATCCTTGAACTTAACCCCGTACCCAGCTGTCGTAAGCGCCCGCTTTACTTTCTTCCAAAATCCATACGGACAAACTACCCTAGACTTGTGATCCAGTACAAATAGAGAATGTTCTATAAATTCCACAGGTCCTTTACCTAGCTGCTTCATCCTCTGTTTTGCCTTCCACCCCACATGCCGTTTTTGCTCTGTAAACGTAAGACAAGGAGCCAAAATATCCAAGATTTGAGTCGTTGTAGGTTCCACCAGTAACCGGTTACCATGCTTCAAAAGTGTTACAATTTTTATATTATCTGCTATTGACATGACATATCCTGGGTTGACTTATTTAACTTTTTACCGCTAGAATACAGACAAGTTGGTTCCTCGCCATAAACACACCGGAACCAAGAGTGCCATAAGGAGCCGGTCAGGTGCCACACTGACCGGCTCTTTTCTATGTATTTACTCAGGCCACGCCCCTGGAGGAGGATACTCCTCCAGCTCAGCTACGTCCTCAGGCCCTCGATGCACTCTGCGTGGACGAATAGAAACAACATCGTAAAACCCGAACTCTCCGGGCTTCCAAGGACTTAATCCTTTGTATTGTCCTGCCTTACTCATTAGACGCCAAAAATCCTCGTCTGAAATAGCGTTAGGTACTAAACAATTAATACCTATAATCTGATTTTCAAGAAAAGACTCGTGAAGAGAATATCTCAACCGATTATTCTTTGCCGCTCTATAATAGTTTTTATGCCATTTATTGTTTTTCAACTTCCCGTCAATGTGTATATCCCAGTGAATAGAAACAACGTCTGACTGAAAACGATTTAAAAGTTGTGCCGCCATTCGCATATTAGAATGGTGCCAGCTAGCTAAAAAAATAATGTTGTTATCAGGGCTACGTTGAAACACAAACTTCCCTGAGCCGTCATTTACTTTTTGATTCCCTAATGAAGGGGTCAAAAACCTAATCCTAATAGTAAGCTCTCGCATCGAGATTACCCTCGCACCTGGCCAGTATTCGTATAAAGCGAGTAGGCTTCTACCTCCTCGGAACTTCCGAAGTAGAGATCAGGATCAAAAAAGACACGGGACAACGGGTTAAGTTTGTCTTGCCAATGCAAAGCGGCAAACCTTACAAAAGCTCTGGATGAAGCTAATGCTCCTTTCCAGCCAAACCCATGATACTTGTTAATTCTCCACAAAAAGTTATGTGGTGATGTGTAGTCCACCTCAGCTGCAACCAACGTATTCCAACAATCATAAGTTACTCTAGCACGTTGCAGCCGCGACTGATTACCCAACGATCTATGCGACTTTAAACCGTCCTCATCAAAAAACAACTTAAAATTATCTGGGTATAGCCCCAAAAAACGCATTAGCTTTGTAAACCTGTGGGGCTTATCAGGGTGGAAAAACCAACGAGGATCTAACACCTCAGAAGCCCAATATACACACGCCTTTAAATTGAAAGAATTTAAAAACCCTAACGGACACGCCAACGGGTGATACCGGAAAATGGAAATGGCTTTTTCTTCCGATTCTTCCAAACTTATACGCAGCAAATAACTGTTGAACATATCACTGTCAACACGCCTCCAGCACGCAGACAATCGACCGCTAGTATCTGGTTGCCACATCCTTTGGAGTACTTCTGTAGGATCCCTACGTGTGACGGCAGTAGGGCAAACAGCCGCACTCCCCACCTCTAAAGCACGAGCTGACTTACCCAAGACACTATGGACAGGTAACTGCGCCGCAGGTTTAGCTTTTTGCGATTCATAAGCCCTTACGATAAGATTCGCATTAACTGGTAGCCCTAAAATACGAACAAGCTTAGCAGACGAAAAAGAATTGCGAGATACGAACTCCTCTGGCGTTAATCTAGAATTGACAGCACAAACACCGTTCTGCCCACACCAGACAATACCATCAGAGTCAGTATGCAATCGTAAAATACCGTTCATCTCTCACCAATCGAAACCGTTTTGTCAAAAGCAGGTGTTAAAGCTTCGTCGTGAGTAACAACAAACAACTGGTACTTACCTCTAATCTTATTAGCCATCTTAACCAACACTTCTCGGAAATACTCGATATTTTCACCGTCTAACCCCGAAGTTGGTTCGTCAAGAAACATCATGCTAATATTCTGCCCAAACAAACAATTAACAGCTGCTCGAAAACATATGGCTAACACAACCTTTTGTCCGCCACTCAATGCCGCTGCCGCACGTGACGGAGCCCCAGGAAAATGTACTTTAAAACTTAAGTTAACGTCTGCTTCTACCCAAAATGGACTTCCGAAATTTTCCAGCCCAGCGTTAATCTCCCCAGTAATGGCCTCTAAGTTAGCCTGAGCAACTTGCCTAGGTAACTTCTGCCAATGAAATAACTCTCGGGCCTCTAATACAACATCCAGTAGATCGCCATATTTCGCAGCGATTGCTCTTTGCTCCTCTAATGAAGCAAGCAACTTCCGGTAACGAACTACAGTCCCTTGCTTAGCCTTAATTGCTCCATCTAAGTGATCCGATTTTTCCTTGTAATCGTAATGCTCTCGCCTCCTACGTTTAGCACGATCATACAATTTATTATACTCTTCTATCGACGAACCTTGGAGATGAGTCTTTAGTACCGTAATTCTCTGTTGACACGCATTAAACTCACCCTCTTGCCTAGCTAACATCAATTCAAAAGCAATAACCTTCTTATTTGTTTTAGCGTGCTCATCCTCCAAGTGATAACACACCTCTTTAGCCTTCTCTAAACGATCAGGCTTAAAATTCAAGTGGGATTCATCTACTTCAATAGAAGCTAATTCAGAATCGATCTCTTCAAGTGCTTTCTTATAAGCGTCGAGGTTGGCCTTAAATTCCTTTATATAGATTGCCTCTAACTCCTCGTCTGTAACAACCTGGCTACACGTGGGACAAATTTTCTCGTCCGGTAATTCGAGCACTGGCTTAATATTTTCGTATGAACTGCGCTTAATCAACAAAGACTCTTGACGAGCTACAAGATGACGTGCCGTAATATTGTTAGCCTCATCAACCTGGAGTGCAGCCAATTTTTTATCCGCGACCTCTACGGCATTGTGAAGCTTCTCATACTCGCACCTATCCTGCACCAACGTCTGCTTCAGTTTACGAATTTCACGATTAGCTGTAGTAGAAGCCTTCTTGCGTGTTGATAGTTCTTCTTGTTGTCCTTTTAAAACGTCACGACGACGAATAATCTTTTCGGCACTAGCTAGACTGTTGTCTTCCATTAAATACTGACTACAGTCCTCGTACTGCAACTGGAGCTCCCTTAACTCCTTTTCGGCGTACGCCAATTCCACATTAATTTGGTCGCTATTATCAGACCCTCTCTCTGTAAACCGCTTGTCTGTAGCAAACTTAGTGCAAGCGTCGTAAATATCTGTAGATTTTTCAGTCCCACACAAATACTGAAACACTGCCGCTCGTTTACTGTCTGTCTGGTCCAAGAAAGAAAACATGTCCCACTGATTTACAAAAACATAGGCATCAATCAATCTACGGTTCAAACCCAAATCTTTTATAAGGTGCTGCTCAATATCCGCAGCTTTAGTATAAGATTTATCCCGTATATCAAGCTTTGAACGATTAGGACGTAAACTACGTGTTAACTGAAAAGAAGCTCCGTTGTGCTTGCCAACCACTGAAACTAAACTGCTGTCGCGCTCTCCCGCAGTGTCACGAATAACCCCCGCCTTACGCCCTTCGAACCTCGAAAAATCGTTAGTTAAACACGCATAAATTCCATTCACTAAAGTTGATTTACCCGATCCGTTCGGTCCTACAATCCCAATCAACCCTTGACTCAACTCGTACGTAGAGTCTTCATACGGACCAAAATTCTTTAGCCGAACTTGTGTAAGTTGCATATTAACCCTTTTCAACAAAAATATCCCAGTCGCATACGACCGGCTTAGTAAGCGCAACCTGCTCTTTATCTCCCATAGCAGGCTCGTAATAAAAAGAAGAAGATACTATGTCTTCAGGCACTACACGCTTGTCACTAGTGTGACGAATACGCTTAGCTGCCTCAAAACGAGAAGCTGACTTTGAACAACGGTTTCGAATAAACTTAAAAAAGTCAGCGCACGTGTACGCCGTAGAATTAGTTGACCAACTGAAACGCAAACCATGAAATAACAAAATACCCTCTCCACTGTCAGAATCAATTTCAAAACTTTTTACTCGAAACCAAACCCCACACTTAGCTGTGTCTAACACGTAACCTATAACCTCTTCCACAACTTGACGGTTCGGAAGATGGTGCAGAAGATTGCACACAAGGAAGAAATCTGTCTCGGGTAACGTATCGCGAAAAGTAGCGTCTGTTATGTCACCACACATAAAGCAAATTTCTTGTCCAGCTATATCGCGACGAAACTTCTCATTAACATCCACCCCGACACACTCGGAGGGGGTGATAGTCTGCTCATAGGAAGGAAAAAACGTATTCACTTTGCGTATAAAATGAATGACAGAAGGACCGTGCTTTGTGCCTAGATCAATTACCTTCATTTGTTAGTCGCTCCTTGTGCCATCGATGTAATTCCTGATTTGGATCACCGCCAGCTAACAAACGTTCTGCTAACTGACGCACACTATCATCACACTCAGCCGACTTTAATAAGGACTCCATCGTTATATGATCGCCAGATGTAATTATTTCATCCGCGACTACATCTTTAGGCGCGTGTTCTTTCCAGAAGATATGCCCTGTATCCCCTACAAGCTTCTCCAAACGATGTATTTCTCCCGAAAGAGAATGCTCGTACTGAAAACGAACAAGAGGTTTGCATATTTCCGCTGGAATTGAATGCTGTTCCGCATGAGATTGAGAATCTTCGTATACGGTATAGTATTCACGAATGCAATCTTCAATGTCCGCTACCGTTCCAATAAACGGCCAATCAATAAACGGCCTTCCAAGTAACGTGTTTTTCTTTATTTCCAAGGAACCATCTACACTACTAAGGAAGTACATGTACTTATCCTCCGGCTCAGAAATACTTTGCATACATGTACTTCCAGGAGAAAGAACACGAAGCGGCTCGTCTTCCACGTGAGATTCGTGCAGATCGCCGGTGATTAACAAACCTAACCCAGGGAGCCAATTATCCACATCCGACAGCTTTCCTTGCGGGAGAGCACGTTCTCCCATCCACTCTTCCCACACTTGATGCATCACTAGAATTGTCTTCTCAGGGGGAGACTTAAGCGTCTCCGCTACGTAGCTTAACTCGTCCTGAAGACGTTCCTTCGCCTGAAAATCAATGCCTGCTATCGTGTAACCCGCTACCTCTATAAACGGATCAAGAGACGTTGCCTCATTCCGATGCAAATGAATGGCGTGTTTTGACAGAGATGCCCACGGCATTTCTTGATATTCATGCTGCCCTTGTATAAACAATGTTTTAATACCGGCAGCACCCAGCTTTTCAATGCCCTCTTGTAGTTTTACAATTGGGCCTGAGCCATTAATCTGCTTGTCAAGAATATCACCTGCTAAAATGACAACCTCAACCTCAACAGCAATTGCTCTGTCTACGATTTGCTCCCACGCAAAATATGAATCACCCTCGATAGGGCGGTTGCTCCAAGTACGTTTCTTCAAGTGAAGATCGGACGCGACTAAGGCAAAGTAATCACCCATCTCAATCCTCCTAAATAGTGGAATTTAAACTATGGTTAAACCTATTGTCACACCCGTACCCGAAGTTGCAGACCGGTACACTATAGCCCTACTCAAAATTGAGCGTCTCGGTCCCGACGAAATAGACATTGATGATATGCGGAAACAAATAGATTATTACAGAGAAGGACTAAAACTAGAAGACCCTGAATTAGCCATACTCGTAAACGATCTATATGAAATAAACGGCAAAATGTGGGATGCCGAGTACGCTATCCGCAAAGGCCAGGACGAAAATCTAGGTCTTGAAGAGATCGGACGACGTGCATTACAAATTCGGGATCTTAATCGAATCCGAATGAAAGTCAAAAACGATATCATCGAACTAACGGGCGACGGATTTAAAGACTGCAAAATGAACTACGCAGAGTAATTAAAAAATCATTCGACATAACACACCAAGCGCCTCCCTGCGCAGCGATATACCTTGCTAAATATCTAACTTATCAAGCTTGGCAATAGCCTGCTCGACCTCAGCTACAAAGTTCTCGCCTACACTAACATTTCCAGTTAATATTGCCTCGCATTTCAAGCACCGAGTTCCCCCAATTCCTTCATCATAATAAGCCTGAGAAGAACTTGCCAAAAAACCACATTGATCACATTTAAAACGAGGAGCACATTTATCTTTGTGAAATTTACAAGCCGTATATTCGACGTGCTTAAATCGAAATGTTTTACCCGCAGTAGACAATATTCCTTTCGAAATTAAATGCTCACACCAAAAACGAAAAGGGCCAGCACAATCGATAAAAAACTCGCCTGGCACTAAAATTTTGTTGCCTGCGGGGATCTGTGTGGTTACCTGCTCGTCGTGCTGCTCGCCGTTATTGGAATAAACCTTTCCAACTAAGTGATAACAATTTTCTACGGCAGACCAACCAAAAGACAAAGACATAAGAATGCCACCATCCTCATGCTTGGTTACCTTCCAAGGATCCGATAATACACACACCTCACTAGGTTTACTCATACTGCCTCCTCCAAACAACAACCTACATGTTTTATAAACTCCCACTTCTTTTTAATTGTAGGAGTATCAAAATTAGCGGGAATACGTCCCTTGTGCTTAACATAATACATAAATGTTTCTGCGAAATCTTCCCCTGCATTATCAGACGCATAATACGTGACAAAGTCCTCGTCATCGTACTCAGAACTACTGTCGTCATCATGCGACATGCCAAAAGCGTCCCTGAACTTCGCTGATCTTATAATACCGCGATGACAATCAGCAACAGCATGCCCGTACTCGTGTCTAATGACATCTCTAACCGGAAAAGTATCCCCATAGCACGCCGTATTAAACCACCTAATTATAGACAACTTAGGAATAACAATATCGCCGCTACCGCGATAATACTGCCAACCGTAGGCAAGTCCCCACAAGGTTTGACGTACATTAATGTCTGCTAACTTTTTACTCCAGAATCCTAGTCCCTTAAGATCCGCTTTTACCGTGCGGAGTGCTGATTTAAACGACGCAGCACTCGTAACAGAAGAACGTTTAGTCATAACTAAGTTACCCTCGTTATTCTATTTCGGGAGAGCTACGCTGTACGCGAAAGCACCCGAACATCAGATAAAGTTTCTACCCAAACGCGAGCGCCACAACTTAACGGCTTGTCCGGGCTGTAAATCACAACAGAAGGTCCTTCTATTTCTACAACGTGTCCATACAGATTCTGTTTTCCTCGTTTTACTGTAACAATTGGAAGATCCGTTCCGTTCTTTTTATTAGCGCGAATATTATGTTGATTCACATGTATTCGAGTTACACCGCGCTTCCCTGCATACGGAGATGTACTAGATTTACATTTACGGGTGGAACAACTCGTCAAAGTCAATTTCTTCTTCGTCGTCATCGTGTATGACTCCCATTACTTTAAGTAATTTATCAGGAAGACCTAACCCTTTGAGCGTCTGATAAGTCTGCTCTTTGGTTCTCTGTACCTCTTCCTCTTGTTTAGCTTCCAAAGTCTCAGGGTCTAAAAAGGCACTATTTAATGCGAGCGCTGCGACTTTAAAACAAAGCAACCGGGCTTTAACACACTTATCGGAAGTCCAATCTTCCTCGAATGTTCTAAAGACCCAGTCCCAACGTTCCCGTACTGCACGCATTGTCATCCACGTACGAAAAAGCGAAGGAACAGATACCCGCATAAGAGCATCGTTACCCAAACTAGAAGGGGTTACTAACATCGGACCAAGAAACGGTTCTTCGTCCTCAGTAGCCCCAAGTCGCTCCGCCTCTTCATTTACCCAATCCTCGTGGTAAGTAATCCAGTCAGATACACTTATTAATATACGGTGCATGCTCAAAGGAGTACTCAAATCACTTGGGTATGGTGGACTATGGTCCCAACTGCCTAAATTTTCAAACGCCATCGTTGTAATTACCCTTTCTGAGCTAGCATTTCTTTCAATTCCGCTAACTCCTTAACAATAACATCCAATTTTTCGTTAACATCATGCCGCCACGACTTAGTACTCATTTGTCGGCTAGGGGTTGCCTGTGATGAGTTACCTCTGCATATACCGGCAGTTCTGTAGAAACGCCGCTTCTTCTTATGCAGCTCGTTTAACATACTCGCTGCGGCATCTGTTGTGTCTTTCCAAGACAACAACATAGGAGGATACGCAAATGTCTTTCCAATGTGTTTAGCAATTGCGCCTAAGTCTTTGTTTGAAGGCGCCACTTGCAGGTGGTAATCAGTGTTGTGCCTGAGATCAACCGTCGGCAAGCCTAGGTCTTGCGAAAGGCGACAAGGGTCTTCTGGATTTATCTGTATAAAAGACAAACGACCGTTATATACGCTGGGGACGTTCAGGACCCCGAGGATTCCCCCCGGCGGAGAGGGCTCTACCCAAAACACTCGTCTACTAATAACCCCCGCACAATCCGGTCCTCCAAGCGTTGACCACAGCGACTCCACCTCTTGCACGCAACTTTCTAACGACGTGTGCGATACGTCATAAGAAACAAAGCTAAGTGTGTCGAATTTTTCTAGGTTAGTTAAAGTAGCCGACAATGTTTCCTGTATTTTCATTACAGCTCTTGCGTTGCAAAACGGACACGCAGGAAGACGACACGGCACTAATCGAACGTTGAGCCCAACCGCACCATCCACCGCAGAAGAAACCAACACAGGAGGACAGTTACGAGCATAGCCAAACTTCTTGCCGTCCAATGCCGCATACCCAGCTTCTTTCATTATTGCTAACCAGTTACGCCAATTCCGCTGCACCCCCTCTATAAAAGGAACAAAATTCTTATTCTTTAGAGAAGCTTCAAATTTTTGTGGGGCCATATCCTTTAAAGACAACGCCGCCGCAATCCGTTGAGGTGTTGGTTCTTGTGGTGCCATAGTGATTTTAAAATCCGCCATATCCCCTCCTTCGTTACAGCTGAAAAATATTGTCTACATCGAGCGAGTCGAAAGAAACATAAGAATACCCCGCTTCCTTGAGTAAGTCACCAAATTGGCGAAGATGTTCAGGAACGGTTAACGATATAAGGTTCTTAGCCTTATTGTCTTTAACGTACAGAAGGGCAAAAGAAGAACGAGACTTTCCGTTCTCCTCCCTATGTTGCTTCTGCATGGTCCACTGCTTTGACTTTAGCTCCATTGCTTTTACTCGCTTTCTTAACGTTTTCCGCTACGTTAGTTCCACGTTTCATCATCCAAGATTCCGACTCAATGTTCTTAAACCAATCCTTCACGGTTGGGATCCAACCAAGGTCCTCCTTTACGTGCTGCTCGCCGATAAATCGAACAGGCACCTTACGTCCTTGTGAATTAACAATGGTAACACCAAAGATACTTTCGCACATGAAAATACCTTCGGTATGATGTCGTAAAGCTCGATGACGAAAGTCAGCCATGTGTGCCTTTGACTCGTCAAACCAACTATGGATGGCAACGTAGTCCTTTACGTCACCACCCCACTTAATTACAGAGCTTTCCGCATGGTGATATGGGTGTGCCATGTTAGTCCTCGTAACTTCCGCTCATGCCGAAGTCCTCTACCGAGTACGTTCGAATCATGTGAGAACTGTCCCAACTTTTCTCTTTCAAATCAATTTTGAAAGTGCCAAAACTTCCCTCGTTAATTTCCCAACCGCCCGGAAGTCTCTCGTACACGAAATCTTCGATGAAGTCTTCGACAGTACCATCGACTTCTTGTCGTTTCCGGATACCAGTTTCCAAATCCAACTCCTGCCCACCAAAAGTCTTCCATCCCGGCAAAAAATCAGTACTAATCGGCGGCTGCGGCGAGTGCTCCTCCTTCTCGTCTAAATAACTAACGGTCTCGATACAACCGCTGTCCCCCTGCCCATCGTATTCTACCTCCACAAAACGAATATCCCTCGCCAAAAGCAGCTCGCACATCCTCATAAAGAGAGGTTTAGTTGCCTTCTCTTTTTCCGCTTGTCTAACCGTCTCTTCCTCGCGATTCTTTCTCCATCGTGCCTCAAGCTCTTCCCGTGTTAATTCAGTCATTGTTAATTTCCTTCAGTTTTGATTTTTTAATAACAATTATATGAGTAGGATCTTCAGTTTCTGGGTCCGCCCATACGATTACACGTAAGTTACCCTCGTTCATATCTAAAGCCACGCCATTTGTAAGACCGTAACAGTCCTCTGTGAAATCAATATAAAGCTGGCCACCTCTGTAGTAAGTGAGGCTAGTGGGAGTAGAACGATGGGGATGATACCCAGGCTCTTGCTCAGTAATCATCACACCCCCCATTACGAAATCTTTAACTGCCATTATGTGTGCTCCTATAAAATTACCCCGTCGCCTTCGCAATTGACACACTCGGGATTGATAGGCCAGTTACCAAACTCTAACTCTTCGTTGTCAGTGCAATGTCCTTGTGGCCAACACCGCTCGCATCCGTGCGTCGAGTTCCACTTTTCAAAAGCATCAGCTTCAGCTTTAGCTAAAGCTTCCCACCAAACTTTCTCTGGAAAAGGTAGCCGTAACTCGTAAACAGGCAACTCACCCTCGGATCCTTCGCAATACCCTGAAACCGTTACATATTTGCCATACGTATCAAAACAAGCACCACAGTTGGTATATCTGTAAACTCCTCTTTTTATATACTCCTCAGCACTCACGTTCTCTGCCGTACGTGGCCACTCATAACACGTCCTAGCCAAGCTATCTACAGAATCAATTGTTGTCATGCTTCTACCTCCTCAAAGGCGTTCTCCAAGTTACGCCGCCGTTCAAAAAGGGGAGGCGCTACTAAACCTTTCTCAGCCAAGTTAGCAATGTGTTTAGAATGATCACCTTGTTTTGCTAGGTCTTCTAGCTGAGCTCGGATGGTTGCCTGACTACGTTCATCAGCCTCGCTTTGTCCCATGTGCATATCGAGGTATGCACATCCAAAGGGGGCTACTGGATGTACCGTACAACGACCATCGTCGTCTAGAAAAGTACAGCTACCGTCTGCTTTCTGCGCTGGAACCATAGAAGGGACAGCTAAGAAATTACCTTGCAGAACTACCTTCGCACCATCACTGGCACGGAAATGTTGTTCGATCCATTCATCAGTAGCTTGGGCACCCAGGTGACCCGCAATAGCCTCAACATCTCCGGGAATTAATGCTCCCGGCATATGACGACAAGCAAGCTTACACTCGTTACAAGCACAAGTCGTCCTCTCAAACCGATCACGTGTCATTTCTTACTCCTTGCCAAAAGAATTCCCTCCATCCTAGCTGGGATTACTACGCCTGCATTACAAACGTCGCAACAACGATAATCCTCGTGCTCTGTGTCGATTGCGTCGCCATTTACATCTACTGCAACCGGGTAAGGGTTATGTCCCTTATCCCAATACATCTTGCCCTCTGGAGTGTAATGTTTGTCAATTACGCCACCACAAATACAACATCCCGTTTTCATCACTTCTCCTCCTTCTCTATTTGGTAATCCTCGTTGTATAAACGACATCATTCATCCTCCTTTGTGCACTTTAAAGCCTGAACCATGACATGATGTCCAGTACCTAGTTCCGTCCGCAGACTCAGCAATCCCGAACCCGACCTGATTATGTCCCCCTAACAAATTCGCATTGTGCCCTCTGCTGTGTATCCACGCATTCATGGCAGAATTTGCTGATTTCTGCCCCACCGCAATATTTTCGGCGACGGGATAATGTGAGTGCTTAAAATAGTGATGCTCGGCCATATATTCTGACCACTCCTGAGCCGCACGACATAATTCACCATTAAGAATCTGTGGTCGCAGTCCGTTACGACTTCGATGCTTGGTATGTACTTCATACATCTGTTGAATGTTAACGTTTTCCATCAACGTTAATTCTTGTCCGCTCCAATCCCCAGCTTGGGCTACACTTGCGACGAACAATACCAAAACCATAAGTAAAACCTTCATCGTCCGCTCTCCTAGATATTGTGAAATAAGATGGTTCATCACTTCTACTAACTAGCAAGTCATTTCGAAGGCTTAGCCTGATCAACTGAAAAACTACCCGCTATGTACGAAGCATCGGTAGGCAACGGGAAGTCGCTTGATTCAACTATGTCAACCGCTTCGTCCAGATCGGACGCCTGAACCTCAACGTTCGCAGACATTTCCCAGGACGTGGAAATCTTAAAAATCGGCATCACTCGTCCTCCTCAATTTCGTCTCCGTTCTCATCCGCTTTAAACTCTCGATAATCCCAATCGCTCACAACACAAGCCCGGCCTGTTGGAGACGGGTCACCGTCAACATTATCTATTTCGACAGTAATCCCCTCCTCCTCCAACTTGCGTTCATCGAACCCCCACGTGGCGGGATCTCCACAGTATTCAGTGAGAAGTTCCTTGTTGCAGAGCTTGTCTAGTGCCTCGTCAAAACTGTCTGCCGGAACTTTGAAGTTGGCATATATCGTGAACGAGGTCTTTACTTCGTATACCGTCTTTGTAGCTACGTCACTCATCTCTTTCTCCTTCGTTAAATAGCACTATTGAACTGTCAAACATCGTACGGACCTCTCGTGAACTTGGCGGGATCCACATAGTTTTGCAGGTCTCGCATGGCAATCACCTGACAACCCTCATGGTGTAAGTACTCCATGTGTTGTTTAAAGTCCGCCACAGACGTGCTTATAGATACTTTCTCTTCTGGCACGCCGTGATAACACAACACAGTAATCTGCTTGTTAACCGCTTGCGAAACAGCCCACTTTACGTCATCAAAAGACATGGCAGAGCCATAGTACAACGTAATTGGTATTAGCAACGGGTGATCATGTGTTATGTCGTAAGTCGGACCCCGTGCTCCGCAATTACCATCTTCAAAACGAGAATCAACGTTAAGGGTTCTCCAAAACCCTTCCTTTGTCTTAAACTCACCATCAACCCCCCGTCTCGCAAACAAGAAATTCTTCTCTTGTACTACTGACGCTACCAAAGGATTGTGGTGAAATCCGGGGTAACAAAAAGACACTGGGGGAGAAATACCTCGGTCTGAAAGACACTGATGAAGATCATCAATCTCTTTGGCAACTTCCCAGGCCTCACACTCCAAAAGGTTTGGATGTCTAAGTGTGTGATTACCAACCTCAAAGCCAAAACTGTCTAGCTGCTCTACCTCCTCCCAAGTTAAAAAAGCCGCAGCATCCGCACGGTGTTTCCACCTTCCAGGGATGAAAAACGTAGCTCCAAAACAAAAACGTTGCAGTAGTGGAACCACTGTATGAAGGTCTGATCTATGCCCGTCATCAAAGGTCAACACCACCAACTTGTCCGGTATTGGCTGGAGCATCGTGTTTTCTCCGTAAATAGTGCTATTTAAGCAATCTAGCGGCAGCATCTACGAAATGTGGATTGTAGAGATCGCCCAGATAGCGCTGTGCGTCAGACCACGTTGTCTCGTGATCCCTGATTGCCAAGACCTGCTGCTGCGTCTCCTTGGGAAGGTCATCCCAATCGAAGATGCCAGCATGGGGGGTAAGAAGAGCCATTTGTCTCTTTGTAAGAGAACCATACATGGTCATTACTAACTCCTTCGTGGTTGTAACTTAAAACTTTACCTCCTACAATAACTTAACGCGTCCCTTATACTACGTATAAGAACAGGGAGTCTTTTTTCTCCCTGTATCTTAAGTAAATTACTTATCTGTTAATCTTCGCCAATTCCATATGGATTTACGTAGTAAATTACCTTCTTATTGCACAGTAACATATGCTATGTTACTATAGTAAATAGGTGTTACTGTTCTTCACTTACTTCCGTGATGTAAGGTTCTGTACTTCTAGCTTCCACAATAGCTTTAATACCTTGCTCCTTGTGATATCCCGCTGTAATTACACCAGCTAACGGATCCCACAAACATCCGAAGTCTATTACAGTGTGTCGCCCCTTGGTTAATGGGTATATTCTGTGAAGAATAATACCCGCAGGTAAGCTGGCACTTACTGAGATACACAAAGGCTCTTTTCCTTTGTATTCTGCTAAAATTTGCTCTATATCCCCTATTACGCGCTCTATATCCAGATAAGCATTCTTTGGCGAGACCTCTACAAATTCCCAATAATGTAGGGGTAAATTTGTATTTGTATTGACCTTCCTTAGATGGGGTGGACCAACCAGCAACACCTTTCGTGTATTTACTGCGTTTACAACGCAATAGAGATGTCCGTTTAAAGCAGCTTGGTGAAATACATCCGAATCTACCCAATCGACGTAATCTAGGCCTGCGGCTTTAACTTGCGTGTTAATTTTGTCTCCCATGACCCGCAGGGCTAATCCCTGCATGCCCATAACGTAATCTGGCTGTTCCAGCAAGATTTGGCGTAGTTCTTTGCCCATTTCTGGGAAATACCTGTGCCCGTCTCGATTACTACGGCTTCTCGCCCCTGCAATCGCTTGCCATTCGCCATCACCCCAACGACTAAATGTGAATGCGTCCGACGGATCTTCGATTCGGGTCAGTATGTCTTGCAGCCCCAGTGGAATTCGTTTAATCATGCTCGCCTTTCTTATACGTAGTATAAGGGACGCGTTAAGTTATTGTAGGAGGTAAAACTTTAGTTTTTTACCCCCCATTGTGCAGAAAATGTGCACTCCAGTGTGCGTCCCAAGTGCGTCCTCAGCCCATTGTGCAGAAAATGTGCACTCCAGTATGCAGAAAATGTGCAGAAAATATGCAGAAAATGTGCACTGGAGTGTGCGTTCCAAGTGCATTACAAGTGCGTCCCAAGTGCGTCCTCAGCTGCGTCCTAGCTGCGGCGCTAGTACAAACCCCGGTAATTAGCTGCGGCGCAGTTGCGGTCTAATCGGCTAATATATGACTCCCTTTTTGTCCCCCCTAAAAAAGTACCAGGGTTTGTACCAGAGAAAAAAAACACCGCAAGCGCATGGTAGCACTTGCGGTGTTCATAGCTGGACGTGACTGCCTTACCTGCACCCCGCCACACCTAGCCTTGTCATGACTAGACTGCCTCGACTGTCCAAGCCCTACCTAGCCAAGCCACACCCCACATCGCCTTGACTGCCGTGCCTGGCCTCGCCTGGCCTCGCCATGAGCTACGCTGCCCGACCATGCCTGCCGAACCCGTCCTTACCAGTACCCGACTCACCGCAACAGACCTCACCGTGACTGCCTGTCCAGACCCCACCCAGCCTAGCCCAGCCTTTCCCCGCCTTGACTGCCTTGCCGTACCTGACCTGAACCCGCCTTGTCACTCCCGAACTAGCCGTGACTGCCGTGCCCGAGCCCGCCCTACCTAGCCAAGTCTGAACTTGCCATGACTGCCTCACCATGCCCGACCCAGCCTAGCCTAGCCTAGCCCGACCTCGCCGAGACTGCCAAGTCAGACCATACCCAACCAAACCTTACCGTACCCCACCAAGCCCCGACTGCCAGAACCAGCCACGACCAGCCATTACATATCCCACCATTCCGCACCAAACCGGACCTCGCCTCGCCCTGACTGCCAAACCACGCCCGACCCAGCCTAGCCTAGCCGTTCCAGACCAAACCCTGACTTGACTGCCAGGCCTTGCCCGCCCCGGACTTGCCTCGCCCGTCCGTGACATGACTGCCCTGCCCTACCAGACCCCACGCTGCCTTGCCCGACCTCGCCCCGACTGCCCATCCAGTCCACGCCTCTGCCTCGCCCGAACCAGCCACGACTGCCTCGCCCCACCTGAACATGACGTACCTAGCCTAGCCGTACCTCGCCTTGTTTTAAGGTGTCAACCTTCTTCTTCTAGCTCAAGCTCATCAGTAGCCTCAAAAATAGCGGCTAGAGGTAACTCATTCCTAAACAACAAATAACGTCGTCGCCAGGAAATAAACTCTTTTCTCGCTTGTGCCACCACTATTTGACTTTTTTCATTATCATTTACGACACTTTCAAACGAAGTGTAGACTTGACGAGGAGATTCCTCTTCGTCGTTTTGTACCTTTATGTTTAGCCAAGCAGGGACAAAAGTTTCATCTCCACGATGATCAATTATCTTAATCTCAATCGAGTTGATAATGTTTCGTGCTTGGTGCAGACGATATTTCTTCGCTGCTTCTGTGTCGTCCCACTCAAACAAAGCGTGACTTTCACTATGTGGATGAGTAGCTACCCAGTTTAAATACTCGACAGGGGTGACTTCCTCCCCTGTCTCTTGGCTAAGCGATCGAATTTCAGGACCCACCAATTCGGCTACCGCATCTGATAACGGACGACCCTTCTTCGCTTGATACTCAAAATTAATTGCAGCTTCCATGAGTTCTCCTTTTAAAAAAGCCCCTAGCCCGGAGGCTAGGGGCTTATAACGAAAACAGAATTATCTACTTGTTGTCTTTAGTTAGCTCGTATTGAATACTGTTGAGGTCTACTTCGTACGCGCCGTATTGACCGCCCTTCTCGTTTCTCCATTCTGACAGGCCGACAAATTCCCCGGCATTTCGAAGGAGTTGTGTCAATTCTTCCGGCCCGATAATCTCAGACTGGTGAGTAATCGCAATATCTATGCTCCAGTTTGAATAGTGAGGACGATATCGCAAGTCCGTTTGGTTTTTACCGACTTTAACCGGGACTTCCCCAGAAACAAGAGTTTCAAATTTAATGGCAAGCTCGTTCCCATAAGGACTTTCTACCCGTATATTACAGTTGGTATCTGTCATAACGGCCCCGCACGACTTTGCCGCACGAACCATGCCCTTTCGGATACCCGCGCAAGCTACCCCGTGAATAGCCGTGCAATCTTCGTACCGGATGGGACGCATAATAGTCTCATAATCTGCGTCGATGTCGCCCGTGTACGGCTGATCTTTCATGTGAGGATTGGAGTATTCTCCAGTCACAAAGTCGTACTTGTTGTTAAGGATGTACATGCTGTCAAAATACTCAGCGGCGGGATCTTTAGCAGGTCGCACTTTCGACGCAGCGTTCTTCGGCCCCATTGAGTCCAACAACTTCTTTTTTGCCTTCGTGCCTAAAGCATGTACGATCAGATCCGTTTTTCCATATAGGGTAGCCCTGTAGATCGCCTTCTTCATTGCCGGTATTACAATACGCGTCTTTTCAAAAGGATCCTTTCTCTGTGAAGTTGCCTTCTTTGCTGTCGATACTTTTCCGTTCTTTGCTATTTTTGCTTTAGTAATTGTAGCCATGTTGTTTTTCCTTTGCGCATAAAAAAAGCCCGGAGTATCGACTCCAGGCTACGAAGTAATTGAATTGATTTAAAGCGACCCCGGTAGGTCACCTGGAAGGAGACTTAAGGTTAATACACCTACCGGGGTCTTCATGTGCCTCTTCCTGCAAGCAATGCGGAAGATTAAGTTTTGCCAGCAGGCGAGTACATTGTCCCAATGTTTGCTCGCCAAAATTGGTAATACGTAGTAACGCATCTGCGGTTTGTTTCGTCAAGTCCTCCACAGTAAGAATTCCGGCCTCCTCCAGGCAATTTACCACACGAACCGGTAAACCAGTATCCGCTAGAGATGTATCTAACCATTCTTTTTGCCTTAGAGTCTCTTTTTCACTCGTCGACATAAACTGGAGCCATTCGTTTTCCGGTGGTTTCCGTGTCCTGCGTTTACTAGGCCCAAATCGCTGTACCATTTTCGAATCCTTTCTATATGGTTACTTTATCTAATTTTCCGTGAAGTTAAAATAATAACGTGGACTGTGTTGAAATTCCAGTGAACCAACAACACTATCTGTTTTACGTGTTACAACCACGTATGGGGCTCCAAAGCTAGTTACCGCAAAATCTTCTTGAAGTTGTTTCGTATCCCATACTTGTCCGTATTCTGCTTCAAGTCTTGCGCGTTCAGCATCCTCGTCTGAACTTTCTACTGCTGTATTAATTCTATTAACTTCACTTCTACGAATAGTTTCAGTTGGATCGTGACTCATGATTTAAGCTCCTTTTTTGTTTTAACAATGTCCAAATTCAATAGAGCCTCCTAGGCTTTCCACTTCAAAGGGTGTTAACCCCAGGCTTTTACCACGTCCTGTGACAATTTGATGACTACAGTTAGTGCATTCCCATAAATCTCCCATCCAAAACGTAGCGGGGAATACTCCTGCCGCTTTGTCGTTAACGACCTGCTCATTCTTCTTACATTGATACTCTTGTTTACAGTTGACGCAAATGGGTCTACCCATAACTATCTCCTTACATGATGATCCCCATACTTTGAACCAACAACACCTCCCTCAGGCATCTCTTTGGTTTCTGTAATTTTATCAATAACACTCTGCCCAATTCCAAAGCTTCTCTTTATGTGGTCTTTAGCTAAAACTCTTGCGTCTTCTTTGTTTTGTGCTTCAATAAATAATACTCTGGGGCGATTGTATGCCGTTGGGCATTGCGTCCACACCACCTCATATTCTTTTAAATCTGCCATTTAATCCTCCTATAAAAATACCCCGCAATAAGCAGGGTATTTACTTCTAACTAACGTGGTTTAAATAGTACTATTTAACATATGGCCATCGTTCTTCTAACACCTCGTTAATATTTAAGGTGCGATCCAAACTAATAAACTCACCTAGCCATCTACCGTACTTCCCTCGTTTCTGTGTCCGTAGGTACAATCGAGGGTCGCCCTCGGTCGCTTGCTTCAGAAGGTCACGAAATACCTGTGTAGCTTCATGGAAATCTTCTTCGCCTCTTTCTGGGGTATCTACCAATAGAAGTCGTATACGTAGCTTCTGGAAGGTATGAAACCCTAGGTCGACCATGACATCTACTGTGTCTCCGTCTACGGCTCCCATTTCGTACTTGCTCTGGTCGAGGGTGCAGAAATATTCGTGCATGTCAGGTCCACTCCTCTGCTTCTTTCCATAGGCCGCTAGGTCTAGGTAATGTTTGCCCTTGATACTTGTCTGATTCGTAAGGCGTAAAATCACCCATAAGAGGCTCGTAATAGATCTGGCAAATACGTACGCCAGCGTAGATTCTAACCGGTCGTACGACGCTTAATTCTAACGTCCATGTTCCTTTAAAGCCAACATCTCCGAAACCTGCTGTTGCGTGAATGTTGATTCCTAGCCGTCCTACACTACTACGCCCTTCGATGCCTGGAATCAAATCCGCTGTCTCTGTGTACTCTACAGTTGATCCTAGGTATATTTCTCCGGGGCGTAGCAGGGCACCCTCCGTGGGTATCTTAACTTGAAAACTGTCGTGTTCTTTTGCCATGTCCAGCGGCATGTCATCGTGGGCATAAGTCACTAACGTATCCGCTAGTCTTAGGTCGTAGGAATTAGGGTTAAGCTGAGATTCGTCAAACGGATCAATAACTATTGAACCGTCCCGCACTCGTTTGAGTATTTCTAAGCCGCCTAGTTTCATTGCTGACACCACCAATTAAAAATTCTCGCCGCCCACGTTCAATGACGAGGACGACGAGAATGAACGCAATACATTAATTACCGTTAGCTCAATTCCTTCTCAGCTCTCTTTAGAAGATGTGTTGCAGCACATGGGCCAACACGATTAACAAGACACTTCATGTCATCATATGCAGTTAGAATTTGCTCTGCACTGTGCGTAGTTGCCGAAGGAGCCGTCGTTGTGGCTTTCCTAGCCGCTGTAATTCTTTTCTTTGCCTTAGCTGGGGCCGCACTCTTTGTTTTACTCTGTGTCTTCGTTGCGTTGCCTTTTGCTTTCATGTAATCACTCCAGATCTTGCTTGAGTAAGTTTGAGAACAACCAACTGTTTTAGCTACGTTGACATTAGTCATAGTCGGGTTATCCATACGCAATTGAACAACCTTAGTAGCTTTGTTGCCCTTCGATACGTCTTCTGCCTTCGTTAGTGTTGAAATACTTGTGTTTACCATTAAAAAGTCCTTAGTAGCTGAACTACGATAACTAACCCACCGTCCGTGTTAAAACTCCACTCCGTTATGCCTCTATATTTACTGGTTAAAATTTCATGTCAAGCCTCCTCAGTTATATTATTTAGCGAAAATGCGGTCCTTCGTACCACGTTGCTAATTTATAGCACGTTCCGTGTGTAACAGGAATAACCTTATACTTTTATTTGCCACAGACTCTGCGTATTAAATAATGTTACTAGGGGTTAAATTGGTAGGGACCTGTCAAATTACCTGGGTTTAAGTTTGTTTGAACCCCCGCTAAGGATTTACGTGCAGCTTTACTCACTTTATCCGCGTATACATTCAAACTAACTGTGTCTCGCGGTATCCAGTGCCAATGCAGCAAAATACCGTGTCTTTGAAAGCCATCGAATATTTTCCACAGCACAGAATTTTTCTTAGAAGTAAATAATTTTCTACTGCCCTGTTCCTTGCAGTATTTTGAGTCGGTAACAATGTGAACTTTTCTGAAACGGACGTTACCAGATTTTTTACGTTTAGTAAGCTCAGCAGAAGCATACCAATTAAGGGGCTGTAGATAAGCCATCATCTCCGCAAAATTAACCGTTCCTCGGTTCATGGCCCCTAGCCATACACGCCTTTCTAACGTAGCACGTTCAATTGAAACAGAGGCCCACCCACTTTCACGAGTCCAATTAGAGCCAGAACCGTCTCCTATTATTAAAAGATCCCATTCATCCGGTTGAATATTTAACCTACTCAGAAGCTCCTCCAGAGACTCCTCCTCGTTCTTCAAGTTCTTTTTTGACTTGCTCAAGTTCTGCTTTCCTTTCGTGGAGGGCTTGTATAGTTTCTTCTAGGTCTTCGCGAATTGCGTTTCTTAGTAGAAATGCCCGATCAATCATATGAGCTACCGCCTGGAGTGTAGCGCCTATAGACCCTATAATACCTGCCGGTTCTTGTTGTGCGCCCTGCGGTCCAAGCCATATAGCTTTATTCAAGTCAGGCGCGTCATTTAACGACCCGTAATAATCAAAAGACACTAGCACAGAGCGAAGAACATCTGAATGCTCCATGAAGGCTTTGTCGATTGTCGGGTGAAATAGTTCAACAAGTTGACTATCAAACATAACTCCAGGTTGCTTAGCATTAGAAGCTAGTTCAACTGATGGTGTATCGGTATCGGCCACGTTTACTCCTTCACGTCAGTGTCAAAAGAATCTAAAATGCCGTCGAACGGTTTCGGCGTTCGCGACATCTTGCGTGTTATGTCGTTGCATATATTAGCTAACCGAGAAACTGCAAAAGCATACCATACTATATGTGTGGTTAGTATGTACCACCCAGATAATTGTAACCACGCTGGAACAAGTAGTACTATTACAGACAAAGCGGCTACCCAGGGAGACAAGCAAAAGGGACATACTAATAATTCCCCTAGCTTGTTCTCCCAGAGTTCCACACGTGCTCTGGCTCCAGCAAACAGTAAACTGTGATGCCAAATTTCAATAATTTGCCATGTGGCTAGAGCCGCAATAAACACGTCAAATAACATAATTATCTATCCTAGAGAACGAATCAGCATTATTCCTATAAGCCAACCGCCAATACCACAAGCGGGTATCATCCATTCACCGCTTACTATGAACGCACAAGCGGCACCCAAAGCTAAAAACAAAGTTGCCCCTGCGACTAGTACCCCAGTAGATTTCCCCATAAAGCATTTTACGTTCCCTCAGGAGTACGCCACTGAACCATTGCGGCTCTATTTGGAGCGTCTCCTTGCCCCTCAGACGCCATTAACTTGTCAATAGTCAATCCCAACGGATACTTACGCACCAAAAACTCGCCAGTATCAAACCCTGGAACTTCACCAAACAAATTTGTATGTCTGAGCCGCTTTCTCTTTTGATACCCCCACGGGTTACGACTTGGCATAGTGAAAATACTCCTGTCTATAGTGAAAAAATTATAGCGTGTATTACGATACATGCCATACAATTAAAGTTTACCCGCAATCTCACATTGTAGTCAAAATACCTCCCTTCTATGAATACTCAAACAAACCCAACATTAACTGCCCTCGAAAAATCCGAGGAAACGTTAGACCAAGTCGAGGCTGACCAAGGAGTTGACTTTGAAAACCTACTACGATCTTCCCTAGGGGAAGGTGTCAGGTGGTCTGTTGGAGACGACCAAATTACGAAACGATTAAAAACCGCTTCCCACGTTCTAAATAAGAGCGGATATCTTACCCTGAAACCGCTATTACCTTTACTGCTTGAAATTCGTGGAAAGCCTTATCATCTTCACGATCATTTTCCATTTGCTCCGTTTTTTCGTACACGAATGCCCCGTCGAACGCTGTTAAAAACAGGGCGACAAGTTTCTAAATCTACGTCTTTAGCTGCGCAAGGTGTTTTGTTCAGCAATTGTATTCCTTATTTCAGCACATTGTATATTACTCCTCTTTTTGAAATGATTCGTCGTTTTAGTCAGAACTACGTTCGCCCATTTATCGAAACATCTCCCGTAGTCGATCTTTTCATGGGTACTAGTACTATTAATTCAGTTTTACAGCGTTCGTTTAAAAATAGATCTCAAATGCTTTTTAGTTTTGCCTACCAAGATGCCGAACGTACTCGCGGCATCTCAGCGGACAAAAATGTAATTGATGAAGTTCAGGATATGGACATATCTTTTTTGCCTGTGATTCATGAAACAATATCTGCTTCTCAAGAGTGGGGACTGATTCAATATGCTGGAACGCCCAAGACAAATGACAACACGATACAAGTTTTATGGCAAGATTCCTCTATGGCTGAGTGGATGATTAAATGTCCACATTGTGCCCACTGGAACATCCCAGCATTAGAGTACGATCTCGTAGCTATGATTGGCCCTTACCACGCAGACATCTCAGAAAAATGTCCGGGTGTTGTATGTGCAAAATGCAGAAAGCCAGTCAACCCACGCCCTGCTTACCAAGGAGGAACAGGTCGTTGGGTACATCGTATAAAAGACAGACGCTGGACCTCCGCAGGTTATCACGTACCACAAATCATTATGCCAATGCATTATGCCGACCCTGAAAAATGGGAAATACTGGTAGGCAAACAACAGGGTAAAGGCAATACACCTATTAATGTATTTATGAACGAAGTTTGTGGGGAATCATACGATTCTGGTAGCAAACTTGTCAGCGTAACCGATATTAGAAAAGCGGCTTGTCTTCCGTGGAAACGAGACATAGACGAAGCTAAGGCGCACATAAATGAATACAGCTATAAGGTTGTTTCTGTAGACTGGGGCGGAGGGGGCGTAAAAGGCGGTAAATCAGTTATGGAGTATCAGTCTTATACCGCTATTGCGGTACTAGGGATGGGACCAGAGGGGAAAATTGATGTTTTGTACGGATATCGCAGCCTGCACCCCCACGATCATGTAAGAGAAGCTCGAATGATTTTAGGGGTTATGAACCACTTCCAGTGCAGTCATCTCGTTCACGATTACACAGGAGCCGGTTCGATTCGAGAAACCGTGATGAATCACGCAGGGTTGCCGCTGGCTAATATCATACCGATTGCATATACGGGACCTGCAAAAGGCAATGTTCTTCAGTTTAAGCCTGCAACCTCGCTCCATCCTCGTGAACACTTTAATATGGAGAAAGCTCGAAGTCTTAGTTACACCTGTCAATTTATTAAATCTGGTGTTCTCAGGTTCTTTACTTACGATTATATAAGTTCTGGTGAGCCTGGATTGCTACATGATTTTCTTTATCTCATTGAAGATAAGTCAGAAACAGGATTTGGCAGAGATCGGTATCAAATTCTTAGAGACCCAGCTGGTCCTGATGATTTTGCACAGGCAGTCAATATGGGTACTATGATGCTTTGCCACATGTCAGGACAATGGCCTAATCTGGCTGAGTATGAAAATGTATCAATGGGAGATGAAGTAAAGCAGGCAGTCCAACCAATAACTGTTAATGATTGGGAGGACGAGTGAGTTGTATTGCCGCTTGAAACACAGGAAATAGCTTTTTAATTTCTCTCTCTGTGGCCCATTTCTGCACAAGACTCAACGTCTGCTTTTCCCACGAACTTTGCTCGTTAAAGCAAGTAGCAAAGTCCTGTAGCGTAAACCACGCTAAAAAGTTTGGAATCACAGTTCTAAACGCTGTAGGAATATTTACAGGTCGCAATTCGTGGGCAGAAGGCGCTTTAATTAGATAGATACCTCTGCCTTTTATTATCTCGTCTTGTGACGATACAGTAACAGCTTTAAATTTTTGGTGTCGGGTCGGCTTTTCTATTGATATAGCAGGCCAATTGTGCTTCCAAAATTCTGTGGTAGTTGGAACACCCAACAAACGCAAGATACGTGTAAAAGCTGTATTATGATATTCATCGTACTCAAACACGAGTTTTGACACAGGATGTTGAGCCACAGGGGACAAAATCTGGTTGATACACCCGAACACTATAGACCACGCCCATGTTGACTCTAGGGACGTAGCTTGAAGTAATGAACTTACTACTTCAGCACGCCATCTGTAGGAACTACCGGCTGGACCCTCAAATTGATGTGAAAATAACTCTGGCGGAGTCTTCTCGTATTTGCCACGAACAATTTTACAGTTTTGTAACTGAAAGCCAGTTCCGTCCCACCCAAGTATGTCTTTGCCTTTCCAGATGTCAGGCTTATAAAAAGCCAACGCCAATTGAATAAGCCCCACACCACAAGGGGCTTTTCTTTCTGAAAAATAGCCGGAGGATTCAATAACATCCCAGATAGCTTTATTTAGCTTAGCTCGTGTACGCCCTTTCACACGAAACGGCATTGCGGAATCCTGTATAAATATTTCTCCCACATACTCCGGTAAACAACCGTCTCGAACGATCACACGGTCTACACGAATGTTACCGTCAAATAACGGTTTTTCCGTACTGTTTTGATACCACACTCCACCACGATCAGTATATGTATTGCTATTTATCGTAACAGAACGTGTGTAATGTTTAGCTTGTGTACGTTCCCACCCAATTGCAGAGCGGACTTCTTCCGCAAGCTTGGAGCTTAGATTGTTACATTCTAACAATAAAGTTGAAATTCGTCCTTCCGTTGCGTCTCTAGTTCGAATCCAGTTTCGTAATGCTTTTTTCCATGGTTTCGCCTCTCGTACAACTTGTCGCTCTATGTCCAACATAGATTTTTGATTCCGCACCCAATGACTAATGTTTCGTACGTCATATTTCTTAGGGCCAACGTTGATAACCAAATCTGCGTTTGTTGTCATGCACTGATACAACACACTAGCTTTTGGTTCCCACTCCCAGAACACTAAACGTTTACCGCTAAAAAGACCCCAGTTAGACGCATAAACGCCACCAGGATCGTCGTACCAAGAAACCAATGGTAATGGAGTTACACTAGTTAAAAAATGTCGTGTCTGTATACGGAAATTAGCTAACACGTCGCTCGTTAATATGACGTGACCACAATCATAATCAATAACTGAATGCAGTCCCGCAAAACCAGAAGACGCATTACTTGAGTTACTACTTCTTCCTCGCCTAGCGTAAGTCTGAAAAATTTGATCGCTGGTTTCTTTGCCTTCTCTACCTACAAATAAAATACTGGCCACGTTTCCGGGAGCCTTAAAGTACGGAATTACCAGCACATCTTCCCACCCTTTGCCTTTGAAAAACTCTGCCTTTCGATAGGCTCGATTCTTCCCCCCGTATACCCATAAACGTTTTACATCGGCGACGTGTATAATGCCAAACAAGCGGGCAGGCCCGTCTACAATACGAGAGATGCTCAGCTGACCAATGTTCAGCCCAAAGTGCGTTCTCAATTTAGACAACCCTGGGCTAGGACGACTTATATTATTTTGTGCCTTATTCCACAGCTTATTTGCTTTTTCGTGGGTTAAGACACATCGTTTGATATAGGTTTGAATCTCGCTCTCAGTTACGCTAGTATTATGTAACTCTGCGAGACGTTCGACTGCTACTGAAAGAGGGACGTTCCAAAGATGTGCAGCTAATTGCAGCGCGGAGGAAGACCACTGGCAATCCAAACAGTATGCCCATTCTTCGCCACTTTTGTTATCCTTATATATGGACAATGCTCCCTCACACAGAGGGCACAACGTCTGTACTGGAAATACCGGATTTGTTTGTGGCAACCCCAATGAAGGGGCAATCACCGGCCACGTTAACTGATGGAGACTCATGATGCCTTCAGCAAATGCTTTAATTATTGATGCAGCTAGCGATACAAATCGCGAAGAACTGGCTCGTATGGTTAAATTGTACGAGATTCCTGCCTTCGTAAAGCAGGCCAACTTAGATTTTACTATGAATCCTGATGGTATTGCTATTAATTCGTACGCAGATCCTGTACGTCAAAAGTTTGCGTGCCATACCGCTGCTGCTACATGGGTTTCAGGAATGTATTTCCACGAAAAGAAGGCCGAATATCACCCCAAAGACCGGCAACGTATTGAATCTAGGCTAGAAAATTACGTTAATTACTGGCGAATTCGTCCCGCTTACGACGCTTTAGTTAAACAAGCAAACGACCTGATTTCACAAGAACTTCCCGATTCTTCCTACGCTTACGTGTGGGTAGACGATCGGGGAGGTAAAGAAAGATATCTTCCGCTTAATTCCTCTATGAACATTAAGGCAGCCGCTGAGTGGCTGCATAAGTACCAAGACCGGTTACCGTTTTCAGACCGGAATGTTATTGCCAAAAAGATCCTGGAAAAGGCCGGTAATACTGGTACTAACTTAGGGGAGCAATTGGGCGAGCATACAGAAAAACAAGCAGGACACGGTATTCCCGATCCTGACGAAGTTATTTCTATGATTAAACAACGTGCTAATTTAGCTACAAAAGCTACGTATAAAGAAGAAATTCTTAAGCTAGCTTCAGCAGTAAAAAATCACGCACGTATTGCTTTACAACCAACAGAGCTCGTTAAGCTAGCGGAGACAATCGATATTATCGATAGTGCGTTGCATATCAAAGGCAAGTACACAGATAATATCCAACGCCCTGAAGACGTTATCTTCAAAGTTACTTTTACTAAAGCTGCATCAGAGCAGGCAGAGTTGTGCACTCTTCAAACCGGTAGTGTCTATAATAAAAATCAACTAGCCAAGTTAGCTAAAGACGATGTAGAGTCTTTGTTTGGCTCTGATTTTGCTAATGAAGTTTGTACCGGATTAGAGATTGATTCAGAAAAAATGGCTGAAATTGCACATACACTGCCCACCCCTGACGCAGAACTACTAGAGCATTTACTGGCAGAATCTGGACAAGACCCGGCTTTCGGGAAAACAGCTTCGCATGAAGGACCTCCTCAAGAGGTTCTAGAAGCTCTAGCTAAACTATACGACTGATGGGCTAAGCTCGACGAGCTTTTTCTTAGCTATTACCTCGTCTGTAAAGCACAGCTTGCACTTAGAGCAAGTTGTAAGTGTTACCCCGTTATCGTACGGGCACACTTGATTGCCCTTCGGGTCATATTTCATCACTGTCTTGCATTTGTCTCGAAATACGAGATCAACCTTGTAAGAAGCGATGTCATCGTCGTTCTCCATTAAGTAAGCTCGCCTAACATATCTACTACGCGGCGGAGCCCCTGTGTCTTTGTCACAGGACCACCACATGAAGAAATTAGGCTCTTTTGCCAGCTCTTTCAGCGCTGGAAGTATCTCGTCGCTACGCCAGCTCCGTGTATAGGCATAGAACGCAATATATGGCCTCCTACGGACGATCTTGAGCCATTTCCGTACGTAGGCCTCATTATAGAAGTCCCCGCTTACATGGACGCGTACGACCCTGGCAAAGATATTGCTCAGGGCCATACTCATATACTGCGAGAAGTCCTTCTCTTGGGACATTTGGTAGTTTTTGTAATGTGCATCCTTCACACTGGGCATTCGAAAGAAGCCCTTCATTGCATAGCATAATTTTCTACAGACCTCTGTGGATCCAACACAGATAGCCGCTAACGTAGGCAACGACCAACACCAAATGAGTTTCCCCAGCTTGGTATTACCCGCTGTTACTGACATTTAAAATCCTCCTCCGCAAATGCTTGAAGAAGATCCCAAATAGGCTCAAAGTTTTGACACCGGTCAAACAAGTCGCAGCTGTCTGTAGGCATATCCCCCCAAGACATACCTCCGCTTATCAGGACGTCATATTTCATTCCTGGAAAACGTATAGTACTCATATCTCGAGGTTCGTCAGCATCGCGCAAAATCTCAAGGCAGGCTTCAAGAATATCTTCTCGCACTTCCTTGGCAAGTTCCTTATCGTGTTCCTCCTCGCTTAAACTAGAAGGATCTTTCTCGTCCGATAACTCCATGCAGCGAAAATCGCTATTAAATGCAAGGACCTCCTTATCGGGTACTCCTTCTACTGCTTCTCTAATCTTTACTTTCCTCTCGTCAGTAAGTTGACAACGAGGAAGTGAAGTTAAAATAAGATCAGCTCCCATTATTCTTCCTCCTCTACTAGCCATTCAACTTCGTTTTTCAGCAGGCGCTCAATCAACGTTTGTCGAGCCTCCTCCTTAGCGTCTTCTTCCGATTCCGCATCCGAAGCAATCATTGTTTCTGCGTACACAAAAAATGTCATTTCTGTACCTTCTCATAAGAGACTCCGTCGTCATTAGCCTTTTGAGCGGCCTGCAATTGGTTTAAAGTCACAGCCTTTAGTTTCGCACCTAAGTTACACAAAGCTTCGTGGTACTTAGAGCTAAGATGATCAGACTCGAAATGATGACCAAACTCGTGAATCAATAGCGAGTCTAGATTTTCGGTTCCAACTGCGTACTTTGTGGCAAATGCTTTCTTACCAATCTTATGGACATTAAAGTCCAATTGTTTGGCCCCAAAAGCCGCAATCCAGGGTTTTCCTGGGAACCTCTTCATGCGGACAAACCTAACGCTGATTGCCACACCCAAAAGCTCCATACCAAGCACCTTGGAGTACTGACGAACCTCCACCATAGCTTCGGTTAAGTCATCCTCTGCAAGTACTTCCACTGGTGGAGATGTAGGATCGTCGCTGTACGCTCCTACACCTGCGGTAGGAAACTCTTGAGATGACGAACTTAATGTTCCAGCGCCTTTCAGATTATCTCGCTGCCCAGACGTAAGACCACGCGAAGGGATAATCGTGTATCCCTCACTCATGGCTACAGCGTTTGCCTCGGGGTTGGAGGGATCAAACGCCACACTTTTCTCGCCATACTTCTTAATGCGAAAAGTCTCAGATGCATCGTCATTACAACGCTTATCGGACGTAGCCTCATTGACCCACGCCGCTTGAGTATCTTCCTCGTCCAACTGCTCGTGCATGTTGTTAACAACAGACACGCGGACTTCCTTCAGGAACGAAGGCGTTACGTTGTCCCGCTCTGTATTGAGAGGAACCTTCTGCTCAACAGAAACATGCCACTTATCTCCTGTCTCAACGACGGGGATACCCATTTCGTAAAGCATAGGTACTTCGCCTATTTCAGGCTCATAGATACGAACTTCTGTTTTACGGCGGCTCTTCCGTAAATCTTCTCCGATCTCGGTAGGGATAGTTTCTTCCCACGTTGCGATAGGTTCGCGATGATGTATCTCCGCGCCGTTTACGCAAAGACGTAATCCTTCACGCACAATAAGTGTAGGTATGTAATCCAGCATTTCATCGAACTGTTTTTGATTACACATCAACTCCAACGTAACTCGAGTACCGTCCGCGTATTTTCGTCGCACATCCAGTTTTCGATCGTCATCATCCTCATTAAACTCAACAGTACCGCTCGTCGTCTCGATCTGCGCACTGTGGCAGAACGATAGCACCATCTTCTCGCCCAGGTTGAAACGACCGGCTTTTGTAGGATCGTCTTTCTTCATGGACGGTGCAAACATTGTCCAGGCGTCCGAAAGACGAGCAAAACCAGGACCATTGTCTGTTATAACTACCTCAACTCGAGAACGTCCTTCTAGATTTGTCGTAGTGATGAAACACTCCGTCGCATCTGTATCCATTACATTCTGATACAACTCTCCCATCATGATGCCGAATCCACGGCGATCAACAATCCTCTGATTAACCTGCCTCATCCCTTTTCGATCTACTTCAAACCAACTCATGTGTACCTCCAAAAACGGGGGCGACACTAATATGCCGCCCCCGTAAGCTAGTTTAGTTATTAGCTGATAACCGTTACTTTGCCGTGGAAAGACGTCGCACCTTTTCGGGGCTTAGCGTCAACACGCTTCTTGTAATAAGCTTCTGCATCGTCCACCATGTCTTTGGTGATCGCTAGCTCAGCCGGATAGTTTCTCTCTATACGCTCTGGTTTTGTGGCGCATTCTTTCAACGTTTTTTGCAGATCCTCCCGTACGTCATCTGCAATTTCCGGATGGTAGGTATCGATGTTTCCAATGAACACAGCTAACACATGTGCGATTGGAATCCGCATAGGCGGCTTTGCTTCTGTGTCAGGCTTTCGCTCAATCGTTCCAACGACACGAACGGAGAATTCTTCGTCAATCGTATGTGCGCCAGGCGCAACATCGATGTTTTTGCTTTCCTTGGTGTAATACTTTGCTAGTGCTGCTGTTGTTACGTCATCTAGTGTTACTGTCATTTTGTTACCCTTTCAAAAACTGTCTTTCAATGTGTTTAATTTCTGCCCCGATGGCGTCGCTCCTGCGGCTAAACGGACCCAACGTAGGGCCGTCAAATATCCTGGCTCTCCACTTACAGGGCCATAGCCGTGTAAAGTCTGCCAGGATGCTGGTGTCGTGCACCCACCTACGAATAAGATGGAACAACGCACGAAGAACCGGATTAACCGGCTCAACGTGCGATGCCCGTTGATGCGTGAGACCAAGCTCATCATCAAATTCTTTTTCGTAGATCTTATGGACAGTAGCGTCCTTATCGATCACGATCTTCATACGCCTAAGTTTCTCCTCGCTATCTTCTTCTTAGGTTTAGGTAGTTGAATAACTGGTTGCTTAACAATTACTTCCTTAACCTTAGGTTTCTCGGGCATTTTTGTTGCCTGAAATCTACCTAGGTAATACTCTAAATCTAGCGTATTGCTATCTCGACGTTCATCAATGCGTACAAGTACACGATGGTATCTTTTAACCTCACGCTCTGAGTTACACGCCTCAAGATGCTCTGCAACTGCGGCAGAAAAAGCATGCAACTTTTCCGGCTTCGTTATACGATTTAGTCTAGTCAGTAATTGAGGCGGAGTCATACCAGCTACCCGTTGTCGTGCATGCTCCATGTCACGAGTAGTTAGAGACATACTAAACTCCTACTAAACGCCTAAGTTACGTCGACTTACCTTTTTCTTCTTACTTTGAATAGTAAGTTGCTCCGCCAATTTTCCTTTTAAATCAGACAATTGACCATGCACAGTATCTCGTCGTAATCCACTATTTTTGAGGCTGTTAGTGATAGACGAACTAGATTCACCATGTGCAGTCAAGATAGTTTGCACTTGGTCTGAAAACGATTTCAACGGGCTATTCCCTACGTCCAACAATCCCTCGAACTTATGCAGCTTCTCGCCCATATCAATCAAAGCCTGTATTTGTCCGTCGAACAAGCGACAATACTCGTCATTCGTTTGGCGAGGCTTTAAACGCGAAGTAAACTCTTCCTCGGGAATTAATAACACTTCCGTCGCTGGATTACCCTGCTGATCACGCTTATTCGTTCGCTTTCCGTTCTCGTCTGTCTTAACGAGTTGGATTTTCACACGAACAAAATCCTCCGGAATATCTTCCTTGGCGTCTTCGTGACTCTCAAAGAAAGCTACTTCTCCATCTCGAAGATGGGCGTAATCCGGATCCTCAATTGCAGGATTAACTCGAGTCCTTCGTCCCAACTGCTTAGTGGCGAGCGTCACCGCATCCAGAAGCGCTTGCATCATAGCCTCACAACAAGCCTGAACCTGCGAAGCAGCTTCGGACTTATATTGCTCAGTTAATGCTTCTCGCATCCTTTGCGGCAAATGAGTCGTACTCAGCATGTGATTAGCTGCTTCAAACGAGGGCGAGCGAACACGAATCTTTGACTCCACATAAGCTTGACTCGGATACTTATGGCGAATCAACGACCAGAAATCAGCTAATCGCGTCTTATCGCGTTCTTTAATGGTTTCATATCGTTGCAACAATCGTTGCCCCCAATCCATGTAAGAAGCCATAATCACATCGAACTGCGTCACGAACGTTTCAATGTTCTCGTTGAGAATCATATAACGTCCTTTATCGCGCTCGTTGTCTACAACTTGTTTAAGACCACCATTTTCCTCTGCGGTCTTTGCAGCTAACCCCCGCACAAGTGTTTGCTTCGGAACTGCGTATTTGTTAATGAGCGCGTCAAAGCGCTTTTGTACTGCCGCTCCCTCCTTGATAATAGGAAATTCCTTCGGATCAAAGATCTTCAAAGAAGTTTGAACTGCATCCGGATCTGCATGAGCAGCAGACGCAATAACTTCCATCTCATTCCTAGGAATCGTCCGACTTTTGGGCGGGCTGCTAATGCTATAACAAAAGAATGAACAATTACTGCCCACCCAATTCGCTGCTTGATCCACGTCAATTTCACCCAAATTATCTACTGCATCCTGCGGTGTTTGTGGGGTAGGTTCCTGTGCATTTTCTGCCATTTCTTCCTCCATCGTTTGTAAGAGTAGATCGTCACTTTGCTCGGGATACGCGTTGAAAAACGGCTCCCATTGTTCATTACTACTCACCGTATTTGTCCTTTCTACTTTTGTCGTACCACTTCTTAGCGCTAGATACAGCGATGAGCGGAAACGCTAAAGCAATTCCCACTATCATTCCTGCGTATGCCGTGGTCTTATAAATAATCTTCACTGACTTCGGAGGAGAATGCAAAAATCCCCACTCATCTTGCGACTCGTGGGGATTTTCGATTGCTTTCTCTTCCAACGTTCCCACTAAAGGATCGCTAGAAATCATACTTAATCAACCTTTCTGACACCTCGACGAGGTGCACGAGTAGTGGGCTTAGAACTAGCTGACTTAGTTCTTTTCTGCTTGCGCGGATGCACAAACTTCTCGCCAGTTTCTACGCACATGCAATCAGCGTCTTCTGCCCATTCAAATAAAGCGTCTTGCTCCTTTTTACCATCTCCCTTATAGACGCGTTTGACGTACTTTTCTGCGTCTTTAAGGGAAAGGCGCTGTTGCTCGGCAATCTTGCAGCATTCTGCAATCTCACCGACGGTCCAGTTTTCGTCGTTTGGCGGCTCCTGTTGCTCAAGACAATGACGTTTTCTATACCCTTCCCAGCCTTTATCCTTAGCCTTACGACCAGGAAAACCGACAACAAAGGTGCTTTGAAAACGCCCGGACCTTGTAAACGCAGACGGGATAGAACTGATATCGTTAGCACATCCAAAAATGAACACGCCGTTCTGGTTTTGCTGCCAAGTTAGAATACCTCCAGATACTCGCTCGCCGGTGCCTCCGTCACCAGATGACTTACCAGAACTATCTTTCTTTTCGCTGATGAATCGTTGGTATTCGTCAATAGCGAGCATTCCCCCAATCGCTTCGATAGTTTTCAGCATACGAGACAAGTTCTTGTCAGTCTCACCTTGCCACATGCTAAACAACTTACCCGATTCAATTGAGGTAACGGGCATTTTTAGTTCTCCTGCGGTACACTTAATACCGAAGGATTTACCAGCCCCAGGAACGCCAACAAACAAGATGCCCTTCATATGGCAACGATCTGGCTGCACCGTACCTGCGCCCCTACGCATATAATCTTTAACGCCTTCAAACCCAATCCAGTTTTTGTAACTGAAATAATCTCGCTCAGGGCGAAATTGCGATTCGAAGTCTACGAGAGGCATTGGATCAAGCCAGTGTTCCTTTTTAATCTCCTCATCTAAATATCGAACACGGGCTCTAACATGACCGTCTGGAACTTGAGAATTCATCTGATGAGTTTCCTCCGCCAGACAAATAACCTCGCGGTATTGGTTAAACTCATTATCCGGAACGGGCCACAATACAAAGGGGTCCATGTCAGCACACCAGAACCCCAGGTCTCGCTTTGCTAACTGTTTTCCTTTCTCCCGCAACATAGCGGATGGGTTCAAACCCTTATGCTTAGTAAGACTTCTCGCTACAATTCGTTCGGTACCTGAGTAACTCAAGCCGCTCGTGACTTTTATAGTTGCAGTTATCTCTTCTTTAGATATGTCCGAAGCAAACGAACACGTCTCAACAAGATCCTCAATGATGAGTTCTCTCACATCATTCGGAGGAAGCTCGTGATCAATAACTGCACAGTACTCAATGAACTCAGCTGGAAGCTTTGCTCCGGGTTGAGTTAACAAAATTGCGCATACGTTGACTTGAGCACCTATGCGACATAGATGGTCAATTGCCGTCAATAATATTGGATCAGCGTTTGAGTCTGACCCGTTAGGCATTAGTTGACGATCGAAGTACTTCAGCATCAGAATCTGAAGCGAACTATCCCCAGGTTGAGCTTCGTCATTCTCTAGCCGGGTAAGTCGCTCCTGTGCTATATCCATAAAGAACTGGACTGCGGTTAGGGCATCTTCAGCGCCCTGTGCTTGTGGCACAATACCTAGCTTTGCTAACTCAGGGTCTTGTGCTCCTGCACCGCCATTGAACGGCATTCCCTCAGAATCGCAAAGCCCTTTAACCGGATCATGAATAGCCAATAAAACTGATTTGTCGGCATCGTCTACCGATTTGTTTTGACTATACACCAATTCCCGAATCTCATTCTCCACTTCTCTTGGCTCAGTTGTTTCAATAACAATTGCGCTTTCGTGGCACGCCTGCGCTTCGTTTAGCTCAGTAGTTAGTTTACTCATTCTGTCTCCCTCAATTTGTTTGCTTCGGATTTATAATAGTCCGGTGTCTTTTTGTCTGTTTTAGTATTAGGAGCTAACGCCTTATCAAACGGTTCAGTAGCCTTGTAACAGGCATTTGGTCCCGAATATCCTACGGGTTGAATACTTTCTATGTCCCCGTTTTTCGCAATCGTTATCAATACTTTCTTACGACTCATCTTTTTCCTCCTTTAGAGGTTGTTGTACGTGCGAATCGAAAAACATAGCTCTTACGCCAAACTCTGGGTATGTTTTCCAGGTAGATGCGATACACTCATCGCCCTCCCAAGCGTCCACTACAACACCCTTGTCATCTAACTTGGCTGAAAATTCAATGCCTTTAACGGTCAACCACACGTACCGATCTTTAAAAGTCATTCCTCTGTCTCCACACATATTTTACCGTCAGGCAACTTTTCAACAGACTTAACCTTTCTTCCAGCTTGTTTAGCTATGTTGGCCGTAGCCGCTGCGGTATATCGTTGCTTCAGCTCTTGTCCCCACTCTGTGGTAACGACTTCTGTCTCTTTACCGTCGGGACCAACTTCCATTTTTCTTTCATGAACCACTCCGCCTAAACCCTTGGCGCGCATCAACCCCTGGCCGTTTTGCCAGTAGTCGGCACTCAACCAATACTCACCTTTTCGAACAGGATGTTCGATCACACCGATCTCGTATGATTCGGAGCTTCTACTGTGCTCCTTCTTGTAGCGAATAACATACTCAGCATCCTTACCAATCTTCTCGTTCTGCTTGTCGAACGCCTCCTTAAATTGTGCTATTTGAAGGAGCTTGCGAGTCTCATTCAGATCGAGTGGATTCTCCTCAATCTGAAGAGGACTTTCAGGTAATTCTACCCCAGCACCTTTTGCTAACTCTCGTACTTCTTCCCACGAAAGCCCCAGATCTTTAACCATGTAGATCATGGCCTGGAGCTGGTAGACCGGCGTAGGCGCAGAATCACCCACAATACTACCGAACCATTTGTACGTGTTTTGTTTAACTAGCTCGAGTTCTGGACATCCATCTATGCCGTACTCAGGCATCCCTTTCACTGCCTGAAGTAATGCCGCAAGATCTGTGACCGGATACTTTCCAGCTGATACATGACTCATACCTTCTCCTTTTCGTTTTTAAACTCTTGGATTAACGCCTCAATAATATCCCAGGTAATACCCTGTGTTGGATCGTGTTGGTTTACTGCCTCACAAAGAATTGCAGTAGCTTCGTTCTTAGTCATCCATTCGGGCGTGTCGGCTGGGTGCGCTGCTGTAAGAATGTCATCCACTCCCCAAACGACAGCTGCTTTGTCCTGCCACTCCTCGCCCATGCACTCGACTGCTTGATCCACCACGTACTCTCTCGGTAACTCAGGTTCTGACGTGAATAGCCACCCTGCCTTTTCTAACCTCTGAGCCATCGCTTTTAAATATCGTCGGTTTATTCCACTCATAGTATCTCCATAAAAAAAAGCCCGCAAACCAAACGGTGTGCAGGCTTCATGCCAAATTTCTTGGATTAAAAATCCTCGCCTTCGTCCTCGCCTTCGTCCTCTTCTTCGTCTTCGAATTCCAGCGTGTCTAACACGTCATCCCACGCATCATCCCACTCGTAGGCCCAAGACTCTTCGTCGTCGTAGTTATCAGGGGTCGGCGGTATATTTGGATTGGACATGTTCTTCTCCAGCTGAAATTCGTTTCATTAACGCTTCCTTATCCCCCTCCTCAATTGGAAGGACCCGTAATTGTTCGTGTAAATCACGGAAATTATTGTACAAGAACATTTTCATGTCGTCCATTTTTTGTTGCTGGAGTTCATAAATTGCCTGGTACATTTCCGGGTCATCTGACCATGTATCTCGAACAAACGATGTTTCGTCTAGCCCGGATACGTTTAATACATCAGGGGCCTTTAAGAACCCCTCTTCAGTAAGTGTTTGTCGTATGTACTCAATTATTTCCTTAGAGAAGTGTGTGTCATAAGGAGCATCTTCTTGTTCCGGTGGCCATAACAAAAATGCTTCTGAGATGCCCCAAAGAATTTCAGAGACATCCGCAGGATCAAATTCATCGTGTTCTGCGCTATCGCCGCTAAAGATGTTACACAACTCTACAAATCTGATGGGGTCCTGGTAGAAATAGTTTGTGGTAACAACAGTAATTGCAGACATCAGCTTGTCCAAATTACTGTCTGGTAACGTAACGGAAAAATCTTCTTCCAGCTGCATTCGAATAGTGGACGGTGACCATTCTAAAGCTTCATGACCGTACTTGTCTGTTAATAGTAATAACAGAACTGTGGCGTACGTCTCGTCCGATCCTAGAAAAGACCGTAAAACCGCACGTGTATTGGGCGTCGCAGCTCTTGACGTAGCCGAACGCATTAACAAGTTTGCAGCTTTAGTTGTTAACATCCGGAGCTTCCTTGCCCTTCCCCATGCGATTAACGCGATATTCCATTCTAGCGTATAATTGCGTCACATCACACATAATATGTGTAATACTATACTCGGGTAATTGCTCTACTTCTTCGTACTCTTGCAGATCAAAGAAACGTTCTTTACCGGAGCATGACGCCCAACGACCATCACATATCACTAAAGTAAACACAGGAACTTCTGTATCATTAAGTGTATTTGCGAGAGATTTTAACGGATTGTCAATAGCAGATAATAGTTGGTATATCTGTGCGTCCGTGAATAACCCCAGATGCGAGACCCAATCTGCCACGGCCATCTTTAGTCCTACCAAGGGCTCTAACTCATCTTCTGGTGAAACAATAATGTCTAAACTTTTGAGCAGCCGTTTAGATTGGCTCTCGTCTAGAACTGTTAGACATTTTCGCCACTGATCAACAGTCATCGCATACGGCCATGCACTGTAACATCTATACGATATGCCGTAGCCTGCCGCTCAGGGGATTCTGGCGGAAGATTGTATTGTTCAGTTCCGATCTCTTCGCCTTTATGATTTACTGCGTACGGAGATTGTGTAGTATTGCCAAGACCCGGACTAGAGATACCGTTCTTGTTCGCCCAGTCTCTTGCCGTTTCCCAGCCTTTTAGTTCTAGCTCATAATGAGCTTTGCCGTCTCGCAAATCACTTTCGACAACAACAGTTGCGGTAGTATCTGAAGTTATCTTTGACGCTGACTCTACTACTTTTAAGGACATTTAATGTCTCCTTTTCACTGATAGCTAAAGGTAAGGTACAATAATGTAACATATTACAAACCTCTCGTCCTGCATGGAACGTAGCAAACTGGGGAAATGTTCCTTACAGTTTATCCGCGATTCCATGCAGGACGACAATACCTCTTGGCATTGCCCTATTTTACTCGATTACGTCGTGGTGTGTACGAAAACGGTTTTCGCCGCTTCCCACTCGACTTAACTGGAAGAGATGCCTGAGCGACAGTTGCGACGTATCGCAGTGGTGCCACCACAGTAGTATTTACAAACACTTTAGTAACACCAACAAGAATCCCAGCCGTTTGCTGGATAAGTTCCTCGCCAGTCTCTACACCATTTACGAACGAACTTTTTGTAGCCTTTTTCTTCTGCGTAGCCATTCTTTTTCTCCTTGCAAAAATAGTTAAACCGGGGACAATTCTACAACATCTTTTCCGGCAGGAACTCTAATTACCTGTACGGCTTTCTCCCCCTGAAAAAGCTGCTTTGTTCGGGCTCCAATTGTTTTTATCCGTAACGTTTGGAGCAAGATTAACTTACTTGCTTCTGCTTCTGCTTCCTCTCGTGAGAGGTTCATGTCGCACGTAAAATATGCGACCAAGAAGTCTTGGGATGGACGCACGATCACGTCCTCTTTCGAGGTCTGGCTTAGACACAAACCTCTTCCATTAGTAGTTGCCTTTGTCATGCTACCCCTACTCCTCTCTCCGTTTGGACTTTGTCCCACCACTCGTCTGCTCGCACAGTGCGATCAGAAATGTGCTTTTGTTCTCTAGCTGCCGATACAAAACTAGAAAGCGGCTGGGCCTCGTTTGGCAAGCTCGCTTGACCATTGGCCAAGCTAGCTGTAGGCAGCAAAGGCTCCAATACGACGGCTGGGGACTTTATAAACCGATCGACGGTGGCCGGAACGCCATTGCTGAGATTCCGCAGCATAAACTTCGCAGTGTGGGAGTCTAGACGTTCGCCTAGCCGTGCTTCGGCTTCAACCTGCTCCTCTGTCGCACAACGTACACAAGTACCTTTCTCATGAGTACACATTTTCGATCCTTTCGAATTAGGAATAAAAAAAGCCCGGTAGAATCCGAAGACGCTACCGGGCTACAACATTAAAAACTTAAACTAGAGACTTCCGAGAACCGTGCAGACAAGGCGGTATACGCCTATGCCTGCGGTGAATACCAAAGTTACCAGTATCACACCCATAATTGCTTCCGGAAGCGCATAACCAGAACGACGCATATCTTTCTCCTTGCAAAAGACCCGCCCCAAGAAGATTTTCCTGGGGCGGGGTATGAAAAGAATAATAATTAAAGTGTCATAAAGTACAACAAAACGATAACGAAAATCGTCAGTTCTATTGCTACCCAAATACATCCAGCTCTTTTTCCGCTCATATTTGCCCCCCCTAAAAGATGCCACGGCAGGGAGTCGAACCCTGCAACACCCGCGACAAAGCATGGGATAAAGCCTTACCCGTTGTATCCCCCGCAAGACTAGCTAAGACTTCCGGATCGTTTCTAGCTCCACTACAGCCATACTTTGAAGGACTTACAGGTGTCATCTCCACGATCGCAGCGTAAACTCAAGCCCATCAGGCTAAAATGTTCCGCCATCTTTCAGGCGGTCGTAAATCTCTTCCGTACATGTGAAAGAGATGTCAGCCCACGTGTGGGCGACATAGCGTGGAAGTGGCACAAGCTTTTTGTTGTCATTGAGCACGGGATCGTCACACGGCTCACTAGTGTGTCTAATGAGGTGCGAAATATCTTCCGCTCCCGCCGCCCTAATGGCCTCCAGCGTGGCTTCCAACCGATCCTCGCTTACGGTCACTTTGTATCCACAACATCCTCGGCTCCCAAATATTGCTACTTTCATCTCAAGCTCTCCTTGCTAAAAGGTAATAAAAAAGGCCCGATAAAGGGCCAGTGAAAGTAAAAGAAGTGTCACACTAGCTACGTTTAACGCCCAGCTTGGCGACCCCAGAGCACACTTCCATTATCTGCACGTTTGGCCATAGAGGAGTACATTTCCTCACGGGCACTTACGTCGTACAGCATCCCCCGTGGAAGGCAGCTTTACGCTGTCATTCCTACCACGGTCGATCTCGTGTGTTGAAGATTTGCAGCATGATTTCTCTTCACATGCTGCTGCTCCGTGCTCTTGAGCTCAGAGGCTCGCCTAATGGTCACACGGACAGCCAGGACCTAGGGACTGGCATTTAAACTGTATATACTCCGCGCCCGAGCAGGCCTTCGGCAGCTAGTTGCCAAAGTAATAAAAAAGGCCCGATAAAGGGCCTGGGAATCCTAAGGATTCCCTTCATATAATAATGACGCAAAAACACCCAAAATTTAGGTGTTTTTGCGTCCCTTGTTACTTGGGTGATTTGGATCGTTAAGCTCCACCACCCCCTGGGCATCACTCCGAGTCATGCCCTTTGCTTCTAACTTTTGAATCTCTACTTCTTCTTTGACCACTTTCATGGCCTCTTCCTGATTCAGGCCTTCTTCCCTGAGCTGTTCATATAACAGAATGAATCGGCCTCCTTTTCCCGCCCACTTTTCCAGCATGTCAATCGCCCGAGACAAGTTCTTGTCAGTCTCAACGACCTTATTATATTCTCCAGCAACACATTTAATGGCGTGACTTTTTCCTGCGCCGGGGACTCCACCTTTTAGATACTCTACTACTCCTTTAAAACCAACATACTCTTCTTCGCTCATGAGTTGTCCTCCTTACCAAGTCCTTGTAACACCGTGGCAAACTTCCCACGACAGGTGATGCTCCGGGACCACTTGCTTCACAGTGAAGTTCGTGGTGGTTGCACATCCCGAAGCGAACAGAAGTAAAACGATAAGTATCATCCGTGAAATCATCACTAGTCCCTCCCTGTTAAATTGTACTATTTACTACTCCCAATGCGTTTCAATGAGTACACCTCATCATCGTCAATGTCATCGCCAATTTTCTTCGCGACCTTTTCCAAAGTCCCGTCGAGCCACCAAGGCAGATCATCACAATATGGCTTGACCAGCATTTTCCGCCAGTTGTCAAAAAGCGGAAGTGACGTGACGCTAGACAGGACCTCCTTTAGGCCTTTGTTATGGAGCTTGGTATCCAACACGATCTCAGCTGGCACCCAGAACAATTTCCCGCTAGTTGGTGGTACCAAGCGCGAACTGGCCGCGCGGACTGCCCATAACTCCATGAGCAGGTGAAAAATACTCGTAATCTCGCCTTCTTCCAAATCGTCCTCGTCAAACCGCTCCGGAAACGACTGCGCCATATCCGTTATTTCTGACATAAGCCCGTACGCCCTATGTTTCACTGCGTGAATCATGTGGAATTCAATAGTTGTAGCTACGCAGGCGACAGAGAAAGTAGCCAGCCGAATAGCAACATCCACCGGCACATCAATGCCGTATAGGCGGATAAACCCTAACGCCGACACCATACTGTAAAGTGTAGCTTTCGCGTCTTCATCTAGCTCCTCAAAAGGAACTACGGTGTTGTCGAACACCGATTTCACGACTGGCGAATCGAGTGAATTTCGTAGTTCAGTGATATACCCTAAAGGGTCACTCATATTAGCTCCTTTCTTACAAAAAAGTACATATAATAAAAAAGCCCCCGAAGGGGCACGATGTTACGAGCCAGCCCAAGTGGGGAAGTGTATGAGGGCGGCGAAACTTTCGCCGCTTTCGTCGCTGTCTGATTGGACCTCAAGGCGTCCGAATTCAGAAAATTTGAAGTCTTTGCGACGCTTAAGCTGCCTACTCAAACCCTCGATCAACTCTAGTGCTTCTCCTTCAGTGAGTAGCACCGAGAACAGTTCTACAACGTTCTGACCGTCAGACATTACTTTCATCATTCTTCCTTTTGTCCTTTGATTCCTCCTTGGAGATCTGCGAAGAGTTTAAGCAACTTCTCCCTACCGCCAACTTGATCGACCAGCATCTCAGTAGTTTGCTGATCAGTCATTCTGTCCCACCCGCACCCGCCACGAATCTCATGACTTTCGACAAGATCAATGTCCTTCATGAAATCCGCGAACGCCTCTCGATACTGGACCTCTGTCTCGCCCTCGTGGGGCTGACGGAAATCTCGCTGCGTAGCACGCCGCGTTAGCGATTCCATATTCGGAAAGTCCATGGGCATAATTAGCTCCTTTCTTGCATGCGAATTGCTGTCATTAATTCAGGCCACTCTGGACTACACATACACTGTGTTTTGTCGTCCAGTATATTTTTACAGTCGCAACGTTCCGGTGGGCCGTTGCGATGATCCTCACCATAACTCTTGTGTTCTCCGTCCAGGCATGACTGACAGACTGAAACGAGAACACCATCGACTTCAATCTTCATAATTAGCTCCTTGCAAAAAAGTAAATAAAAAAGCCCCCCGAAGGGGGCACGGTGTTTTAGGCTTGGCGTTCACTCAGTTTGACCGTTAGTGCCAAATTCTGTCTCGCCTTCCGATCTATGTGGTCTGGATGAACAGTTGCATCAAGCGTTTCTGGAGAAACATGAAAACGAGCCCCTGAAAATTTGCGGGCGCACACATCCGCACTATCGTCCTGGGCCAGCTCATCGTCGGTTTGCGGGAGGTTGGAATGTGCGTACTTTTGCATCTTCGAAAGAATCATCAGCAACGCTGTAAGGCTGCGTTCACCCAGCTGAAGTCTTAGGCTCTCCACCTCGTAAGTTTGGGTGTAACCTTTACCCTTATGATCAGCGCCCAGTACGCAATCGATTTCGTATAGAGCGTTACTGCCGGTTATGCCGGCAGTTTGCTTGGCATTAACAATTCCTTCGAGCCCGAGGTCGTCATAACGAAAGTCTGCGTCAAATATAGTCTCTACGATCTTTTTCTGTGCGCCACGCTCGTGTACAACAACTCTCTTTTTTAGAATTTCCATGCCTTCTCCTTTTTGCTCGTTGTCTGCATCAAAAGATTCTTGGTCTTCGTAGTGGTCTTCGTAGAACTCGTTCATAGAATTGTAAGTCGACACGTTATTAGCTCCTTGCAAAAGTACATGTAATAAAAAAGCCCCCTGTATGTTCAGGGGACTATGCAGGCAAAATCTTCGAAGCCGTTAGTAAATTCATAGATTTGCAGGGCGAGGCCTCCGGGCCAGTAATCTACGAACTCACCTTTCTTATTCAGTTGCATGTGTTTGCCACTACGCCACTCCGGCGTGTCACTACGATACAGAATGATTTTCACATCCTTGTCGCACAGTGTACCGTTCCGGATTCGTTGCTGGACGCCCAAAACAACAAGCTCCGACACAGTGTAAATGTTCTTCGTCCAGGTGTGTGTTACACCGCTATCGTCCGTGTACGAGGTACTAAAAAGAGACTCTAAGCTGTCCACGATTTCCTTCGGCGTACGCGGTACGCGTTCCCAAAACATATGACAATGATCCGTTTGCCAAATCATTTCCCCATGGCTAAGTTCGGGAAACCACTTATGACGAACATTGCTCAGGATCAAAAATTCTCCCGTGGGCAGCAAATAGTCAGTGGTGTAGTCGTTGTCGTCTTCTTCATAAGTCCAGGGCCCGTCAATGCCGAGGCCCCCGAAGATGCAATGAGCGGATTGATTTGAAAAATGAATTACTAACATGTTACTAGCTCCTTGCTTGCAAAAAGTACATGTAATAAAAAAGCCTCACAAGCGGATGTACATACCACTCGTAAGGCTTGACCGTTGAGGTCGCTGAAGGATATTATCCTTCACTATATAATGACGCAATAATGCCAAGAATTTAGGTGCTTAAATAGGCATGTTAGAACTCGTGCGTCTTGACTTCTCGTCCAGCCAGGTATTTAACCTGTATCTTATTAGCATTCATGAGCTTCTTCATTTGGTCTTTCTTGTCTTGTCCTAGACCTATGATTGCCATCTTAGCCGAGTTTAGTAGTTGAACACGTTGCTTAGCAGCTGAATTGCATTTACCGCAACCGCCAACACGTGCGTTAGTTAATTTCTTTAGTGGGGCTAAAAAGGGAAAGGCAGTCACAAATTGATGATTATTAGATAATCCAATAATCATACCGTCTTCCATGATTACAAGTTTCCTTACCGGTACACTAGGATCAACTGCCATTGTTTGCTCCAATAATAATTACAACGAATCAGACGCGGACTCAGACTGCGAAGAAGCCGGAGGTGCGGACGGAAACCAAACGTCTTCTACCGCAACCAAAGCAGTCAACTTACCCATGCCTTCAACTAATTTACTAACCTCAACCTTAATATCTTCCCATGCCTGATCCGCTTGATTAACTGACATGAAATCAAGTTCAACGTAATCTAATCTGTAGAAAGGCCACCCTTGATTAGCATCCGGAGCACCGGCGGGAATTGTTGCAAATTGACTGGGGCCGCAAACGGCTGAAAATTCATCTTGGCTAGCATTCGTATACGGACTGTCCGGGTGACGCTGATAAATGAAGATGTATTTATCAATATCATCCCCCTCTACGTCCGTAACCGCAACTTTCATGCGGTAGGCCCCGTAGTACGAGTAGTTAACGTTTTCCGCAGCATATTTGGTTAATCGTATTCGGCGAGTAGCCATCCTTACCTCTCCTAAAATTCAACAGTACGAGTTTTACCCGCCTTATTTTCTAATCGCATAACAATTGATTCGGGTCGGTAGCCTAAACGTTTAGTTAAGTAAGAAACTAAATTCTCTGTCTTTTCCGGTGACTCGTCTATCCATTGTGCGATTTGTAAGCTGAGTTTATTTAAAATAGGCTGCAATGTTGTTTTTATGGTAGCGCAATCCATACATCCTGGTGCTACTTCTCGGGGGTTGAAAAACCTATCCAACGCTAAATAGTGTGCTAATTCACCTTCGTCTTTCATATCCAGCAATTCTGGCACTTTTTCCCAAAACAATGGGTCAGAGAACATTTGATACACAACATTATGCTCTAAAATCAACTTTTTACCAACTCGTGTATTCATACCGTAAATGTCCGCTGAAATACATTTTTAGGGTTTACCCACGGAAAAGATTCCTCATAACCGCCTACACGCCGTCCGCCTTCTTCCTTTTTAGGCGTACTGATTAACGATTTACCTTTATTAAATTGTTGTATTTTATATCCCGCCTGATGTACTTGTGCTCCAATAGTGATATCTCCTCCGTTATGATTTAAGCGCTTATCGGGTATATTCGCTGTCTTCATTAAAACGGCGTCTAAAGCCCAAAACCAACCAACAGCAAAATCTATGACACTACCGTTGGGAGCTAATCTCTCTGAACCCCTGGTACGTAACGGCATTCCAGTGAACCAATCGGCATGTCTGAACCAACGTAAAGGATTGTGATCTTCTGTATTATATGCGTTAATGTCATGAAACATTTTATTGCCATATAGCCGATAATCTTGGTTATGTCCGCCAACAATCATTGACGTCAATAAAGATAACCAACGGGGGTCTACAACATAAGCATCGTCGTCAAACCACAGCAAATATGACGTGTTAACTGGATGACTTGGATCAAAAAACATTTCACGCATTAGCGGATATTTTTTAGCATTTTCTGCGTGAAGATATAATTTAGTGGCAGGAACAGTTTGCAAATATTGAATAGTTGCAGGGCCTAATTCGTTGCCTCCAACACGTAAATCAATTCTAGGTATTGGTACTGTTTCTAAGATACTATCAATACAACGTTTTACTAACTCAACATGATCACCGTAACACAATACAAATACTGTGTACCGACCGCCAATAATTGGATTATCAAGCTCCGAGACCGCAGCTCTTGCTTTAAGAGGAGGTTTATTTAACTGCAACTGTGCCTCTTGCGGATGCATTTGCTGATCCGGACGTTGTGTTTTAGCGTGAACTGACGGATCTCTAAGAAGAACGGGGCCTCCGGATATTTTTGGAGCTTCTCGCAATTCTACTGTTGGAACCACAATGTTAGGCGGAGCTTCTGGAGCTACTACTGGTTTTTCAGTAGTGGGAGCTGCGGTATTTTCTGTAGGTACAATGTCTGGGTATGCTCCCTTAGGCTCCCCAATAGGCGGCAATACGTCTTTATCGTAATAGTCCATTACAGCCTCCACTACATGATCCACAGTTATCAAATCCATGCACCTTGGCACAGCATGTGTATTCACAGGTCGCACAGGTTGACGACATAAAGTGTGTGCTTTGCTAGACAAATCCGATTGATCAACAGGGATAACTCGTTTTTTCCAGCACCCCTGAATGTCACAACAAGCCAACAAACCTATAGTATGCAGGAATTTATGTGGCATTACTACGGGTTTAGCCGAAGGACCGAAAGCTTCGAAATTGTCACAATAAGCTTCAAACCAAGGCTCTTCACGGCCTCCCGCAATAACTACGCATGGGCGATTGAACGCTGCTGCAATATGCATAGCTCCTGTCACCGGACAGATAACGCCTTCAGAATGAAGTACGACGTTCCAGAAATCTCTAACATTGTCTGTCTTACCTACAAGATTTAAAACACCCTCTAATGGAGGGTGGATATGTCTGCTGTGAGTAGCACCACATTGGACAAACTGTAATCCGTAGGATTTTAGCCTGTTTACAGTCTCTTGCACTCTATGAGCATGCCAATGTTTATTAGTGAGATCTAGCTTACCGCCTGATAGTATGACCCAGTATCTTCCTTGCACTCGTGGTTTAATTTCAGCAGGCGATAGATGTAAGTCAGGGCGTGGGTCGGTAACAGGAACTTCGATACCAGTCTTACGAGTAAAATCGTAATGATACCAAGCTAGAATGTGCCGCATTTCTTTCTTATCGTTAAACTTTGCATACCCATTCCACTTAATGCCGTCTCCCCATCCTATTTCAATACGTTGTGCTCGCGGTAATCCGGCTTCTTCGAAACTAGTAACATGGGGATTGTTAGTCCACACAGGAGACCAGTTTGTTTCAACTTTAATTTCGTACTCACCTGGATGTGCGCGGTGAATATCTCGAACAAGGGAAGTTAATAATACCGTATCGCCTAGAGCCCAGCGATGTCGAAGAATTAATCGGTATTTATTGCGCATATGTTATTACCAGCCTGTAATAGTGGCGGTAATACTAGATCCAGGTAGCGACGTTGTAGTTATCTGATGGTTGAGCGTGTGGTGTGCTCCGGGACCACTTGCCGGTATCACAGAGCCAGCCCAGCCGACATCGCAGGGGCAATCGCCACCAGGAAAAGAACAAGTGTAAACATCGTTTTCGAAAGGAATCGAGATGGATGGAGACCAATATATCCCGAACCAGTATATGCTCGCTAGGTCAGCAGCCGTAAATACGGCGCAGTCCCCGTTTCCCATTTGAGAACAATCAGGTTTATAATGTGGGCTACACAAACCATCCGCAGCACCACACCAGTTGAAGAAATAATCAGGCCCCAGACAACCTGGGTCATAATGCGGAGGACCAGGCCGGGCAACAACTTTTTCCCAGCGGATATGCCATGAGTAATCTGCCCCATTTAGCTGTAGGATCAGCTTGACATAATCATTCGAACCACCTAGAGCGCTTGAGAAGTAAAGACACGAGGAATCAAAAAAATGATGGGCGAATACGCTAATTCCAGGCCACGTGCTTATCGTACATAGGTCATGCGGTACACACCATGTGCAGTCGTTTGCGAAACGCCCATGTTCTAGTGTCCAAGAGCTATTCATAGCAGCGCAACTGGCTGGGCAATCTGACTCCACCGGAACAGAACTACATGTTACCGATGGAACAGTTGATTGTGGGAAGCCGCAGCTGCCTTCGCTAAATCCAGTATAGGTTAAAGTTAAATTCTCCTTTGCGGTGTGTACATAATGATCCGTGTCCCAATACGAACACTGCTCACAATCTACATCGGGAATATCGTCACAAGGACAATGAGCACAATCAATGGGATAGCCAGAGGAATCAATTACTATCTTATTGTCGTTTAACCACAAAGGCATATTGCTTAAACACACTTAGGGGCATGCGGAGACAGACTTCCAAGAGATATTACCATTGATATCCAAATATAAAACCGCAGGTCCGGTTTCACCATTACTGATACAATTCATAACTGCGACGCAGTCATAGCCGCCGTCACCGCCTGTCGCTCCAGTAAACCCGGTAAATCCAGTAAATCCAGTAGCTCCAGTAGGTCCGGTAGCTCCAGTAAACCCAGTAAATCCAGTAAACCCAGTAGCTCCAGTAAACCCAGTAAATCCAGTAAACCCAGTAGGTCCAGTAGGCCCAGTCTTTCCAGTAAATCCAGTAAATCCAGTAAATCCAGTAAATCCGGTATATCCAGTTGGTCCAGTAGGCCCAGTCTTTCCAGTAAATCCAGTAAATCCGGTATATCCAGTTGGTCCGGTAGCTCCAGTAAATCCAGTAAATCCGGTATATCCAGTTGGTCCGGTAGCTCCAGTAAATCCGGTATATCCAGTCTTTCCAGTATATCCAGTAAATCCGGTATATCCGGTATATCCAGTAAATCCAGTAAATCCAGTAAATCCAGTAAATCCGGTATATCCAGTTGGTCCGGTAGCTCCAGTAAATCCGGTGTAGCCTGTATATCCAGTATATCCAGTATATCCAGTAAATCCGGTATATCCGGTATATCCAGTAAATCCGGTATACCCAGTAAATCCGGTGTAGCCTGTAAATCCGGTAGCTCCCTCCTGTGGACCGGCTGGTCCAGTTGGTCCCTGTGGTCCCACAACAGGAAATTTAATGTAAAATGTAAAGCCGTATTCACATTTTGTAGATGTGGATTGCCGAGAGAACTGAATGTAGGCAGTAGGTGGTCCCTCTTCCGGATTGGGGAGGACGGTGACTATATGCTTCTCAAAGGTGGGACATGGAAATTGAATATCGTATTCCATGTCAAACGCACAATCTTCGTCGCCTTCACCCTCGTCTGGCATCGTAATTTCAGCTTTACCGGCCCCCGTAGACCATTTCGCGTTGTTAGATGCTGCCGACGTATCGATTTTAGGGCAGGGAAATTTTATATCGAGCGCGAAATTGAAGTCGCAATCAGTTCCAAAATCCCCTTTTGAGACTGTGAGCAATGCCTTTCTCTGTGTAGCAGGTACTATCGGCCACGTTGTTCCCCCAGTGCCGCCAGCGCCCGGAGTAACTTGAATTTTCGGGCATGGAAATTTAATGTCGAGCGTGAAGGTGAAGTCGCAGCTACCGCCCTTAGAAATGCCAAGGTTGGCAGATTCACTTCCAATCTCAACAACACTTTTAGTTTGTGACCCTTTAGTTATCGCGGGACATGGAAATTTAATTTCTAAGTCAAACTCAAACTCACAATTGGCTGGGTTATTACCTGCCCCCTCTTCAATGGTAAATACGCCAGGATAACCAGCCGTTGTTGAAGATGTCGGGGTAAGGGCGATTGTGGGGCACGGAAATTTAATGTCTAAATTAAAATCAAGCGTACATTCGTCTTCTTTGGTAACAAGTAATGTTGCTGATTCTTCGCCGACCTCTACTATTTCTGTTGAGCCCGCACCACTACCAGAAATAGATGGGCACGGGAAATTTATTTCTAGCCCCAAGTCGAACGCACAACCGCTCATCTCTTGTTGCTCTTGAGCGCCACCGCTACCGCAACTTAAAATTGTAAGAGAAGCCCAAGTCGATGCCGCTGATCCACTCGAAGCCGTGGGATAGGGCGATGTGGTCGAACTAACTGTGACTTGCGGCAAAAGTACCGGGCACGGTATCTCTAAATCAAAATCTAGGTCAAAAGCACAACAATCTTCTTTGGTAAGTGTAACTTCAAGCTTTCCCGCTACTTGAGCACCTTGTGCGCCGTCTGCGCATACAAACGTAACTTCCCTTACTAAAACATCAGCTTGGGAACCCACGGTAAACACAGGACATGGAATATCCGGCGCTAGTGGAATTTGAACAGGATCTTCAAAGTCAAATATAGGCTCAGGTCCTTGCGGCAACCAGAAATTACCCCATGTCCCGTCGGGAATAGGGAATATGCACGGAACTTGACATTTTTCAATGTCAAATACAGGAGTTTGGTTGCCTTGTGGGCATTCGGTGGATGTAGCCACAATATGAACTCTTCGTTAACCGACAGAATATGTACTATATTGACATAAATCCATGCTTGTTAGATCTACATCAATTGTTACTTTATTTTTACTAGGGTCTGGAACAATACTGACTCCCTGCCCGCCCACAAAATTTATAAGCGGACCACCGATTCCATTAACAGATCTCGCCACCTCCTTACAAATTGGACCTCCTTCTAGCAGGTTATTATCCCAAGTATTGCCTGCTGAAGTAGGTCCAGTTTCCTCAGGAAATAGTTTTGTTTCGTGATTACATGGCTGACCTTCGCCTGCACCTAATGCGGCACGAAACGTAATTGTGTTACTAGTCGCATCTGAAACTATTATTGCGTTATATCCGGGTTTAAAACGGACATCCCCCGTAAGACATTGTTCTGTTACATACGAATATCCGTCTGGTATGAGGCCAAACGGCCATTCAAAAGGCTCACAACCGTCTGTATCTTCCCCGTCCTCAGTCTTCATGTTGGGGGGAGTAGCTCTAGTTCGATCGTCATTCGCAATGTTTATCCCAGATACAACTGCACGAGATAAATTCTGAATAACAGACGGCTCAACTACAGCCTCTTGCGCCTCGACAGGGGTATTGCTTGCAGTTAAAGCCCAATCTAGCGCGGTTATACTTTCCCCGTCCGGCAGATTTGCAGCGATTAAAGCCATATCGCCTGTGACGAGATAGCCGCTCCAAAAAGGCATCTGGCAACTAGCAGGCACAGACTCGCTAGTGCTGTCAGGAGCATCCGGAGAATCACTGTCTGCATACTCTACGTCATACTCAGTGTGGACAGTAATATCTCTTGTAAATACTAGAGGATATTTCTCGTTGATCTGGGGGTCTGTACAACGAAACTCAAAAGTAACTTCATTGCCAGCACGATAAACTCTTTTTAAGTAAACTGCCGCCTCTAGGTTTTCAATTGCGGGAAGTCTACGGCTAGTGTTCACAGGAAAAGAAGCGTTACCACCTAGAGTAAACCCACAATCAACAACGTAATAACTCGGGAGATATCTCATTGACGGCGGCTTTTGCAAACTCCACTCTGCGTACGCCTCGTAAGTTCCATTCCCGGTTTCGTTGATCGAAAAGTTATTCTCATCTAGCTTAGTGATTGTCCATGTCCCATTAGCTGCGGTATTTCCTGTTGAACCGCTGATTACAATTTCGTAGCCGGATTCTAACCCGTGAGTCGGAGAGTAAATGCTTATTGGGGTGATCAAATCACCTGACATAGCTGAAACGGCCTGTGACTCAAGATAATATTCGCCTGTAGTCGTTTCTAAAAACGGAAAGGACCGATTTACGTTATCGTTGTACCAACCAGGACGTGCCATTTTTATAATTCCTACGTGTCAGACTTCGTAATTAGGTGATCCGGCAATAGATATTTCAATAGACCCCTCAGCACTGGTATTAATACGTAATGACGTATGGGCAGCTAAGTCGTCGTTTCCTTGTATAAATAATTTCCCATCCCGTTCTTTTAAATTAATATCAAATTGCTCTGTGTTACAACCGTCAACTGTATTTTGAACACGAATTGTTTTTATAAACGCGGGTGTTTCATAACCAGAAGCCGTCGCACAAAGTTTCCGAAGCGCCAAAGGATCTCCTACTATGTCGACACGAATAGCTGGGAAAGTATCCAAAGCGGATGAACATTTAACTTTAGCGGTACTCAATTCGTAGGATAAAATAACACCATCTCCACCTACAAACCACAAATCGTCGGTGTGTAGTTCTGGCAAAATTGAACCGTCTTCCAAAACTACACCCCGCACGCCAATTTCAGGAGTAGGCATACATACTGTAGTTACGAACTCAGTCTGTGCCTGTAGAAATTCATGCGTCCCAAGACCTAAAGTACTGAAAGCAGCTACTCCAATAGCGCTAGCAACTAAAACACCAGCAGGACGACTATGCCCATCTGAAAGCTGTATAATAACACCACGCTTATCTAATGGCGAAGCTAGGAGAGAATTCATACCTACTGCTCCAGACGCAATAGATAAATTCTCGCTGTCTCCAATATGAAACGTAACGTAGTCATAAGTGATCACTATTTGAGACATATAAATTCCATCTTTACCGCCAATCGGGTAGAGATGAGCGTCAATAAGCCCTGATTCAGGCAGGGATATTCCGTCACTGTTTACTAGAGACGAACCAGGGGCAAACGGGTACTTCGTACCCTCTAACGACGGTCGCCACTCAGGATGTCGTATTTGGCTGGGCATCGTTAAATTCCACTATTTAAAAGTCTTAGTAGTACAAATGTGATGGACTGCTACGATTATCTTCTACTTTCCAGGCGGAAAACTGTGTTGCCGATTTGCGGGCGTAAAAACCGGCTAACCCTGATTCTCCGTCGTCGCCGTACGTCGCTTCATTTTCGTATTCGTTAACAGGCACAAGCACAGAACCTATAGTAAGTTTTTGCGGTGTTTCTGGTTCAGACGACCATGAAGACAACGGCCCAGTTAATGTCGACGTCAACACTACGTTTCTATTTGCGTGAGTATTTCGTTCTAGAGACACATCTAATGTTAATCGGTACCAAACATCTGGATATAAGCTTTGCCCAGTCATTTCTGCATACCCACCGCTGGGGTACGTAAGTTTGACCAACCGCACACCGTTATAATAATAAATACCAAACGTGCCTGACGCTGGAGTGACACTAGTCTCTACGTAAGCCGTCCAAAACGTTTGACCACCTGTAGCAGGATTAATTCGATAATTTACTAGTAGTCCACCGTTCTGTTGGACATTATCTGGATGTGCTGTTGTTACTAATGGTGTGTCTGTAGAATTCACTACAATTCTTAGGTCTGTCGTAAACGTGCGGTAAACCGTTTGATTTGTATCTGGAAAATTATTGGGATTGGAAACAATGTCTCTATACCAAACGGACATGTTACGAGATGTAACGCCCGTTTCGGTATTAGTTGAATAACTGCCTGATCGTATTATAGATTCTGACGCGTCAATTGATTCATCACGACAAATGTCTTCCGGACTTGTCGCTACTTCGAATTTCCATGCACCCGCCACTGCTGAGTTAGGAACTTCACCTACGTCAAAGAAATTGTCCGCTACGTCGTCTTCAAAAGTCTCACAGTAGGGTAGTGAGATTGGAGATTTAAACGGTGCACTCACACTCTCATGTGTAGACGGTGGCGGAGGAGGTGGTTCCGGAGGATCTGGCGTAACAGGAGTATATTCGCTAGGCAATCTACCGTCGGACAATCGGGGTAAAATCGGCGGAGCGCAGGTATCTTCAATATCAGAAGTGCAATCTACAATAATAGTATCGTCATCGTAATTAGTTGTATTTAAATCTGATACATTACGGCCCACTACAGCGCAACCAGTAAATTCCAGCGTAAGCAATCCGTTACAATCAGGACCAACTGAATTAACAAACTCAATTGGCTCGGGAGATCCGCAGTTACCTGACTCTGGTCTTTTACCGCAATTCCCGGCTAACGTCTGAAGTACTGTTTCTATTGCGTCTTCGGTAGTAATTCTACTAGCGTCTTCAGTTATTGAAAATACAATCGCGTCCTTGGAATCGCCATCAATGACCCGCCTTTCTTTAGTAATAAAAAGGGGAGATTCCGCACGTAAATTAATTAAACCAGTCAGTGCGGTTTGGTCATTAAGCTTATTTAAACTTGTAACCGGTAGTCCGGGGTGGGGCTTTGCTGCTCGGGAAGTTAGAAGTGTCTGAGCCGGGCCTAAAAACCGACCGCTATAATTCGCCGTTATGCCCGATCCAAGTGTTATGTACCCAAAAGCACCGGGATACATAGATTCAAGAGAGTACTGTCGCCCCTCTTGAAAATCTGCTAGTGGAACGGAAACTACAGCTATTGGAATATAAGAAGAATCGCTAGAAAGGCTTGTTGCTACTAAAATAGTTACAGTAGCTATGCTAGGTGAAACAGCAACAGAACCTATAAAGGCGTATGTTCCGGCCCAATCCGGCCATCGTACACGTAAATCTGTGATAATATTTGACGGAAGAAAATTACCTTCGTTATCTAAAGCGGTAGCGTTATCCGCCAACGGGTAAGGCCGCGACTCATTTAAGTTGTACCAATCTTGGTTTACAACAGCCATAATTAAAACTCAACGGGTAGTTTATCAGTGCACTTATCTACGGGTATCAACCAATGCTACACTCCGGCGGCCTTTCGCAACTTGCATTGTCAGAGGTACAAAACGCGCTTGAAGTGTTTAAATCTTTAGTAGGCGACGATACCGCGTAAGTAATATCATAAGGCGGCACGTCCATAGACGTGGCGCTCCAAATAGCTAAAACGCTGGCATCAACAGTTATTGCATCGGGATAATCACACGTTAGATGTACGGAGTTTATTGTGTGCTCCCACCAAATATGTACGTGACATCGAAATTGGGATGCGGGTATACACCCAGGAAAACATAATTTAGCTGCAACTTGGAACGTGGCAGATGGCGGTAAATAGTCTGCTAGAATGTCAATAACGGGGAACTTACCAATCGGCACAGCGGTCTTTACTTCACCTCGATCTTGAGTCAGTTTAACATCCATAGAACGGATAATACCTTCGTCACACAAATCGTCTGTGGGGTATATCACCCATTCAGAACCGTTATAGTATTCAAACGTTAATCGCATATGAACATCAACTAAACAACATCCACTTGTATTACCAAAAGTTACTCCTACATCTACAGTACAATTTGGCAATACACGAATTATCAACATAACCGGATTACTTTCCCGGCATTCTTTTTGATAATTCCATCGCGTAACATTTTGTTCGAACTGATCCCTCGCTTCTATAGTATCGTCCGCAATTACTTGATAAGCATTCCATTGTCGCTTTAAACCTTGGTACGTGCGTGCAAAATAATCGCAGTCGCAACACGACACACAATCGTTAACAAACCGGTTAGTGATCGCTCCGTCGGGTGTGACTGTTGCGTCAAACTCAAACTGACGAGGACAATCATTTACTAACGTCACAGGCCGTTGTAGCCTAATACAGTCAACACCAGAATCCAAAGTTATATTTTGTGTATCGTCGGCTTTTGTGTTATTTAGACGCCGCAAAGGAGCTTGGACGTCATCCGGGTTACAACTTGGAAAAGTACCGGTACCTAGCCCTGGCTCTGAATTAATAGCTATGCGATTTACTAAACGCGAACCTTCAATAACAGGCTTACCGGAATCAAAGCCTAATTCTTCTGCGTTAAAATCTATAAACCCGATGGACGCAGGATTATCCTGTAGTTCAATGTTGTAATTAGAATGAAAAGATATATTGCCTTGGAGAACAGTTCCCAGATCGCCATATATTCCTCTTACTGTTAGACTGCGTACCCTTAAAGGAAGTTTGTTGTAAGTTCTTGGATCTAAAATACCGCCTGGATCCTGCCAAATACCAGCGGTAGTAATTGCCTGGGAATACGCGATATCCGTAACAACCTTTGTTGGTGCTCGCCACGTCCCGCCTTTAGTATATGCTCCGTTTCCAGTAGAGCCATCAAGAGTAAAAACGTTCGGTTCTAGATTTGTGACAATAAAAGTACCATTAGCAGCCGTATTCCCTTCAACATCGTTGATATAAACCTGGTCGCCTGTGGAAAGACCATGGTTGTTAGAAATAACGGAAATTGGCGAGATAGTATCGCCTGTGGTGTCAGTTATTTTCCCTCCAAGCTCAGTAACAACTGTGTGCGCTACGTTATAACCCGGAACGTCAGTTTCTTTAACATAAACCACATCACCTACTTGAAGCAGAGCACCAGATTGATCGTATGTGACTGTTAATTTAGTTTTTCCTCCGGAATTTGCGATATCCGTTACTGTACCCGTACTGTAAACCGGAACAATATATTCGTCATACTCCTGGTAATCAGTGGAGTAGGAATCCCACCCGATAAATTTAGTGCATCGACATACAATGTCTTTACTTTTATCTGTCCATTCGATAACGACATACCTAGAATACCACTCACTCCATTTAAATGGAGATACGTTATCTGCATCGTCACCAGTACCAACTACAGTCGAATCAAACACAGTAACATTATTAGCGTCTTTGACTAAAATATCGTACTCGTGCGTTGGCGTAGGGTACCCTGGCAGAGGATCTACTTCTGAACCCGACTCTGAGTATTGCCTTGTTCCAAACCCATACATCCATTCAATACGAAACGGATACGCATAAGAACAAGTGTCGTCTGCGTACGATAAGTAGAAGTCCCCCAACAAAAAATAAACGTCAGGAGAGGGCCGTACAAAAGGGTAATCATTACCGCCATTGGGCGGTTGATTTACACCAATCGAATGACGGGCACGAGGTGGTGTTGGGTCTGGCGGTTGATAATGAAATCCAAAGTCTTCAAACGCTAACGTTTGAAAACCATGATAATTTCCGTTAGAACCATAAGTGTGAATCATTTCGAACCCAACTGATTAACCTTTGTAATTGTTGCTCGTAAACCGTCATAATTACGGAGTTATTCTTTAGGTTGGGTTAGTACAATAATTAAACGATCGTCAGCACTCGTCGCAGAAAAACGAAGGGTGATGGTATCTCCATTCATGTCGGAAGCAGATAGGTCAACTCTATACATCCCGTTGCCAATAACTGAAACTGCGCTGGCTATAGCGCTAAATGAACCGTTATCAATAGCACGTTCTGCCGTGATACTGCTTAGATCTGCTACTGGTGATACATGATCAACGTCAGATACCATTAAAAACGGGAAATTAGCTAGGGCTACATTTTTTACCGGATGTATTGGCGTTCTGCTTTTAAGAGTAGCTGTGTCAGTCAAAAGGCTCGTTGTATCTTCCTTGATATCATAAAGCTTTAAACCGGTCCCCGTGGAACCAGCATTCACACTTGACGTCCATACAGACTGCGATATTGTGGTTGGGATAGAAGAATGTAACTGGCTTGGCGCTGCAATAATATTTACAATGTCATCGGCTTCGAACGTCCAGGTGTTAGCGGGGTTATATTGTAACGTGACAGTTTTTGTTACGCCAACATAAGCAGAAACAATACATACCGCTTTTTCGCCATCGTTGTGGTCGGTTATAATTATTGTGGAGCCAACATACGCACCATTAAGAGAGCTACCCGCTGTGAGAGCGAATGACGTTTGCGATGTGTAAGTGGCTATAGTTGTACTTAATAACAACGAATTAAGATCGTCGCCTAAGTGACGAAGAATATTACCGAAAGTACCGGGAAGCGGGTATCCAACACTATTTTCACTCCACACTGAAGCTATCAGCTGAGTTTGCGTAGCAGGAGATACTTTATTTGGCACAGCAATGATATTTACGCTATCACCAATCGCAAAGGTAAAAAGCGGATTTGGGTCGTAAGATAACGTGATAGTCTTTGAAGCGCCAAGGTAATCAGAAATAACGCCTACCGCTTTCACTGAAGCATCACTAGCGTCTCTTATAATTATTGTGCAGCCAAGATACGTGTCATTAACGGTACTGCCGCTGTCAACAATAAACTCAGTGTTTGACGAATAAGCAGCTATAGTTGCTTGCAACATCAATGTATTATCGTCATGCTCTGCCTCCATGTTGTTCATAATTTTTCCCATGCTACCGGCGGCAGTATAGGAAGAAGCAGTAACGTCCCACGCTTGGGCTGTGATCTCAGCTTTCATGCCAGCGGACATGCCACCCAAGTCAGTCAGGCCATCTCCTGCTGTGCCAATCTCTGCGGTATCTACGCTAATGTCATAAAGCTTGAGTCCGGTTCCCGTGGACCCAGGATGTACGCTTGCTGACCATACCTGATTCGAAACAGCAGTCAGTCCATCGCCAGCAGTTCCAATCTCTGCCGTGTCCACTTCTATGTCTATCACTGCTTTACCCGCAGTCCCCGCAGTAATGTGAGCAGGATCAAGGTCTTCGTCCCATACTGCGTCTGCAATAGCAGTAACGTGCGGCGTAGCTAACATATAGACAATATCTGTGCTAGATATCGTAAAAATACCAGGATCAATCTCTAACTCTACAATCTTTTCGTATCCCACATAGTCTTTAACAACGCCAAGCTGCCGTTGTAACGAATTGTTGGCATCTTCAATGACAATTGTGCGCCCATTGTAAACATTATCCAGCGACGAAAAGCCGCCAGTTACAGTAAACGATGTATTTGAAGTAACGACATTTACGGTTCCAATGGCTAAAGTTCCAAGCTTTGCGGCAACAACATCATGTATTGCCATAGGTTTGCTTTTTATAAAACCACCATCTAATGCACTAGGTAACCTCGCTGGAATCGTAGTGCCAGTGTCCTCTAGAATGTCACCGACTTCGCCGTCTATGGTGGCAAGCGTTGTTGGAAGCGTAGTTCCAGTGTCCTCTAGAATGTCGTCAATCTCGTCAGCGCGGATGCCCTTCCCAGCACCACCCCCTGACGCCTTGAGCCCATCCGATGTGACAGACAAGCCATATGCATAAATTCCTTCCCCGCCGTTCCAGCCCGAAGTAGCGTACAGTCCGTCACCAGAGGAACCTCCTCTGGCGGTCATGCCCGCTGCTGTTCCATCACCAACAGCCTCGAACCCTTCGTTGCTCGTGCCACCAGCGAGGTACATGCCGTGTCCATCGGTCGCACTCGCTTTGATTGCATCGCCACTGGTTCCGCCACCGACAACCTCAAACCCGATTCCCGTAGAGCCTCCAGTCGATATGATGCCATGCCCCGTCCCTGAGCCAGCGGCAATGATCGCATCGTCGTTGCTGCTCGCTACGATTGCTAGTTGCCCGAGAGACAGCGTTACACCGCCAGTCCCATCGAGCATGGCTTCCAGGTTATCCGCTGCTGTGGCATCCGCGCTAATCGCTCCAGCGCTCGCGTCAATCCGCCCGCCAACCAGTGCGGCTGGAATACGAGACTGGATATCTATTGTGTCCTCTAAAACTGCTGCGAGGTCTGATCCATCAGCAGCCACAAGCTGGACCGTTTCTATAGCAGGATGAAAACCAGAACCAGTCACAGCAAGTGATACTTGATCACCAGAAGCAAATGCAGTATTTGGCCAATCCACCCGATATAATCCTGGCGAATTAGTAGCATCAACTTGTACAAATCCATAATCTACATGCGAACTCCCCGGATGCAGGAGAAATTGGCCAGTAGATTGCGTTGCAGCAGTAGATTGGTTGAGAGTGTATTGGCAAGTGACAGCTGTATTCCCGATTCCAGTCTTCGGGGATCCGTCTACTTCGTCTACAAGCATTACATATGTTGTAATGTCTTCTGAACCTACTTTAACTTGTCTCATCGAGCTCTCCCCGCTTGCATATTTGGACCACCAATTGCGCCCCTAGCACGTTGGACTGCGCCAACGTCTACTGAACGCGTTGTACCTGTCGTTAAAAATTGGGATGTTTCTGCTTCACCAATTAAGGCTTTTACCGGGCGGAAATCACCGTTAGCCCAGTCTATGAGACCTGAATCCGGGCTAAGAATTGTCGGTCCCTTTCGTTCGTATATGGCTGACCCTGAAAGATCTTCTGCGGTAGTGCAATTATGGTAATAGTTATTAGAGACATAATTGTTTCCCGCACCTGAAGTAACATAAACTCCTTTGGCGCCGACGCCGCTATAACCTTCAATGTAATTATTTATAACACTTAATTGGGAAGAATATATGGCATCCGTATGATAAACGCCAATAGCTTGTCCTGTGCCACCACCATTACGGATCAACGTATTATTCCTGACGGAACCCTCGCGGCCATTTCGAAACTCAATGCATTCACTGGCAGAAGAGCGAGAATTTATTATTATATTTCCAGTTACAAACAAGCCGGTATAAAGCCGCACAACCGGATTTGCAGAAGCTTCGATATAGTTGTTGACTATATGTCCTCCTGTATTTACATATATACAACCCGCGCTAGTGTCAGACAGATTGTGAAATTTACACCCGGTTATATGGCAATACGATCCAAGAGATAGAGCTTTAGAGCAATTCGTACCTGATTTTGTTCCGTCAAATTCCATGTTTACAAAGAAACAATAATCGTCTATCTGACAAGCGAAACCCCATTGGCCCCAATTCGTAATTTTACCGTTCTGAAAGGTTATGAAATCACCATCAGTCAAGTTAGGCGTAATCGGATAACCGTTTCCATCAATGGTGAATATGCCTCCGTCACCAGCTGTAGCCGTATAGCCTTCGAAAACTATCCCAGCTGCGTTATTTGTATGACTACCATAAGTCGAAAACGGTAATATCCCCGTAAGAGTATCGGTCCCTTCATCACAAATATTAATCCTGTCCCCATCAGTAAGATCGATGGTAATAGTCTCCATCGCATGCACTGTGGTTAACCACGCAGTAGCGTGGCTTAGTCCATCGCCAGTGCTATCATTACCATTTACAGGACGAACATAATATTCGTTTCGATTTATAGTCATTAAGAAGAACTCATATTCTTGGTACCAACAGCTTTTGTAAACAGCTGACGAATAATGTCAGTACTCATCGCAGGTACTTGGGCTAAAAAGGCAGTCATCGTCAGAATTTCTTCCTTTGTTAGATCAGTGGTGCCAGCCAGACCAGATGCATTTTCCACGACTTCTCCAGCATCTAAACCGTCTATGATTGCTTGAGTTGTCGCTAAATAAGCATCGTTCAGAAGCCTAGCGTTACCCGCTACTCGACTCATCTCTCCGCACAACGCACGAAGATCATTCATGAACGGATCCAAGATTTCTTTGTCTTCAGGGCTTAATGCCATCCTTTTTCTCCTTATTCACAGGTAATACATCCTCGATCGCCAAGTCGCGAGCCGAGAACCGTAATATTCATTTCAGTTACAGACGTTTTCAATTCTTTTACAAATACCTCTAAGTTCGATTGTTGCTGGAGAAATCTCTCTAAATCTTTCGTTATGGCTTCTAGCTCAGTACAGCCACAACAGGGAGCACAACACTTATCAGCGACCTCAATTGCATTTTCGCTTGAAGAAAACTCTAAGCAATCGTCGCCTACCAAGTACATTTGCCCTTCATTATTAGGGGGTATTCCATTAATTGTTTTTATACACGGAAGAGCCGCAGCATCTCCTTCGCACTCACATGTAGCAACAGTTCCTGCACCGTCAATTGCACTAATCCATACCTCTTGACCGTCTACAATAAGCTCGATGTTATCTCCGGCTATCAGCTCTATATCGCCGTAAAGTTTATTACTAGATATGCCAGCACTCTGAGCGACACTTATGGATTGCACGCCCTGGATAATAGGACGGATGGCATCCGGAGTTAAACCGGCACCAGCACGAGTGAAGTTCCATAGCCCTGCTGGTTGAAGAGAAATACCAGCAAGACTGTTAATAGTTATCTTTCCTATTGTATCGTCAAAAGGTTCAATTCCGCCTAACGCGTACGTTTTATACTCCGTTGTGTGTGAAGAAATAGGTATATGTGCTGCTGCTACATCAACTGCTGATACTGCGCTTTGTTGAAAAGCAACAACAATTGAGTAGCCCGTGCCGGTAGCCACAATTTGACGAATAAAAAATCCTGAGGGATCCATCTCCATAGCGCTATGAATAGGTAGATCTATTTGCACTATAAAGTCGTCAGGAATTCGAAACGAAGCATCAGCCCCACTGTCATACCTACTTGCATCATCTGCAAGGGGGTATTTTCGTTGGCTGTTGTGATTTAACCACTCTAAATTCCATGTTGATAGAGGCATCCATACCTCGGCTATATTCTAATGGCGTAATAATTAAATAAACGTACTTGTTTCTATGTCGGGTCCGGGGGATACCAAGGCGATTCTGTTACGGGCCTGTTAAGAACTCCTGTTTGAGAAATAATGCCCAACTCACCTACGTAGTCATCTAGTTGATCGGTGGTAATTATTCTGGAAACAGTTATATAAACAATATCACCGGGGCTAACACCAAATCCAACTCCATACTTGACGGGAGTCAAGGGGTGGGTTCCATAAGCTAAGTCAGACGTTAAAATGCTTACATCAACTGCACTAACAGTTGCCGCCGTCATCATTGTTCCAGATTGAGATAAAACACCAAAACGCTCATTAGGAGCCTGTGTGGTATACTCGGTCGTTGTATCAATTATTCCGCCAGTTGTGCTTGGTACTGCGATTAATGTTCTTGTATACCCCGTATTTGTTGCGGGGGAGCTACTCGGCTCTGCGGCCACCTCGTATTTAATTGATAACTTTGGAAATGTACCAATTACACGTCCAATCAGTCTAAGCCTAAAAGAAAGAAAAGAATACTCAGGCGCGTCAGAAGGTACCTCAAACTTAACAACGTAAGAGGTAGAGTACTCGTGATTCATACCTAAATAAAGCAACGGTGTGTGTTCTTCCGTAACACCGTCTAAACGAACCAATTGTGACGCTAAAATTTGAGATGGCGCTGTCGTTAATCCAATACCCACTATACCTTGGTAAACAGCCTGATCAACACCACCAACAACCGCTGTATCGGTTGCGGTATTGTCACTTATTAATGTAACTGTTCCAGGCGTCGTGGAGTAAATTCCTTCAGTTACTGGTCCTCGTTTAATTATAGCCGTATCCGCATCTAAATATTTTAGTACTTGATGCCCAGATACATTTTCTGTCGTAGCAAAACTGAAATCCAAGTCTATGTCTAAATCGCCAACTTCTCGAGTGGTTGTACTGCCAGCACAGTAGACTTTGATTCTACTGTCAACTGACGTTAAGCTGCTAACGACAGCATGATCAGTGGCAAAGTTTACTTTCGTAAAGTACAGCCGCATTTGAGACCCAGAGGAACTGGGACAATCAGGATACGATTCAGAATCCGCAGAAGCGAAAGAATCAAGCTCAGTGGGCCACGGTACTTGATCATAGCAATTCTTCATCCACCAAATACCGTAACGATCAATTTTGACGAAGTCATCAAGCACCTGCTTGGACATCGTCATCATCTTCCAATTCTTCTTATCTTTTATGACTGTAAGTCGTACATGTACGCCAGCGTCCGGGAAATTTATTGTCGAGGTTGTGGGATTTGTAACGCATAACTCTACGACCGGAGAGTCTCCAGGGTTACCTGCGGGCGACAAAAATACCTTGTAAACAATGCCTGCATGTTCGCCTCCCAATGCGGCGCCTTGCGTGGGCATTGTATTTACAAGGATAGTATCGCCAAGTTCTGGTGATGCCCCTACAATTCCGCCAGACGAATTAAGCAGATTAACTTCAAAGGTTTTAGATCGCGTTAAGCCAGAGGCGACAGAATAAGTAACATTGCCGTTATCCGCCTTATTAAACGCATCAGTTATGTCAATCTGCACACTGCCCATAGAGTCATATATGGACGGACGTTGTAGCTCAACATCAACACTTTCCAAAGGAATTGGCGGAAACAGATTATCAAGCTGGGGCTCCGCAGACAAGTTATAGCCAAATTTTGCACCGTCCGGTGCGTTGCCTTCAAACACAGCATCGTCAGCTGGTAACCACCCACGTAAACTTGAGTCTGCGTTACCAATTGTGTGTATTACAGGATTAATTACTGGGGACGGGGTAGTCCGGTCGGGCATATAACCGCCAGTGAAGAAACCTACGTAAGGCGGAAATGTAGTTCCGGCAGGCTCCATTAACAAATCAAATTTGAAGTGCTGATGGTTATCTAGAAAATCAACAAACGACGGATTAACAAAAACATTTCCAGAACCATCTGCCCGTAGAACCGGGGCTGTAATTGCTGGTTTTTGAAGTATCAATTTACCTTCGTTTACACCAGACAGATAATACGTTCCTGCGGGAACCACCCCGCTAGAACCGGTAGCGGCTTTAATGTCGATAGTCGCATAACCAAACAACAAAATATCGGCATTCTTTGCTTCATGCTTTATCGCAATAATGCCCCACACCTCAGAGGCGGGGCTTGATCTAACATAACCCGTAGTTGGGTCAGTCTCAGTCTTTGCTATAGCCGCTTCAAAACGTCCGTTACTAGTATTCCAGTAGACCGGCATTCCTACTTCGAGCGTAGATTCTACGGTCTGCTCACGGGCATATACGGTAGATCCAAGGTGAGCGGCATCAATAATATCCTTAAGATATTTGATGTTTTGATCTAATTGCTGAAGAGGGCGATTGGGCGTACCAGGAGCAACTGGTTCCCCCTCTTGAATATACTTTATAAATCGTTCTAAGCTCATCCTTGAGCGTCCTTATTGCAATGTGAGTTCCCACTCAATGCCTATCTGACTAGTTGCTAGCTTAAGTTGTTGATCAGAAGTAGCAAAATAGAAAGAACTAAGTATCAAATCTTGCGTGGCGTCAGTATCATCAACAAACGCTACCAAAGAAGCTCCAAACATCATCGAACCGCCTGTATTGGCAGTGTCACTAAACGGTTTACCGTGAACGCCAGAAGTACCCGCACTTCGTGCAAAAAATACGCACTGATTACCGTTGGGAAACAAATCATTGTCAGACGACAACAATTGCGTAGCGGTAAGAGGTACTCTTAGATAATCATGGTCAGTTTGGCCAGCTAAATTATTGTAATAACTAACTGAACGGTCACGCCCTAAAGACGGAGTTGGGGATACAGCACTGCCGCCATTTAGATACTCAAGATACATGCCGCCAACACTGTAGTTAACACCAGAACCGTTAAGCAAATGACCGACGATAGAGCCCCACTCGTAAACAACTAGGTTTGAATCCCAATCTGTGATAGGTGTCCAAGTAGCAATATCGTCCGTAGGAGCTTCGTAACAACGTACTCGGCCTTTCAACTGATTTGACGAAATAAATTCCATGCTGTTAGTCCTTTAACGGCCTTATATCGTTATTTTACTGGCATCGACCTGAAATCAGGTAAACTTTGACTCTTTCCTCAATCCCGGAAGTCCCAAGGATAGCTTCTCCAGTCACCATGCAAGGAAAAGAGGAAAATGTTTCTTCGTATCCTGGCTTAATAGCACTCCCAGCACCCTCCATAATAACAGGATTGTCTTTTTGAACCAATTCTACCAGCACAATCATTGCAGTCTGCGGAGGAATTATTTTTCGCAGTAAATTCGCTGGAATAGAGGGTAATTTGTCTTTCCCAAGGTATCGGGTGTTAATCTTGACCAAGAAGGTATTGTACCTCAGAAAGTTCTCCGAAAGGAACTCCAACGGGTTCACTGTTTCTGGCAAATTTATCGCTGTGGGCTGATATTGAGGATCTGGACGAATGTCCATATACATTGCTAACGTTTTGCCTTCTTTAACGCCTTTATCGTGGACATCCTTCCAGAATTTGTTAGCGTCCTCAATAAATCCACCCAACGGCCACGAAACCTTCGTATATCCGTCGACATTCTCTTCAACTACAACGTCAACATCCTTGTTTTCGAAGGTTAATTCGCTAAAGAACCCTAAGGACAAAAACCCAGGCCCCATAACAAGGCCTGTCAGGGAGGCTGGAACTGAACCGTTAGTAAATTCATAGATTTGCAGGGTATCGACAAGAGCGTCTCCTGCATAAACCACGTCCCCAACACCCACAATAGCTGCCGATCCTGGGGGGAATTTGTAGGCGTTTTTGTCTGTTACAATTACTTTTGACCGTGCGTCATTTGCCACAAGTTCCACAGTTTCCGATTCTGACAATGTCAATGGAATACCGGTGATGGCAGACCAAGCATATTGCAGGTCCTTCGCTTTTGTTCCTCCAGTAAGTGCATCCAGAACAGCGTTTATAATCTCTAAGTAGCCTTCGCTAGATTGCATATGCGTTTCAAGCGCGTATCCAAACTGCTGGTAAACTGTGTTAAAGTCCCACTCCCCGGAATATGCCCAAATAATACATTCTCGGTCAGTGACTTTTCCGCCAACAAAAATATCTTTTATAGGAAACAAGTCACCATCAAACGGGTTGTTTCTAAGTATTAGGATGCCGTCCTCTTGCATCCAGTAGTCCATGCCGTCTACCCAAATAACAGAAGGGTTAGCGATACCGCTTAGTATATTTCTAACCGATTTAAAATTTTCGGGTGTTGAAATGGCATAATAACCGTCAGCAGAAACCGGTTTGCCGTAAGACAAACTCGTACCGAGGCTGTAAGTATTAGATGATCCAGTTATATAATCTGGAACTAAAGTATCAAAAGAATTAACTTCAGACTCTTTAACTACAATAGGATACCAATTTTCGCGGTGAAAAATTGGTATGGAAAAGCGAGAAATAGACGCTATAAGCTCCATGAAGTTAAGCCAAGTTTGTGCCGTCAAACCAGCTTTAGACTTTAACACATCGCTTAAAAAGTCCATCCCTAGATACGTAGTAGACCAATAACTTCCTATAACGCTAAGAAGTTTGTCTGCTTTATCTAAATCACTATTAGGGTACGTGTATTTAGCCATGTCTAATCAACGTTATAAATTTTCCCGTAATATTCTGCGCCCTCAGTATCCGAGAATAACCAATCGATAATGATTTGAGCGATCGCACTAATAACCACTTGAATAATAATAGAGAAAATAATCGCTATTAATGGATTACCGTACCGATAATTAGATCTAACAAATGTACGACACGCAATTCTTGCGTTGTATTTAACTTCATCACTGCCATCTGCACGAATAGCGCCAAACTGCAAAAATCCCTCTTTAGCCCACCACTCTAGTGCTTTCGAAGATGATCCTTTTGCAATCTTAGCTCGCATACCACTACGACCGTAGTTTAGTTCAGAACACACCCAGTCCTGAACCGTGTTTAAAGCGTAATCTTTTGGCTTGCTCATGATTTAATTTCCACCTCCAAGTCGGGAAATCCATTCATCTCGACTTTTAACAATTTCGGCGTAACTATAACGCCTTTAATATTGCTTTTTAACCAGCCCATAAGGTTTAAACGAGGCTGCGGACTTAATATCTCCACACGTAAACTCCCGTCCGAAGGGTGCGCAGTGATTTTTAAATTAATAGCGTCGTCACCTTTAATTTTAGCAAACTTGCCTAGCTCAAGCCCTTGAGCACTTAGGAGAGCAGTAACCTTTTGTACTATCTCCGCAACAATTTCTTCCCCGCCTTCGATAGCAGGCAATTTAGGCCCTAACCCGTAGGACGGCGTAACTATGTTCATGTTCTCCCCCTAAATAAACGGGATCTCCGATTTCTACGCGGGGACTCATCTGAGTCTTGACTTTTCGTAGCTGGACCCCTGGCTGCGCACGAGCATTTTCCGTGCACCTCTTTGCAGTTACAATACGTTTCATCTGTGTCACATTTACATTTATGTGCAGACTCTCCTTCCGCATTAAGCGGACAAACTGGTAACTCTGCATCACTAGTAGAATCTTGGTTACCGTGAAATGGGCAATCAGTTTGATGCCCGTCGCCGTGTGTTATCTTACCTGTGCCTTTGCAAGGACATTTTGCAGGATCCTCATTAGGCACTAGATCCGGTATATCAGGTTTTACCTCTTCTTCCACAAAAGACACCGTCATCAATTGTGTAGAAATTACAGGTGCCCAGTCTCGTAGCGGGACAACCTCAGCACGACTATCAAACGGTGGAAACCAAGTGGTTGTTATGATTACTGGAAGAACAAAACTTAGCATAAATTTGCTCATGATATTATCCCCATAATGAGCCGCCGTAGTCTGGCAGTTTTCTAGGTGGAAATCCATCTACATCTGAAAACACCCAAGACCCTCGTGCAGCTAGCATGCTTTCTGCGTTCTTATAGTCAATCCAAAAACTACCGGGAGGCTGATCGTACGAAGTACCTCCACCATTCCAAACTCCCCAACTATTCTGAACCAAGAAACCAGGACCGCCATTAGCTTTCGTATCGTTATTTCCGATCCAGGCCATCGCGTGCGACCACCCGCCTTTTTTATTTGCGTAGCCGTTATCATCACGACGTGACGAAAATCCATGCCCTGAACACACCGAAATCGCATAGCCATTTGCTAAAGCATCCTTAGCTTCCGCAATCGTAGATATTAACGAAACAGTTAGAACTTGATGTTTACGTCCTATTTTCTCAACATTATCGGGAACACCTTGGCGTCCCCACTTTGAGCCGATTGAACTGTCATATGTCGAGAGATCAATGACACCTTCGTAATTTTTCCTTATTAAAATACCGCCTTCGTCTGACACAAAACGAGCTGCACGCGAACATGACATACCTTGACCGCTATGCCCCCGAGAGCCGTATATACCCTCGGTAGCCCCACGGGCAATAAAGGATTCCGATTCTTTTTTTACGTCAATTTCCACGCACCGCGTAATATCCACTGCATTCCGAGTGGCATGGCTGACACAATCGCCAGTGGTTTGCTTTTCATCAGGACCAAAACCTGGATCAAACTTTAACAACGACTTAAAAGGCAGTGACACTTTCCCTTCGCCGCTACCGTCTAATTCGTAAGCGGAAGCGCCGAAAAGAGGATGCGGCAACTCCCCTAACAGTTTTGCAACATCCTTGGGATCGCACTGCGAGCCACAAAACCCGTCAGCATAAGCACGACGAAGCTCCGCTGGAGTAGGGTTCTTAGGAAATTTAGCCATCGTCCCCTCCTACTGCCCAAGCAATAGCTTTAAACGAGTTAACCGCTTCTTCGCGTTTCTCGTCGTCCAATGCTACACTTTCAAGACCAAGGGTTTCTTTTAGTACATTGTCTTTTGCTGCCCCAAACCCAGGGTACTTTCCCACCATTGCCGTTCGTTGCAGCATCAATTTTTCGGCACGTATAAACCCTTCTCGAATCATAGCTGTTGTTGTTATTACATCCTTATCTCGTTTAATAACGTCAGCAAACTCCAAGAAAAAGTTAGCCACCTTTAACGCATCTTTCTTGTCCGTAACTATGCCACGTAAAGGTGCGACAAGTGCTTTGAGCTCCGGCGGGGGTAACTCAAAATCTATGCTGACATTAGGGATTACTTTTATATCGGGTTTAGGTTTTAAACTATCTACCGTAGGGTAAATACATCCAGACAATGACAATAAAACCAATAAAAATGGGTATCTCATTGGTAAGCCTTCCTTGCTTAATGAAACGTCCTTGCTTAACCAGTATTACGCCGCTATAGCACTCCTCTGGGATCTTCGTCCGTACTTTCACGAGAAGGTTCCGCAACCATTTTCGACCGTTGCAAACGAGTTCCACGGTCATCTGTCTCAAGAAACGATTTGAAGCTTACAGAGTGACCTTCTTCCACAACAATAGCCCCGTGGTGTAGCTCAAACAAACAATCGTGTAGCTGACGACAAAGAGACAAACCTTGAGGGTTTCCACGCATACGAGCAGCCATATGGTGAAGCGCCTCTAAATCTCTTTGCTCTTGGTTGTCGATAATCCCGTCAGATTTAGGCACAACGCGAACGCGACTCTCTGGTTTGTTAATAACTGCGATTGGAGTTAAACCGGTTTCAAAAATGAACCGCTTTAATCCCCACAGCAAAATTACACTTCCTAGGCCTGTTACTCCCCCAACTTGCGCCCACCAATTTAAATTCATCTCGGCGTCAGCTGCTTGGGAAGTTAGATAGCCTCCTACTCCATATAAAACTAATCCTAGTCCTAAAAGAGTAGCAATCCACTCTTTTCGCGTGAGTCCCATGAAATTCTCCTTACGTTTCAGTGTTAGTCATCCACTTTCGTAATGTGTTCACAAAAACAGATAGTGCACAAACTACTAGCGGGGTGTACTCCCCAAAATCTGTTGTCGTCGCCCACTCAGTTAAATAAGTAAGCGCAGCTCCTGCACACGCGACCCCTAATCCATAGCCAAGTTTCGAAAAATCCTTTTTCGAAAGCGTGAACTTATTACTTTTTACGTCTGCCATTTCATATCCTCCTTGACGGAAATGGTAATTAAAACGGATTCATCAACTAAATGTCGGTATGCTGGTCTGCATATTGACCGAAATATCTTCAACTTCAATAAAAAATTGAACCGTCTTAGCTGATACCATACTACCAGCGGTAGATGGTATCACCAAACTGTCATTACTGCGAATCCATACGTTTGTGTAATCAGGTGTAAAAATACGTCCTATTAAATCTAGCTGTGTAATACTAATATTGTTTTGAATGTAAGCATTAGCTACTTCTAATATTCTAGAGCCGTCTAAACGCCCTATAAACCCCGTTCCATTGACAACAGCTGCAATAGCATTTTTCATGTCATCAGTATTGGGGTCAGCATCGCCAGACGATTTATTAACTGTCATTGATATCTGCACAAAACAAGGCACAGGCGCTTTCACAAGAATGTCTGAACCAAAACAACGAGCATCTCGACTTCCAAAATAGTCTTGTAATTCTTTAGTGTGCCCACTTCCTGTTACGGTTACGGAATAATTCTTTTTGTCGCCAACCGCTAATGCAGTCGTATCTGTCTCAGTATCGAGGAACTGAATTGTGGCTGTTTGATACGAAGTAAAAGACCCTTCTTGCTGGATAGTAATGTCTGGGATGAGGCCCGTTCCAGTTAAGTCCACATCACGTATTTCACTGGTAATAGAAAACGTTTCTGTGCCGACCGGAGTGACACCGTACGGAAGAATACTACGAATCTCATAAAAACCAGGCGCATCGTCTTTAAGCACGGTAAACTGCCACGTACCACGATCAGTAGACGTATCAATACTCATTAAAGTCGCTTCTTTTGTTAGTCCGACGGTGTTTAAATCAACTTCTCCTCGTATATACCAATCGACACGTCCACCGTAACTAATCGGGAAAATAGAGTGCTGATCCCGTAACATCTCAGAATCACCATAACCGACGATAGATTGATTAGTAATCGAAGCAAATTGCGATAGCGACCGCAATAACCCACGCATGTTAACTCGATTAGATAACGCTTTCGCAGATATGCCGTCTTGCAGTTGCTGCATTAATTCTGCGTTTGTTTCTGTGCTTATACCATCTGAAAAATCTGAAGCAGCATAACTTGTGACATAATTTGAAATTGGATTATTAGGTACAACCACAGTATTGACGTTTAATTTACCCGTTGGCCCGTCGGTATTTGCTGTGACAAAAATTGTAAACATGTAATTTCCGTCGCTTAATTCCGTCAGTAACCTATCGTTCTCTGTCGTAGACGCTGTGTTAGTCGTGGAGGTGTAACTATTGTCCGCTGAGAACACTACTCCATTAGCTTCGAACGTAGCACCCGAAGAAATTGTTACGCTTGTAGACTCGCTAACTACTATGACAACAGTTCCTTTGGCTTGCGTTCCTTCCTTTCTTGTAATACCCCAGTTTGAGAGTATGTCGTTCACCGTATCAGCGTCAGCGACTGCGGGATCTAATTCAATTTGCCTCAAGCTACGCCCAGTCTGATAGCGATCTAAATTATCGCGAATGGCGCTTTCCAATACGGCATGAAAATACAGTACTGTGTCGTGAAACACACCACGTTTTACGTCTAGGTCGGCATTATCCTCTTGTACTTCTTCTGTCAGTTGCGTTAATAACGTTGCAACTTTAGTAGCGTCCAACTGTGATAAGCTTGAAAGTTCTGTTACCATAATGCATCCCCTAGAACGGTGTTACTGTAATCGGTAGTACAGCCGTAAATGTAGATCCAGCTAAGCTAGTAATCTTAATAGACATTGTAACCTCGTCACCAAGTAACGAGACGGCTAATAACTTTGCAGAGTCAAACCGTTCATCATCTGGATCGCTTGTACTTTCTTCGCCCCGTAAATTACGGGACATGTCTGGTGACGCTAAGCTAAACGCATCTTGTACGTCAGCTGTTGTGCGCCAAAACCCCTGCCGAGCAGACGTAATAAACCCAGTCCCTCTATTCGGTAAATAAACTAACGTGCCTTGTTCAGTGAGTAATTCGATGGTGTACCGCTGAATTAACTTTTCAATGCCAGTTATTAGCTCGCCGCTCTTACCCGGCATTACTAGCGCTTGCGTTACCTTAACGTGTGAATTAACCTTCCAGCCTTTAAAGGCAGCAATATCAACAGTTCTGCCTATATAATCGGTAAGTGTTGCGTATTGCTCTGCCATTAAAGATCCCCCGCGCTCATCTTACTAATGTCTTCTAGATACTTTAAAACTGACATTTTAAACGGACCTTTGTCCTTACTAAATCCATTTTGTCTTGCAGTAGCGTGCGCAATATTTCTAGGGAAAGTCATGGTATGTCTTGCTCTAAATGCGCGCTCTGCCATGGCTAAATATTCGATCTGAGTCATTGTACTAACTAGGTCTCCAACATTACCTGGATTCTTAGGGTCTTTAACAACGTCTTTCAACTCATCGTTAGATTTTTTAGAATCAAACGGTTTATCCATCTTTTCCCATTTAAAAATGTCGCCGTCCCAGTCTTTCTTAAGTGGCATTTTCCATTTCACTTGCTTGTTTTGCTTGCGATCTTTTGCCTCGTCTTTAGCCTGTGACGTTAGCTCGTCTATGAGAGAGGTTATAATATCTGATACCGATGACTTTTGTGATGATTTAGGTTCGCTCATGATTACCCCATAAACGGCGAGAGAAATTCCTCTTGCCTTATAAGTTGCTGAATCTTTGCCTTGCGTTGACTAATAGCGCCAGGACTACGCGACAATTTTGAAGCAATCTTTTTATTAGAAAGTTGCTCGTGGCCGTGTAGCCCTAAAGACCATTCCATAATTTTCTGGTCTATAGGGGGAAGGCTATCGTAAACAACCTCCAACCAAGCGTTATTATTTTGGTCTAATGATTTAACGCCTGGGGAACCTTCTGGGTCTGCTGCCGCAAGCTGTCCCGTAGTTAATCCAGGTTGCCATTCTCGCACGTATTTGATTCTTTTCAATGACACACCAGCTTTATTTGATAACTCGCCGTCGCTGGGTTCTCGCCCAAGTTCGTCCTGAAGTTCTTGTGTGTATCGGTGCAGTTTATGGTTATCAAGCATCACACGTTCAGGCGCGTGGATAACCGCATGTTGTTGCTGCGAAATGCGACGTAACCCTTGCATTTGATTCAGTAGATGGCTCTGCAATCGAGAACGTCCCCTGTCATAATTAGTCAAACTTTGCAGCGCAAGCTTGCGTGCTCGACTTTTGGTTAATGGGCTCTGACCGCCCCCATACATCGCTACACCTTTTTGCACGATCGGATCTACTGCTTTGAGCATAGCTGCATTGCCCTCTGGAGTATCATCCTGAGTCCAGCTTTCGTAAGCGTCTTTATATTCTGGTTCTAAATAATCCATTGCACTCTGTGAGTTGGTTAGTTTGTTTAATCCATACAAGGACCATGACATATGCCCCAATTTTCAATTAAGTATATACCCTTATAAGGGCCTTCTGCGCCTTTCAAAAACACATGCTCATCTATGGAATACCGTCCTTCGGGCTGACCCGCGTCATTTTCTTTCTCAGTGCGAAGATGCACGCAGTCGAAAGAAGTCTTGGCCATGGCAGATTCGGCGTTTACGTTATGAGTAACTCGACTTACCTGTACATAGACTGTGCCCGGTAACTCTTTGTATGTATTTGTACCGTTGTGTCGAGTGTGATTGGGGTGTAAGCCTTTATCTAGCTTTAAAATAGATCCGGGGGCAATATCGTAACGAAACTTAGTGTCAAATGTCCCGCCACGCCCGTTTATAGCGTTGCTCACATAATACATCTTCGCGTACATGTCCAAGACTTCACTGCGCTTTGTATTTAAGGCTTTCGGTTCCTTGTCCGCGTCAGGTTTAAGTTCAGCCTCTGCCTCTATAGCGTCGTGTGCTCCTTTGCCGGTATCCCCGAATTCCCTCACAGCACCACTGTTTAAATTAAGATGTTTAAGCCATTCTGGCTGACGAATTAATAAATACTGTCCTAGTTGTCTTTTCAACGAACCAGGAGCTGGGAACACACCGCCTACACATAAAGCGCCGCCATCTGGAAGGCACTCGTTAGCGCCACACTCCGCCCCCGAAAGATTATCTCCTGCGCTCATAACGCCAACGGCGTAAAGCGGTTTCCACATTCGTGCCTTAAGATTAAAGTTTGTATAGTCTTCCAGATAAAGTGTTCTATATTCTGTATTTAAACCAGGATTATCAGGGGCAAGATAAGCATACATTCCTTCAGGACCACTTTTTTTACTTGGGAATGGAATCACAGACATTGCAAAGTCAGGACACACTTTACCTACAAGATAGTCCCAGTAAGTTAACCCGTTTTGATCCTCGATAATGGCACCCAGGTAGTAACCGATAGCATTCAAAAATCCGTCTGTATCTAACGGTGGCCGCAAAGCACCGGTTTTTGAACCCATGTTTTTTAATACTTCAGCTGCGGCTTGATTTGGTTGATCGGGTAGGGTTTCGCCCAAACAATCCGTTTTAAATACGTCCTGTGACGTCAGGCACAAAAGCGCCATAAGAATAGCTTCACCAAAATCTGACGACCCGCCGCCTGACACAGTATCCATAAAAGTTCCTACTGTCCAACTACCTTGCGTTCCTCCAGCATCTGCCGATACACAATCACCTCCTGTACCACCCACCAGTGGAGCAACCGCAGGTTCTAAAAAATTAGCTGGGTTAGACGGATGCTGCCAGCCAGTCATTAAACTACCAAAAGTTAAATCCACTAACTGATGTACTAGATTAATTGTCATTTGCACCTGAGGTCCAACACGAGCATACGATAAGCCTGCGTAATAACCTTCAAAGATGCATTCTTCGGCTGTTGGCCATTCCCTGGTCGTCGACCCTTCCCAACGCGAGCCCTCACCAAACCGCATGAAAACTTCTGCCTTAGTAAGCTCCGCTCCGTCAAGATTTTCCGCTAACTCCTCTGGAATTCCTGTTGATGTATTACCGCTCACTGAAGTTCCAGTAGCTAAAACACATGTAGCAGTAGGCACTTCGTTCTTAGCAAAAGTAGAGCTGTATTGCATTACCGCAAATTTTCCTACACCCTCTATCTTTAGATAAAGCGTCGGCTGTGATGCCGCTTCAGGGTTAGGAGCATCATAAAAACGTACTAGTGCAGTACCATCGGACTTTACCATCGTGCATACCTACGCTTCGTTTGTTCTATAAATTAAAGCTAAAGTTATAGCGCCTATCCGATATATTACGTCTGGACTGTCGTACCATAGATTCTTAAATGTATTCCATGGTTCAACGTTTTCTGTTCCAAATAGCGCTACTAATGTAGGTTCCCCTACCTTGTCGAGGGATTGGACAATATCGTCAAAAGATAATTGAGGCCGTAAATAACCTGAAATAGACCAGGAGACTAAACTGCTTGTAGTATTAACGTGTATGCTGTATCCCGTGTAAAGCAAATCAAAAGCAGGTGAAAGACTGTTAGTTAACGAATAGTTAGTGCTTTCAGCGTTTATGGGTGGTGTTTCTCGTGACACCGTGATAGCCGTTCCGGACAAATCTACTGAAAATTGATAATAAAGTCGGCCCGTATAATCGGGACGAACTGGGGTGCCAGTAACGGTTAATTCATTAGAAAGATCCCCGCCCACTCGTAATACTTTTGGTTTCCACGTGTCGTGAAGTGCTAAAGCATGGTCTTTGCCGAATTGATAGGTAATGCGGTTGTCTAAATCTGTAACAAACTCCTGCAAAGAGGTTTTCTCTATCGTGGACAGCAACTGATGAGCACGATAATTAAGCATAGCTCTGTCCGGATCAGCTCCAAACAGTTGATGCCGAATGTTTTGTAAAGGAGTACTTAGCGAACGAGCGTAATATTCATACGGTACAAGCTCTTCCCCGAGGTAATCCGGTCCAGGGTTATTAGACCCAGAAATATTTATCAATAAATTACGTGCGTGATTAAACATGATTATTTAGGGATTGCAGCTAATTGCAAAGAATATTCCACCGTGTAATTTACAGGGTCATTTGCGCGATACGAAGCGCCAATCAAATACCCTTCTACTGTTTCACCTCCCCCAAGTACTACTTTTACTCTACCGGGACCGTTGGGGTTTGAAACGCGGTTATCGCGATACCATTTGATAATATCTACTATGCCGTGGTTCTGTCCGGGGTCACAATTTTTTTGTTTACCTACTGCATTAAACGAAAGGCCATTAATCGAAAGAGTACCCATCCTATTGCCAAAAACATTTAAATAAATATCGTTACCCATAGTGTGCGTAAACTGTACGTTAACGTTTTCATTAAAAACCCAGCTCGTTATTATTGCTTTATGTATTTCAAACGATATGCTGGGTTCCGGTTTTATTAAAGCAAAGGTAGCGAACCTTGTTTCGTCCGGAAGTTTATTTACAGTACCAACTGGTGTTGCTGTATATACAGATGCAGACATATCTATTGCCCTTGTGTTCCTTCTACTTCCGATAACGTTAACGTTTGACCCTTAAGTGTTACTGTCCCTCTTATTTGCATTACCTTTTCTTTTAAATCTTCTGAGGACATTTTTGATTCTTCCATGGAGGCTAACTCTTTAGACACATGCTCCTGAAGTTTTTCACCCTTTAACCCCTTAGCCAAGCCACTTAACATACCTGAACGTTTGAGTGTAGTTCCGTGCGTTAACAATTGCTGTGCTTGATCAGCCGAAACATCCTCACCCATTTCACTAGCTAACTTGTCCGCTGTCCATTTATTATCCTTAGCTTGTTCAATAAGGCTAAATGCTGCCTTATCCTCTAAACCAGACTTACCGATAATGTCCCTAGATTGTTTGGCCGCTATAGAAATATCTTTAAGAATATTGCTTCCTTCGTCTGTTTGACCATAACTACCAAAATCTTCTTGTAATTTCCTAACGCCTTCTTCCCCTAAACCTAAGGAGGCTCCTAGCTCGCCCACCGCGCCGCCTTTATCTAACTGTGTAATTCTTTGGGCCTCTTGTTGAAGACGCGCACCCTCTTCCTCTACATCGGCATGTGCTTTAAGAATTTCATCCCCCGTATGCCCCTCGTGTCGCTCTCCTAACGCTGCTTTCTCTGCGTCAAGTTCTGATTGCAGCTCTTGGTACTTCTCGGTATCTGTTCCGCCGTGCTCTCTAACTTTCTCCCAATTAAGTTTTCCCTCTAGTCTCTTTATCTTAGCGATAGACGAGTCATCTTCTTTGGTTAAGCGACCCACTACTCCCATACGTTTTCCAAGCCTGCCTACCTTCCTAACGGCAGACTCAGAACCTGCCGGTAGTCCGTGTTTCTCTGCAAGTGCTTCTGCCTTAGCTTTATTAGCTGCTCTTCCTTCTTCTGTGCTTTCGTCTTCCCATTCCGTGTCAGCAATTTCTTTAATGCCCTCAACAGACATATCTTTTGTTTCTTTTATGCCCATTGCAACATTACGATATCCCTGAAGATTACGAGCCTGTTCCAATTCCTCTCCTTCTAGCTCTGCGTCCCTAGGTATACCCAAAGCATCAAGCACTTCCCCAGACGGCGTCAAAAGAAATCCCCGTCCTTCAGCGGTCAAAGCACCTTTAAAGAGTTTTGTTGCCGAATCAACAGCCCGATTAGCTTCCATTTGCTGTATTCTTACATGCTCAGCACCAAGATTAACGCGGTGCTGTCGGCCCTCTTCCGTTTGCGCCATAACCTCAGAACGTGTTAAACCTTCAACGTCTGTGCCTTTAAATCTAGGATCAAGCTGCCCCTCTTTATCAAACAAGGACCTTTCTTCTGCTAAAACTAAATTTTCAAGTCGATCTGCCTGCCCTTCTTTGTCTACAAGGCCTGTGCTTTGACGTGCAGCATCTCCCCCAAAATAAGAAGATAAACGTGTCTGCGTTCGCATTGCCGCTTCCATCTCTTGTATAGCTCGAAGACCGCGACCGCCTGCCCTTTTCATAAAACGAGGATCAAGTGCCGCTCCTTCAAGTAACTCTCTATTTTTTGCGCGGAGTTCCTTTTCAGCGCGACGCATGGTAGCGCCACCCCCACCCGCCTCTAACATCTCCATACGTCCTTCGATAATTTTCCGGTCTTCTGCATTTCCAGGATCTAATGTTCTTGAGTCTGGGTCGTCTGGATCTAAGGTGAGAACCTTTCGGCGATTATCTGCAACTACTGCTTGCGCCTCTTCCTGCTCTTGAATATCAGTAAGATCTAACGCAGCTTCTTGATCAAGCAAACCATTTTCTTCTGCCATGGTCCTTAACTCATTCGATTTACTCTCCAGCAAAGCTTGCTCTTCGTTTAATTCTTGTTCAATGCGGTCTCTATTTGGCCCTTCCTCTGAATTTTGCAACTCTTGTGTTAAGGTTTTAACTTTTTCTCTACTTGCATTTAACGAAACAAGCTCAGGTTCCATCAACTCCCTTATTTCTTCTGCACGTACGCCGCCAACAGCCTTGCCCAAAACGTCTGAAATTGCTGCTCCCTCTCCACCTTCTTTTGCGTCTTGCACCGCTCCCACCAACTTACCCATCCAAGATCCGCCCGTAAGACCTCCCAAAGCGTTCTTAGTTCTTGCGTCAACTTTCCCCATTTTCCTCTGTAACACTGACAACGATTGAGTTGATCGGTCCTGCTGAAGCATAAGATTTTGCATACTTCCGTAACCCCTGTAACGTGGGTCGGAAAATCGCCCGCTAACCCTTTCCTCCATATTCCCCCACATCAACCCAGCCTGAATGCGAGCATCTTGCTCAGATATTGCTCCTCCGCTAGATTCCATAATGGCGTCAGCCATTATTTGCGTACGCTTTTCCTTATTTGTCCGTTCTTCTGCTGTCATACCCTGCATAGCACCGCTAACCGCAACACCGATATCATCCGCCATCCCTGCATCTAAACCTTCCGCAGTAAGGAAACTTCTTGCCGTATTACGAGCTGTACGTTCATATAAGTTTCTACCGATCTGAGCGCCTTGCAACTGTCGGCCAAGATTAGCTGTATCATGCTCAAAGATGCTTTCTTGATTAGCCGCTGTTTGGTTAACATATTGACGAGCCTGCTGTCGGCTTATGTCTTCATTTCCTGCTGCCATGATATCCATCATTCCAGCAGGGGTTAAACCGCTAAGTTGTACTGTCTTGCCCGTAGCTGGATTCACATAAGAAGTACGACCAGCTTTAATCGCTGCGTCTAATGCGTAAGCTTCCGAGCCCTCGTCATAGCCTCCGGCTTCTTGCCCAGCTCGCGTAACAGCCCCCATTGCGTTAACTAACGGACTCGCGGCTGCATTAGCTCGTAAATTTACATCTAGCTGCCGGTTTTGATCCATATTGCCTAGGCCCCAAGCAGGATTTGCAAATGCACCTTGCGCGCCCATAGCCTGACCAAAAGCTAAACCTCCTTGTGTAATCTGCATCGCCATTATCGGGTTCATACCGCGATTTTGCAGTGCACCTGCTGAGTGCTGTTGCAACATTAACGCAGCGTCAATTGACATTCCTGACGTCTGTGCCAATTGCGTAGTTGTACGTACCATCTCATTCAAGCGACCAGGATTGACTTGGGTCAAACCGCCTTGAGTAAGTGTCTCTAGGCTAGCAATCAACTTAGACATTGGAGCGTTTGCTTGGCCAGCTTCACCAAAAATCTCCTTCATGGTGCTGACAATATCGACATAACCCTCTAACGACCCTTTAATCTTGTCAGAATCGAAAGATCGCAACTGCGTAGAAACATCTGTCTGATTACGTAACTTAGTCATTTGGTCCGGAGATAACTTACTAAAATCGATGCCGCCTCCCTCAGTCATAGGAGCATCATCGCCCAATACATCCCGAATACGATTTTGTGCTTCAGTTCCTCCTGTAGCCCAAACATTCGACGCTGCTTCTGCTGTGCGTAAATGCGTAGGCCGAGAATCTCGGGCAATCATTCCACGCTTGGAAAGCTCTTGATACATACCTCCGACCTCGCCAGCACGCACACCGCGCATGTTAGCCATGTTTTGGTCGGAATACATCTCATCGAACAACGAACGAAATTGCTGTTCAGTCGACTCTGGGTCATAACCCATAAGTCCTGTGACAGGGTCTACTCTAAATCGGTTAGTGTTGCTCATCCTTTGAGCCATAACGACCGCTGAGCCCTTGCGGCCTGACATGGCGTCCAACTGCTCTGGCATGATTTGCGCCAACAACGGGGCAAACGTAGCCGCCATAGAGCCCACCTGACGAGCAGCGGAACGCTGAGGAGCATCAAACTCACGACCAGACATCTCAGCAGCACCGCGAAAGAAATCCACTACGCCCGCTTGTGTAGTGTCTCCTGCGACACGACGCAGCATATCTTGTTGTTGGGTTTGAAATTGCTGGTTTTGCATATAGTCCAGCATGTTTTGAGAAGACATTCCTCCTGGAACCATCCCCTGACGAGACATTTGTTGCTGCAACATTGGAGCAACAAACTGATTAAGAGCGAAACCTGTTAAACCGGGGCTGTTAAAACCCGGTAACTGTTCGAATCCTGTTCGCATTTGCTGCTGAGGCATTGTCATCACAGGAGAAAATCCTTGTGACAATTGCTGCAACAGCATAAGATCTTGCCCTTGATTAGGGCTATATGGATTCTGAAAACCCATATTCCATGGCATCATTTGTTGCTGGTACGGATTCTGCACAATATTGCTTCCTTGCAATTATTTCCGGCTAGACTGGTACGCACTAGCTCTACGTTGACGTACTCGTTCCTGCGTAGCAATCATCCTAGTCTCGCCCTCAAAGTTTTCAGAGGCTCTCCGTGCCTCCGCTTCGACATGCTCTTTTGCTATTTCTTCTCGTTTTTTAACATACTTATCTACTTCATCAGGATCGTTCATATCCCAACCAAAGTAGTATTTCCAATCTGCTTCTATTTGCTCCTTCTCCTGACTTAACTTCTCCTCAGCACTACGACCTGTCCAAGGACGCATAGATACTGATATTTCTTCAAAGTTATCTTTCGCACTTTTTTGTGTGGATTTAAAACTGTCTTGCGTCAGTCCTGAATTCGAGACAAGAGCCAGGTGGTAAGAATAAAGCTTATCTAACAACTCTCTATCCTCTTGCGACGACAATGCGTTTAATAATATCCGCCATCGACGCCACCACCCTCGATCCATTATGTCGGCTTCTTGGTAGTTAATAATACCGTTTGCAGCCGACCGAACCGTTAGGACTGCTGCTCTGTCTCGTTCCAAAAATCCGAGCTATCTATCATTACCTCCAATTTAGAGACTAACCGATTAAATCTCGCACAATATGTTGAAATCGTTCGTTGTATCGTTTCCGTTCTTAATACTTCTGTCAGTACCTTCTCTTCGATTTGTTCTAAATAACCCATTTCCGGGTCATAAGCCGGAAACTGCCAAAAATCAGTAGCGTATGAGTTTGTTTCACGACTATATGACTCTGGAAGTGTATGGGTAAAACTACCGTCAGTAGCCGACAAATGGACTAACTGTAAATATAATCTGTAGCGATTTACTTTTTCCCAGTAATCTTGAATAGTTGTGATAACACCCGTTTCTCGTTGTTTAAAAACAAAATTGTATATCACATCCATTTCTTTAGTGGTCAACGTTCTAAACCGAACAACAACTTTGCCGCCGAATAAATCATACTGTTGAATAAAAGTTTTCTGCCCCAATACACTATGTAAAAAGCCCATCTTTTCGTCAGGCGTAGGATCCACTATTGTTGGCTGAGCTAAATCCCACCCACAATGCGGGCAACTTTCTAAATACGCCTCTGTTCCAGCATCAACTTCTGCGTCATCCCCCTCCTCTTCCGACTTTAGTAAAGGAGAAGCTTCTGCTGAGGAAGGCGGAGGAGCAGCATCTATCGCCTCCGGACCTATTTTAGCTGTTGTAGGAAAAGGAGACGATATGTTTTCTGCGACTTTCTCCGGTGACGCAGGTTCCATTATTGTTGTTGTAGGCTCAGACTGTCTTACAATTGAATCTTCCATCTGAACGTCTGCCATTGCTGGCGGCTGAATTCCTTTTTCAGCTCTGGAAGTCTTTAAATCTGCTAACATCTTGCGCTCATCATCAGTAAGTTTCGACTCATCGATGTTTGCATTTAGCTCTAACTCAGGGCTATCTGCTTTATAGTTCTCGTCGACCATCTAACCTTCTCCTGAAAAATTAACTTGAACTGTTTATTTTGTAATTACCGTCCGCTACCTTCTCTTTGAACTCTCCTAACTCTGGTTCTTCGTATTTGTCCTTTGAGGACTCTCTGTCTTTAGCGTGTTTTTTGTCCTTATCAAACAAATTTAATTTCTCCAGCTCCACGAATTTTGTATCTTGTTTCCATAGTTTTTTGCCTGGGAATGGATAAAGCTCAGAGCCCTGATACATAACTTTCTTTTCTGTCCATTGCGTACCACCACTAGCAAGCTTTAAACGAACGTACTGTTGCCACCTTGATTCCATTAAGCCCCATTGCGCATCAAGATTAAAACCTGGGCCGGACTTACGGTCATTAAAAGAAAACCCTAGATACTTTGTAATCAACTCTTTGTTGCCTAAAAACATGGGACTTTGATACCACTTCTGTTTTAACACTGCTTTCCATATAGGTTCTCCCATATCTTTGTGTGTATTCATTCCCGTGTCGCACATTTGTATAGCTTTTATAATATCACCCGCTGCGTCTTTACTATCGCCAACCATCCCACCGCCTTGTTGCGCCATTTTCTTTATTGCGATGATACTAGCATTAGCGCCTATCGTCTTTTCGGTTATAAGGCCGCCTTTCCTACTGATCATCCATTTATCAATAAGAACATGCCCGGAAATCATACTACAGTCTTTTGCAAAGCGGTGGCTGGCATCAAAAGTTCCGCCTTCTTCGCCTTGAGGTGAATGCCAGATGTTTACGCCTTTGCTGTTAAACATATTTGTCATACGAGAATAACAAACTAAATCCTCTTCGCCCTGTGCGGAATCTAACGTAATACTTCCCTTTTGTTCCGCCGCACCACTACGTATATAGACATTTTTTGACAAGACCCCGATATCCGACTTTTTAGCCAAGAAAACTATTCCGCTTGCATAAACCTGCTCACCATAGAGGTCTTGGTAAACCTGAGCAGAGCCAGAAGAGTTAGACTCAAATAACATCCCTCCCGAACCACTATTGCCAGCTAAGAACTGCATGTTCTTTTCGGCCTTAAATCGAATGTCTTTCTCTGAGGTAGAAAATTCAATGTTATTCTTTGCGCGAATATACGCCTCGTCACATAATGTGACACACCGAGCTCCAGGCAATATCATAATGTCGAGCGGTGCTTCTAAGCGCATCTTGCCGCCTGTCATTGAAATCTGCGATCCGTAACCATCGCCTAACGCAACACCCCCATCTTCCAGAAATGTAAGATAAGACATGCTTTGATAGTACTTAACTTGGTTATAACGGTCGTCTATCTTAAGCTGTTTGTTTTCAGGTTCCTTCAAATACCCGTATTTCTGCGGACTACCGTAATTTAAACTGACTTGCGCTTTCGACATCTTGTCTAAATCGCTCTCCTCGAAAAATTTATAGTCCTTCTTGTGATAAAAAAACGGGTGAGTGTTCTTCCAGTTGTAATTGTAAGTCAACAGGTCAAGAACACCGCTAACACGACGTAAATGGGCGTCGTCGCCCTCTGCTTTAACATCCTTTACCTTATGCTCATCGCCACCGCCGAACTCACCGCTGAATTTGTAGTTATCTTCCCTAGCGTCATCGCTGTCTTTTTGATCTTCTGGTGTTTTTTCACGTTTTGGAATCGGAATAAGAATGTATTTACCGATGTAAACACTCTTAGCCGACCGCATCGTGTAACTACCATCTAGAGCAATAGATTCTTGCCATAAACCATAGTCAGGATCGTCTGATTTTGAGAATTGACGTTTACCGTCTTCTTTCGCAGGCTTCATGAGCATGCGAGTATACCCTTGACCTAAATAACCTCCATATTCCATGTAACGATAAATAGGCGCTAAATCAAACTCACCCTCCTTCAAATCGTAGAACCCAAAAGGTTTATCCTTCTTAGTTTGATAATCACTTGCTTTATTCTCTTTAGTAAAGTCTTCTCCGTGTTTGTAATAACCCGTAGCTTCCCACGGGTATGTAATTCCACCGCGAACGTATAAGTTTTCGCCTTCATCGTATCGCTGCATGATATGGTCTGCGTACGACTGAATGTCAAGTTGCTGCCCCGATATCCTCGTGTGGCTATCCCACCAGTTTAAAAATATGCCGCAACTTTCGTTGATGCTTAACGCAGCCTGATACGAATCTATTAAAAGACTGACCCCTGTCTCTGTGACAATACTATGCTCAAACGCATTTCCGTCTAACGGTCGACCAGCGCCGAAATGGTTAATTCCCCCGTTATTCTTAAGCTTTGTAAGTTGACGATAACCGTCTTGAGACCTTACTTGACTGTTACTACCTAGCTGCAATATCTGTGCAACATTATATTTATCGTTAGTGCTTAAAGCAGGCATACAACCTAGGATAATGTGCAGAGCATAACCCGGCGGCTTATAAACACAAACATGCGAGCCTGGGGGAAGTAACGTAGCTGATCTAGCACCTACTGAAACAGAAGAAGAATTACCCAGCAAAATAGCTTCAACGGTAGGGCCTCCTGCTACCTGCACTTTGTAATGATGCAGATACGGGATTGCAGCCACTACTTTACCGACAAAGAAGACGGTATCTTGAAAAGCGGTACGGAAAGTAGAACCCGTACCAAGAGGATCAGAAGCTGTAGCTACGTTCCGCTGCCGGGGATCAACAGTTCGCTCAGATTTACTGGCCTGCTCTGTCGTTGCCGGATCACGAGTGTCAATTAAGACATCGTTAGTCTGAAATTGCGGAGGATCTACGCTGGAATCGCTCATAATACTCACCTTTCGGTGCGGTTAATGGGTATTAATTACCCAAAATTAACCGGCCCCTGCCCCTAAAACAGGTGCCAGGGGCCGGTTTAATGCTTAAATTGTACTATTTAAAGCTCTCGCTTTAGTACTATTATCCACATTTCAAATCTGCAAACATCAGAGTCACGTTTTCGTTAATGATTACATCATTAGCGTTTTGGGTGATGCCAATGTTAGTCATAAGCGGATCAATAATAGTAAACTTCATATCACGTTTATTACATGTTGATCCCGCTCCGCCCGGTTGACGTTCAGCATCGTCCGCTTTAAACGTGAACAAAATCGACTCGTTGATTCCGCAAACATTACCGTACTCTTTGTAAAATGCGCAGTAATCGTCAGCGTCACCTTTTGGTCCCAGAATTCTACCGATGGTGGCGTTACCCTGAGCCCTGCCTCCGACATAATACATAGGCGATGAATTATTAGCAGGTCTAAAATCCATATTCATATCAAAAAGGCGGTTAATTGACTGAGAATAGTTAATGCCAACATTAGTAACGAGACCAAGTGGAACATTTAAGCCAGCGGCCATGCCGCCATTATTAACTGAAAATGTTCCGGCCACGCTATTAGCCGAGCTAGTAAACACTGAATCTGCCATATTAAAATTCTCCTAAATAAGTCGGGGACTCATTCCCGCGACGGTTGAACTTAATAATACTCAAAGCGAGAGGAAAATTTCTGGGGGAAATTACTCCCCCAGAAATCCCCATTAAAATCATACTATCAAGTGGATTTCAAAGTTATTTAACGCGTACGGAACTTCTATTTCCAACTTCGCCACATAGCGATCTTTGAAAATCGGATGCACTGAGAACTCCGTAAGATCAGCATCAATAAGCTGTCCGCCGAGATTGACAGTAAATCGCTCCGTTTGCAAAACAAGGATTAAGGTACTAATCCCGGCTCGAAGCACCGCCTCCATACTAGGAGTAACGTTAGTTACACCAATGAACGGCTCGAAGTAGTCCTTAAACCGATAACTAATCGAGTCGACATTTCGGGTAAGCATCTCTTCCCGTTGATTAATGTCAGAGTAATTACCAGTGGTGACAGCATGACGAGTAAAGATATTCCCGTCAGGAGCTTGCATAACAATCCAAACTCCGGAAAGAGCCATCGTATCCAGCTGAGATTTACTAAATCTCGTTGTACGCTGAACGTCAGAGAAGGTCGAAACGCCTAATCGTGTCAGACCCTGGTGGGGCAAAACGCCAGACGTAAGACCAGCTAACGCCGCACACAAGTAATAACCTGCTTGAATCGTACCAGACGACTCAATCTCGTCAGGCCAAATAGCCATAATACGACGATCGTAGTAAGCTCCCGCGTCCTTAGCAATTTCCGTCGCCTCTTCGGTGAGATTTAAAGTACGCCAAATCTCAATCTTAGCTGCGGTTTCAATTGCCTGATCCGGACCTGTTTTCACCAAGAGTGATTGTTCCGATAGAACCGTATCAACAACAAACTCCTGATAAGAATAGTTACCAAAATTGTCAGGATCATAGAGCGTACGAACAATATCTCCCGGTCGAACACCGTTAGTTTCGAACTTAGCGTTAACAGTAGATTCGCCGCCCGCTTCGTTACGAACTAGCGTATATTCTACTGTTACAGAGTTAGGATCGTCTTCAAATACGGCCAAGCATTCTTCGCCATCACTAGTTGTGGCTTGCGTATGCCCTGGCACAGTTGATCCCGTGGAAACAATTGGAATTTCCGGGATGCCCTGTAGGTTAAACCAAGCAGTCCGCCAAAGACCTGCCGATTCAGTAGACATTGCCCCGACATGCCCTTGGTACAAACCTAGGACAGTAGGATCACGAGTCAAAGGCACCATGGCATGGACATCGTCGCGAGCTTGCGTAAGGTCCAAAACTTCGTCCCAATCGTCTGCATCAGAAGGCTCTACTACAGCAGTGTAAAGCACAGGAGTGTTGTTGCTATTAGCAAGTGCTTTATACACTCCCCATTTCAACGGATTATCTGGTGTCAATGTGCCAGAAATGTCGTCGATATCGCCAACATCACTAATGCTGAAAACGGAGTGAGCTTTATCAGCCAGCCATGCTCGATACGTTACATACGTTTTACCGTAGTAGCAACTGGCACAACTATATACTGGTATCGCAACTGGAACACCACCATCAGTATAAGTATCATCATACGCCAGAATATTACTTGAAAGCGTAATTTCAGTCGTAGACTGTTGCCAGTTAGTGTTTGGAGCGCTTCCTAAAATGTTTTGAGGAATTTCCAACGTGGCCTCACGAATATACAGCTCGATACCGACCTCATCTCCCCCAGAAGCGTCTGGGTCGACAAGAGGATCAATATCATCCGCAAGTTCAATAGTCTGAATAGCGGCGTCTTTTACGCCAGTTACAGGAACAGTAAACCGGTCATTTTTTGCTAA